TTAACACGACACACGCACTATTAAACAAAACAGAGTTTTGCACTAACAACAATCCGTTATATATGCTTAATAGTCTGATATCAACCGTTAAGGTGTTTCATGCTACTTCTGCGACTAACATTATCGAAAAATGTCATGTGCTAAGCAATATTATACTAAAAAAAGATTTATTTAATCACAAATTGTCTCTAGTTAATAAAAATTTATGGATCAATCAGCTCATATAATTATAGCTAAATACCAAGAAGATACTCGGTGGACAGAAAATCTGCCATCCTTTTATCATATGGTCATCTATGATAAACATAATCATTTATCAATGAATTTTTTACCCAATATCGGTAGGGAAGCCCACACATATCTTTACCATATAGTAAATAATTATCATAATTTATCAGATATAATGGTTTTTTGTCAGGGTAACCCTTTTGATCATTATCCTTCTATTTTACAAAAGTTATCTGATCAAACTTTATTAGAATCTATTTATGATTCATCTGGCTTTTTTGGTTTAGGCCCACAAGTTTCGGAGGGGCCATACGCAAACTTTGACCCTAGACACGAGATGGGCCTACCTATGTTTTATTTTTTAAATTTGTTATTTGGTATTAATATGCAACCTAAAGATGTTTATAGAACAGTTTACGGGGCTCAGTTTATTACTACGAAAAAGAATATCGTTCATAGGCCAATTGGTTTTTATAAACTAGTATTAGATCTACTTAGCACAGAAAATATTCCTATAGAAGCTTATATTCTTGAAAGGTTGTGGCCATATATATTTGATACGAACTACAAGTTATCTCCAAAAATTTTAAAACTGGTTGAAAAATACTCTAATTAATAGTCATTAAAGAGCATTTGCTATCAGGAGAGTCCTTGAAAAGGATACGTCTGTATGTTATCATAACGAAGAGAGCGGTTTTCCTTTTAACACAATAAATATCCTATCAATGAATATTGTCATATTGTTCTCGTTTATCGTTGCGTGTTTTATAGGTTTTTTGAATGGTATAAAAGCTATGGATAGAGCACGAACACTAGGTATTGGCGTTAAGCCATCCAATAATATTTTTACGTTCTTATTTTTTGACAAGTACTAATAAATATAATAATTATTATGGTAAAGTATTTTTTAGATCATCTAACACAAAATAGCGATCAGTTTGTATTCGGACCAATACAAGATGACGAAGCTTTATTATTGTACTCTATAATTAGAACATGTAACATTAAAACAATACTTGAAGTTGGTGGACTAAATGGTTATTCAGCCAATAATTTTCTACATGCAGTAACAGACCAAGGAAAGGTCTATACCGTAGATATTTCGTCAGTTAATAAAATTAAAGATAATCATATTGTCATAACAAAAAATGCACAAGATGTAAATACACAGGACATAGATAGTTCTTATATAGGTTTGGTTTTTTTTGATGCTCATGCATATGATGAGCAAATGCAATTATTAAATAATCTTATATCTAGTAATTTAATAGACGATAATACTATTATAGCGTTACACGATACCAATACTCATCCGTTACAGGTTTGTTCATGGTCATATCAAACAAATGATGGATGGATTCATCAGCCAGTAGAAAGAAACATGGTAAATACTTTAGTTGATGACTTTGGGTATAATTGTATTAATTTTCATACTCAGCCATCAAACCATAATAATAGTTTACCATTTAGACACGGGATAAGCATACTGAAAAAATTCAAACATCTATCAGTTTGACAAAGGACACGAAATGCATAATAGACTAGAAAATCAAAGAGTATATTTAGCCGGAGCTATGGACAGAGTGCCAGACAGAGGTACTACATGGAGAGATAATATTACGCCTTTCTTAGAAGACATGGGCGTTGTGGTTTTTAATCCTATCACTAAGCCAACCACAACAGGTATGGAAGATCATGATTCTCATATTGTAAAAACTAAGCTAAAACAAAAAGAACGATATGATGAATTATCAGAAATGATGAAAGTTATCAGGAGAGTTGACCTACGTCTCGTAGATATTAGCGATTTTTTGATAGTCAACCTGAATTTAGATATACATCCATGCGGAACGTATGAGGAAATTTTTAGTGCTAACAGATGTAAGAAGCCCATTATTATTCATGTAGAACAAGGAAAAATAAATGCCCCTGACTGGATATTCGGAACTATTCCTCATCAAATGATTTTTTCTTCATGGGACGATCTTAAAAACTATCTTAAGCATATTGATACTGATGAAAACATTGAATCTTATAGAAGATGGCAATTTTTTAATATATAATATTATTTGATTTTTTAATGTTATCTTTTGCCCATAGGGGTTGAAGATTTGTATAATGAAAACATTTTTCTGTAAAACCAAAATGCCTAAATACTATGTTAAGTCTGGACAAATAAAATTTATTATAGATTCTCCTGATCATACAGCCGCTATTCTGGCGGCTTTAAAGCACTACAAGGGCAGGGGTATAATGACAGGCGCAAAAATCTGCGTAAGCGAACAGGGATTCGAAGATTTTAAAAAATGGACATGTTATGATACAGATGAATATATGAGGAAAGCGTAGCTTATGCAAAAAATTATCAATGAATCAAAATTAGACTTTAATGACGTATTAATAGTTCCTCAACGCTCCACTCTTACTAGTAGATCAGATATAGAGCTAGAACGCACGTTTAGTTTTTATCATTCTCCAAGAAGTTGGACCGGTATCCCAATTATGTGCGCCAATATGAGCTTTTGTAGTTTTGAGATGGCGACAGCACTAGCTAAGCATAAAATGATAGCATGTTTACACAAATACCATACTGTTGAACAGCTTTCGGATTATTTTCAAAAACACCCAGAAAATATAGACTATACATTCGTATCAATAGGCTATAAAAAAAGCGACTTAAATCATTTGCTAGAGCTTAAAGAAAAACTAGGAAAGCAGCCAAATATTTGTATAGACGTTCCAAATGGACATATGGATGTTTTTGTTAAATACTGTAGGAGAGTTAGAGATCATTTCCCAGAATCCATTATTATTGCTGGGAATGTTACTAATACCTCGTCTACTCAAGAACTATTAATTTATGGAGGCGTCGATATTGTAAAGTGTGGTATTGGTGGAGGAAGCGCGTGTACTACTCGCTTTCTTACAGGTTGTGGGGTGCCTCAGTTGAGCTGTTGTTTAGACAATGCCTATGTAGCACACGGCCTTCAAAATGGACATAAAAAACTAGGCCTAATCTGCTCTGATGGTGGACACAAAACGGTTGGAGACGTTTGCAAAGCCCTGTGTGCAGGAAGTGATTTTGTAATGCTCGGCGGATATTTCGCAGGATCCGAGCCTTGTGATGGGGAGTGGAAAACTGAGTATTTGTGCCAATCTCATAATTCGGAGTGGTGGCAGCCATATGATCCTGGATATTCGACCACAAAAAGAAAAACCGAATTCACATACTACGGAATGAGCACCCACCATGCTCAAGAAAAATATGAAGATAATATCAAAGAATATAGAGCTAGTGAAGGAACTAAAATCACCGTACCTTACAAGGGGCCTATGGATAAAATTATCCAAGAATTATTGGGGGGCATCCGTTCCTGTTGCTGTTATATAGGAGCGGCTCACGTTAAACATATGGCTAAATGTAGTCAGTTTTGTAAAGTGAGCCAAATACATAATAACAACAACCCGCGTCTAGGTGTTTAATGAATATTAATTTTTGTGGCCCCATTAATAATACCGGATATGGACTTGCTTCCTTCAATATCCTAAAAGCACTATCCGGAAAAAATAAAATATATTATTTTCCAAAAGGACAACCAAGCGTTAATACACAGCAAGATTATGATTTCGTAGTAGATCTGCTTAATAACCAAGACGATTTCGACATCCATGCTCCGTTTATTAAAATTTGGCATCAGTTTGATCTAGCAGAAAGAGTTGGTAAAGGAAGATATTTTGCGTATCCATTTTTTGAGCTAGACTCTTTTAATCAAAGAGAAAAAAAACACCTATCCGTACCAGACGAACTCTTTGTATCTAGTAATTGGGCTAAAGACATAATACTAAACAATGGTATCTGTTCGATAGTGAATGTGGCTCCTTTAGGAGTAGACGTTGCTACTTTTAATCATGAGCAGTATTCTATGATAGATCAAAACAAATATGTCTTTTTAAATATTGGTAAATGGGAAATTAGAAAAGGTCACGATGTACTTATAGATATATTTAGAAAAGCTTTTCCATCGGAAGAAGATGTTGAACTATGGATAGTAGCGTCAGAACACACAAATAACTATTCTAGTGAAGAACAACTTAAAGAATGGAAAAATAAATATTTGATTGACAGTAGGGTAAAACTTTCTCCCGGTGTCGATTCCCAGCAGGATATAGCTCAGATTATATCTCAGGCTTCTTGTGGTGTGTTTATGTCAAGAGCAGAAGGATGGAATCTCGAACTTTTAGAATGCATGGCTATGAATAAACCAGTAATAGCAACCGACTACTCTGCCCACACCGAATTTTGTGATAAAGATAATTCTTATCTGGTAAATATTACAGAAACAGAACGAGCATATGATGGCAAGGCATTTGTTGGACAGGGGAATTGGGCCAAAATAGGCCAATCTCAAATAGATGAGTGCGTAGACTATATGAGATTTGTTTATAAAAATAGAATCACTAATAATTCTGGTGGCCTAAAAACGGCCCAAAAGCTATCATGGAATAATACAGCCAATATAATAGAAGGGTGTATGTCTAAATAGACAGGAGATACTATATGCCCATACCTCAGCCAGAAAATAATGAAGATAAACAAAAGTTTATATCCCGCTGCATGAGCAGCGAGGTAATGAAAAAAGATTACCAAGACTCCAAACAAAGAGTAGCGGTGTGTCTGGGTCAAACAAAAAAAGCAGGATCTTTATTGATCGAAGAAGTTTGCGATAATCTTTTGGCTAGTAATTGTTCATGGGACGATGAATGGGATGAATTTACGTGGGAAGTAGAAGCTAATACAATCTACGAAGAAGACGGTAAAACAGTTGCTGCTGAATATCAGGGGCGTAAAGTAACTTTAAATAAGCCCTTTAGAACTCCTGACGGCCCCAAAAAGTTTAGCGTTTACGTAAAAAACGACAAAGGAAATATTGTCAAAGTAAATTTTGGCGACCCCAACATGAAGATTAAGAAAAATATTCCAGAGCGCAGAAAAAGCTTTAGAGCTAGACACAATTGTGATAATCCTGGGCCTAAGTGGAAAAGTCGATATTGGGCGTGTAAGAGTTGGTGATTAGACAATTTCTTAAGCATACAAGTATAATTTTATAAATAGGTTCAGACTAGTCGTTATAATACATGAGGCTTCATTATGGATCGCATAAATGATATTTTAAATTCTGTTAATAAAGCACTATCAGAAGATAGTAATTTTCTAAATGTAGAAAAACAAGAAACAGAATCACCAGAAATTGAACTCATGGAATATAAAAAAGATTTCTATAATATGAGCGTTGGCTCTTTAAGAGCTATCATGGAACACGCTAATAGTATATTAAACAGTCTCGAAAACCCAAACGTAAGCGAGAATTTGACAGCGGCCCATCTACAGGGTATGATCGCTGTAGTTGAGGATCAAATGCGAGGTATCCATGATTTTGTCATGTATGTCTCGGAGGCTGCCGATAATACTGGAGCAGGAGCTAAGACTGGGCTATGGGAAAACATTCGTAAAAAAAGACAGCGAATGGGTGATGACTATAGACCAGCTAAGCCAGGAGATAAAGACAGGCCAGATCCTGACATGTGGAAAAAGCTAACTAAGGACAACAAAAAGTCTGAATAGTGTTTATTTGGGCGGTTTGGGGTCAATAATTATAAGGACCGAATATGGAAAAGACATTTGATTCTCTATCTACGTATATTGCTTTAGCAAAAAAAACTATCTCTAAATTTGCCCCGAAGTTTTATAACGGACTATCCAAGGAAATGCTTAGCAATGAGGAAGCCGTTTCGGATGTTGCCACAGCCATTATGTATGCTGACTGGAGATTTGATCCAGATAGACCTGGGAAGACGGGACTAAAGAAAACCCTATATTCTTATCGGAACCAATGCGCTATTTGGGCTATCAAGACGTATATAACAAATAAATACAAGAAGCCTAAAAACATAAGTATCAATCATGTGTTTAGCGAAGACTCAGAGTCAGAACTACACAACACCATCCCAGACAAAAAAACTAAGCAGCCTATTGATGTTCTGATAGAAGAAGAAAACGAAACCATACTCTCAGATGCTATGTCCGCTTTGTGGAATCACTCAGCCCTTTCTGAAAAACAAAAACACCAACTCAAACTATATTATCTCGAAGATAAAACTCTAACAGAGATTGGTAAAGTTTATGGAGTGTCGAGAGAAGCTATTAGGCAAAATATCAAAAGAAGCTTAGAGACTATAAGACAATATGATAAATGCACAACTTGATCTTTATGTATTGCGAATGCAAGACAACAAGCTAGAAGTTTTGTTGGACGATAACAAAGAATTGCCTAATCTAAACTTAAATGAAAATTCCGACATCGCTTATCAGCTTGGAGTATTGTCTAAGCAATATCTTTCTATTGATGATGGGTATTTAAATTTTAGACCTCTAGATATATTTATAGTCAATAAAATACTATATATACCTTATATGGTTCTAATATATAATACCTTGGTTCCTAAACATGGTGGATTTTATTTATTGGAGAGTATAACTAATGAATATAATACAAAAACTTTACTTAAAATTAAAAACATTATTTAGTAGTAGCAAAATCGAAAAAAAAGAAGAAGACCAAAAATATAGCACAAGCAGTAAATTTGGTTTAAAGGATAAAATAAAAGGAGCTATCACGTTTAGCCTATACGAAAATAACGATATAGATATTTTATGTTTTTTACCAGAAACTGACAAAATGTCTTCTGATGAAATAACTAGGGAATCGGAAGATTTTGGTAAGTTTATTAGTTCTATAACCGACGGACTAGTAGTTGACTCGATAGTATCTCTGTTAGAGAAAAACAAGAAAAAAAGTTCCGATCCAAATGATCAATTATTTATTGACAACATATTATTTTTTTGGGCCATGTCCCACATAAATAGAACAGATAAGAAAAAGAATAGTAGCAAAAATCATCCTGTAATTAGACCAACAGCGGTTTTTAATCAAATAAAACATTAAAATGCTATTTTCGTGACTTTCTGGTGTTTATACTTACTATAATAGCGTCTTAGTGCTTAGTTTTCCCTAATAAATAGGCTATATTCTTAAATGTCATCCAAGAATAAATTTAAAATCATATGGCAAAAATGGGTTGATCCATTTGGATATGATGATATCGATGAGGCAGAAGAGGCCGGGCCAGATCAAGACTACTATGAAGATTATGAGAATGAAGAACAAAATAACAATGGAAAGAACTTAGAATCCTACTCTGGAATTTATAATCCTAAATATGTTAAAGTTATAGCGACTCCGATGGGCGTTATACCTATTAATGAAAATACCGCTAGTAATAAAATTTTTAACTTTTGGATGGGCCATACCAATTTTGATATCACTAAAGATATTGTAGATACAATAGAAGAAACTAGCGGAGTAGAATCTTTAGATATTTTTACCAGATACAGATTTCGTATTTCGGTAGGAAAAGCTTTTGATGATTCTCAGATTATGAGAGATATTAATGATAGGGTTTATGAGCATTTAGACATATATGATTAAAAAAGACAACTCATTAGAGACAGATGATTTAACTAGCATCCATAATTTTGGTATAGATGTACCAAATAGAGAAATATATTTACACTCTTATTTATCAGATTCGGATGAAGAACCGGGTATAGATTTTAAGTCAGCTGTTGTGTTTGAAAAAAATCTGAGATATCTAAATTTGATTTCTAATGACCCAATTTTAGTACATATGCATATGCCTGGCGGAGAATGGCAAGACTGTCTAGGAATGTTTGATGCTATTAAGAGTTCTACAGCTAAAGTTACTATACTGGCCTATGCTAAAGCCGAATCCTCAAGTAGTGTGTTGCTGCAATCGGCGCATCTTAGAATTTTGATGCCGAATACTAATCTAATGATTCATTATGGATTTTTAAGTATTGACGGAGAACACAGCAAAGCGGCCGCTAGTTCCATTAAGTGGAACGAAGAAGAATGCGATAAGATGATAGATATATTTACCGACCGGTGTATGAATGGTATGATTGCAAAAGAAAAGAATTGGAAAAGAATGATGGCTAGAAAACACATCACTTCTCAAATTGCTAACAAATGTGATTGGATTCTAACAGCAGAAGAAGCCGTTTATTATGGTTTCGCTGATGGAATACTCGGTAGTAAAAAATATCCTAGTATCAATCATCTTAAATCATCTACCAAGAAATGACACACATAGAATATGTCTGCTATGATTATTCGTTAAACGAAATAGAGACTCAAAAAAATATAGCAGTCGCCTACAAAATGGGCGTCACCAATATCGGCGTTTTACCATACAGTGTTAATACTGCTAAAAGCGCTGTATCTAATCCAGAACTAATAAATATTTCTGTTCCATTAGACCTACCATACGGTCTATCTGATACAAAAACCAGAAATTTTATGGTATCGCAAGCTTGTAAATCTAAAATAAATACAATTGATCTTTTTATTCCAACAAAAATTTTAAGTAATAGAAAATATGATAAACTTAGAGAAGATATTAGGTCTAATTTAGAAATTTGCAAAGAGAATAATATCAATCTTAGGTATATTTTAGAATATAGGGTGTTTAGTCATGAGATTTTAGCTAAAGTATGCGCTATTTTTGTAGATTTAGGCATAAATACTATTATTCCTGCGTCCGGTTTTATGATAGATGACATAAATGATAATTTAATAGCTTGTAACTATTTACATACAAAGACAGGTATACGTACTATATGCAACGGGAATATATATAGTAGTAAACACGCTAATTTAGTTAGAAACTCCGGCTTATATGGCCTTAGGCTGCACTATCTTAATAGTATTGGTATATTGAATGAAAATAAATATACAGAATAATAGTTATCAAAAAAAATACTAGTAATTTAGGCCATAGGGTGTATTTACCCTTATAGGTAGCGCTATCAATAAAAATAAACGGAGAAATAAGATGTCAACAACAAAGTCCAAAAACTCTTTACCTGTCAAAAATAACGGCGGATCGTCTATCAATGTGTCTAATGGAGTACTATCTTCTGTTGGTCTCGGCTCTTCTTTGACCGTATATGGCTCAACGGTTGTAGACGGAACAGAAACAGATGCTGCTTTAGTTGGTGGTGTTTTTGCGTATAACAATAAAAGACCAGTAGCGAAAAGAGTAACTTCTACATTAGCTGCTGTTTCAAACACCTCGCTTATTAGTGGTGCTGCTGATCCTGCTCGTAGAAGAAGCATAGCTAGAATGGAAGCCGTAAGAACAACTCTTACTTCCACAGCTTATAGAGCCGGTAAGTATAATGTTTATACCGGTAAGTTCGAAGCTGGTTATCCACAAGTTTCAGTTGATGATGCTATGGTTGTGGCTGGCGGTGTCTACAAGGACCAAGCAGCTAATCCAACCAGACAGGTTCCTGGTGAGCTAGTATACAGAACTGGCGCCAAGGTTCCGGTCATGGCCGACTACAAGCAGAAAAACGGCTAAGTAAAATATTAATAATTTCATAATACGAAGAGCTAATAGCGTAAATGCTGTTAGCTCTTTGTTTTTAGTGTATATACTTTTGATTTCTTTTATATTTTATTTCTTTTATTAAATAGGACGCATTATGAGCGAAACTATTATTCATTTCTGGGAAAATCTAGCCACAACAGCAATAGGCATAATAGTAACTATGTTGGGATTTTGGGTGACGATAGGCAGAAATATGGCGACCAAAGCGGATGTGGCGCATATGATAGAAACTCAAAGTCCGTATGCTCATGATAGACAATTTATTATGGAAAGATTAGCCAATAATAAAGAAAGCCAAGCAGCTTTTGCTATGGCCTTACAGCGCAACACAGAAGTTATGAATGAGCTTAAAATACAAATAGCAACACTGGGCAAGACTCTAGAAGCTCTAGAAGATAGAATAGAAAGAAATTAAAACATATACTATATATAGAAAGGCTAAACATGTCAAGACCATACACAGACATAGTAAGAATAGATAATACTAAAGGCATAAATAATAAGACTGCAGTATGTTCCACTTTGCCAACAGGCAAATCATCCACTAGGGTTATTAGACCTAATTTTCCTGGTGATTTAACTATCGAAAACGTTCAACAAAAATTTGGTAATAGATTCTACAACGGCATATTTGTACAATTAGCTGGTGGCCAAACAATAATAGGTGGTTAAATGAGTATTAAAAGAATAAATGAATTTCCTGTTGCTAGCGGCGTTAACCTAACTCCCGACGATATTTTTCTAATGATGGATGATCCTAGCGGCTCTGCGGCGACTAAGAAAGTTTCACTAGCTACATTATCGTCTTTTCTTGGAAACGGGGGCGGTAGTGGTGTCGCAGTCAATACTGGGGATATTGTATTTAATGGGTCTACTATTAGTTCATCGAATGAAAATGGCAGTGTTACAATTAGCGCAAGCGGTAATCAATGGGGTTTTAATACTGATAGCAATCTACAAATTCCCGGTAATATTTTACTAAACAATGGTACTAGTTTAGCCAAGGGTACTTTTGATAATAATACTGGTGGACAAAACGGTATTAGTCTTAATTGTGCTGTTGGTTATGAATTAAATTGGCAGGGCGGTAGACTAAAGAGTACGTATGATAATGGTGTTACAGCATCCCCGATTTATGTTGATTCGCCAATGAGCGTAAGTCCCGTTACTGTGGAGATGGCTTATAACTCTACTATAAATGTAGACGCTAAATATGGAGACATGTTCGACATAACCCTAACTGGTAATGCAACTCTAGCTAATCCCACCAATCCCGTTAACGGCAAAACACTCCGCTGGAGAATCTCCCAAGACTCTACTGGCGGCAGAACCATCACTCTGGGCAACAAATTTAACATTCCTAGTTCAGCATCATCACCACTACCTTGGAGTACAAGCCCCAATAAGATGGACATTTTAGCTGCCACATATCATGCTGGGCGAGACAAGTGGGATGTAATTGCTTTTGTTCCCGGTTACTAACATTACGATCAATTTTAAAAAGGAGAAAATTATGAATTTACCCAATCCCGTTACTATTCAACCACCTACTATTACCAGAGCTAATGGTGAAGTAAGAGTTCAAAAACCCATTACTCTCTCATCATTAGATGTTACGATTATTGATAATGCTACTAGAAAGAGTGTTGTGGCTCAAATTCGTCCTTGTCCAAGGCCACTAGTTCTTTGGCAAGGTGATGCTTATACGGCCGCTGGCGATTATACTCAGGCCCAAGTTGAAGCAAGAGTTCTTGAGTTACTTGGCTCTGATGTTAAGGCTAGTCTTGAAGGCTTATTTTTACCACCGGTTCCACCAACAAAGTAATTCTTACTACAAAATTTAGGAGAAAATAAATGGCAACGCTCTATTTCAACGCGGCTGTCAATGGCAACTGGGCTACGCTCGGCAACTGGTGGACTGACGATACGTTCACCACGCAGGCGTCTGCTCTGCCGACGAGCAGCGATAGTGTCGTTTTGAGTGCCAGCGTGGGGAGCAACAGCGGCAGTGCGCCAACTGTGGTGAACCTGACGCTCGTCCGGCCCGGCGGTGTGGTTGTGTCTCTCTTGGTCGCAATCACCGTCACCGGCCAAGCGGTGATCAGTATGGGTACGGAAAACGGCAGCACCGGCACCATCACCGGCGATGCGATGTTTAACGACGTTTCGTCCAATCACGGCACCGTCAACGGCGATGCGACGTTTAATGGCGGTTCGCTCAACGAATTCTCCGGCACCGTCAACGGCAACGCGACGTTCAACGCTTCGTATAATTACGCCACCGTCACCGGCTATGCGACGTTTAACGACGTTTCGTTCAATTACGGCCACGTCAGCGGCGATGCGACGTTTAGCGAGAGTTCGTGGAACACCTACGGCGGCACAGTCACCGGCGATGCGACGTTCAATGGCGGTTCGCTCAATTTTGGCGGCGTCACCGGAGACGCGACGTTTAATGTCAGTTCGATCAACGCAGGCACCGTCAACGGCAACGCGACGTTTAACGACAGCTCACAGAATTTTAACCTCGTCAGCGGCGGTGCGACATTCAACGACAGTTCGCGCAACGGCGGCGATGTCTACGGCGATGCGACGTTTAATGATTCTGCGTACAACGGCGCCTACACGCCGTCAGACAGTATCTACGGTCGCGTTCATGGCAATGCGACATTCAACGACAGTTCGTACGTCAACGACGGCGGCACCGTCGATGGCGATGCGACGTTTCGCGGCGCGTCTTACAACCGACGCGGGATCACCGGCAATGTGATTACCGCCTACGACAAAGGCATCAACGGCTCGTCTATCCTTGGAATAGTATAAATGCTATGCCAATCTATCTCAAACACAATATAACATTTATTAAAGGGTTTCTCTTATGATAAAACCTGGATATAGAACTAGTGAATTTTGGTTTACTCTAGTGAGTTTTTTATTTAGTGGATTATATCTAATAGGAATATTAGACGACCATAGTCAAAAAGAAGACTTAATAGCAGAAACCAGTCGTGGTTTAGAAGCTACGATACTAATTATCGGACAGCTAACAGTATTATTTAAATATATCAATGGTAGAACAAATCTTAAACAAACTTGGTGGAGCACAGCCACCGAGAACGAAAGAAAAGAAGCCAATAAGGCTAACGCCCGTAAAAAGAAAACCAGATCAACAAAAAGAAGAACCCCCAAAGCACAATAGGCCATTTTGGTGTATTCTTATATAAAGGAGAAAAACTATGTCAGAAACATCTAGTATCAAAAATCTAATAGCTCCAGAAATTGATAAATTAATAATTCAGGCTAAATTATCTCTTAACGAAGTTAAAACAGTAGCAATAGCTCAGGCCTGGAAAATACTACAATTAGCAGTAGCCAGTACTATTCAGGTAATAGAAAATACAGCAACAGATTTAGCTGGAAAAGATAAAAAAGTTATTGCTATGGAATTGTTAAGTAAGTTTTATGATAGTGTTTTCATAATTGTAGATATTCCCTTTGTTCCTAATCTAGTTGAGCCTATTATACATAAGTACGTGAAAAGTTTCTTGATGATACTTGTTAGTTCAACAATTGATGCTATGGTAACTACTTTTAGAAATACCGGCGTATTTGTTGACCCCAGTGTAAAAGTCAATACTTTTATGGACGCTAAGCCCAAAGTTTCAGATAGATAATAAATAAGAGGAAAATAAAATGAATTTTACAGAAAGCTTTGATCAATTTGCTAGTAAATTAACTACTACAGACTTGGCCCTATATGCTGGAGTTGGATTAGTATTATGGGTTTTATTCAAAGATAAGCTTAGTCCAGTACAAACTCTAGTTTTGAGTCTGATGGAAAAAGTTAAAACTCTTCTTGGTAGCAGTAAGAAAAACGTGGTTGATGTTCCAGTATTGCCGGTCGTATCAAAACCAGCAGTAAACTCAACAACTACACAAGATACTGAAGATTTATTCTTTAGACTTGTGGTAAGCTGGAAACAAACAAGAGATCTGGCTGTACAAAGCGGGTGTGCGGAAGCTGTTAAAGTTGCTGATCAAATGTTTCCTTATCTTAGTCCAACAGTATGCGCCGACAAAAAGGATATTGTACTATGAATAATAAAACATTAGTATTAGTTGTGGGAGCCTTATTGATTTTGGTAGGTCTAACCAGAGCCAATCTGACAAATATACTTCCAAGTGTTCCTCAAACAGTAGACGTAATGGAGTTGTCAGAGCCTGTTGATCCTAATGTTAAAAAAGAAGCAGAAGAAGTTGTAGCATTAGTAAAGTCTTATTCTGGATCTAAAAACGATTTTAAGAGATTACGAGACTTAATGCTTGATTTGGGGCGTTTAGTAGAATTAGATGGCGAAAATGAAGTGGTCAAAAATACCGATGAAATTCGTCAAGCTAATAGTATTGCTGGTCCTATGCTAAGACTAGATATGAAAAATAAGTATAAGGGTCTCAGCAAAGAAAGTCAAGATGTTGTTATAGCAGCTATTGGCGATGATAATATAGCTTTGTCTAAAGAATTAAGACCCAAGGCTGTCGAAGGTTTTAATGCTTTGGCTTGGGCATATAATGAGGGAAGTAAATAATGCCACGCTTTACTCCTAAAGAACTATATGATAATTATAGACAAGGCTACAGCGGTTGCCTTTGGGAGCCTCATATTTTTGATCACCTGATGGAAAACTCCAAATATCCATTGTTTGGAGATGCTAGTAAAAAAATTAAAAACTCTGGTAAAGGACAATTGTCAACACCTTATAAAAGCGTGTTAAAGTTTGATAAAAACCCTTATAACGAAAGACAAGTTACAGGAGATTGCGTATCACATGCAACACGAAACGCTTGTGATGTTAGCAGAGCGGTAGAAATAGACGTTCATTCAGACAGAGAGAGCTGGATAGCTAGAGGTGCTACAGAAGGTATTTATGGAGCCAGAGGACACGGTGGCCAAGGAATGAGCTGCGCTAGAGCTGCAGAATTTGTGAGTAAATACGGAGGCATATTAGTCCGTCAAAACTATAAAGGGGTTGTAGACCTATCTAAGTACCAAGGTATGTTAGGAGCCAATTGGGGAGGTAGAGGCCTACCCGATCCTGTACTAGATCTTGCTAATGACCATCAAATTAAAACAGTATCTCTCGTTAGAACCGTAGAAGAAGCTAGAGACGCATTAACCAATGGTTATGGTATTAGCGTATGCTCCAGTTATGGCTTTAGTGGCACCAGAGACAAGAAGGGATTCGCGAAAGTAAGCGGTAGCTGGGCTCATGCTATGGCATGGATAGCTTGTGATGATACTGGTAGTGAGCCGGTGTTTTTAATTCAAAACAGCTGGGGTAAATGGAACGATGGAGGACATCCTGATTGGGGTCCTATTCCAGAAGGGTCTTTTTTAATCAAAGCAGATGTTGCCAAGGGTATGTTATCTCAAAACGGGGCTTACGCTTTTAGCAACTTCGACGGCTTTCCTGTGCAAAAACTACCAGATTACGGATTTGACTCTTATCTATAATTCTTAAATTATGTTAATGGTGTATATAATATTATACCCATTAGGAGTATTTTTATGAATCTTAGAGAGCGTTTACAAATACGCGGTTTAGTTAATCTAATCATTAGTGTTCTTGAGCGTTTGGTTAATTTAATAATCAAGCTATCTCCAAAACCTAAAATTGATAATCTTCCTGTAAATAAGCCTCATCGTCCTAAACCTCTTAAAAAAGTAGTTGACACTATAGATAATATAGTTCCGTTACCTTGGAGAAAAAAAGATGAATAAACTAATTTGTTCAATTTTATTGGCTGGCATATTCTTTTCTTCTACAAGCTATTACGGGTCTACAACCGCCCCTGTTGTACTCGCAGGGGGCATTATTAAAAGTAAACATGCGGATGAGTCTCAAAAAAAATATAAAAGAAAAGATTGTCCGGTTTGCAAGGGTAAAGGATGGTATATAAGTGGTGACGGTATTAAAAGAGTAGATTGTGGCTATTGTGAATCAGAAAAAGGCCAGATGGCCCAAGCTCCAACTGCCTCTAATTGCCCAAATGGTATATGTCCTATCAATAAACCAAAGAGTAAATAATTATGGATAGTAAAGTTAAACTTAAAAATATTGCTATAAAAATATTAAATAACACCAATTTGCCCAAAACAGATAATCATAGTTTTGATCCATTAACTATTTTAATGATAATTAGTATAACACTAACCGTTATTAGAATATTACAAGAATGCAATAAAAACAAACTAAGCAAAGAATGTTCAGCAGCAGACAAATATCAGCTGTACGGCGAACAAATTAAAGAATATAGTTTACGCAGGGGCTGGTTTACCAAAATGAGAATTAAGAAGGTTTTGCGAAAAGAAATGAAGCCAGATGATTACGCAAAGTATTCTTTATCTATCGTTAATTCTTTATTAGATACAGGAGCTGTTCTCACGGATGAAGATATTAAAACCTTAGTGGAGAATGCAAATGTTTAATATATTAGTATGGTGTGTTTATGGATTGTTTGTAGGATCAATAGCCAAAAGCCTAGTCCCTGGAGACGAAAATTTTAACTTTACCAAAACTGTCGCTCTCGGAGTAGCAGGATCATATACTGGTGGAGCTATACTGTATTTACTAGGCAAGTATGATACTTTAAGCCCTGCTGGAATTTTTATGGGCGTGGCTGGATCTGTGGTTAGTTTGGTCGTATACAATAAGCTGATTCAAAGCAAATAAAACCGGCTTGCCTCTTGAGATGCTCATGGTATAATAGTGGATCATGAAGCATCAACGACCCACATGGACGGACTATTTTTTAGGAATGGCTAAGGTTGTTTCGCAACGTAGTCACGACCCACACACCCAACACGGATGCGTAATTACGGACAACAATCATAGGATTTTAGGTGTGGGTTATAATGGGTTTCCTAGAGGTTTGGACGACGAAAAGCTACCAACAACTAGACCAGAGAAATATTCATGGATGGTCCATTCGGAAATCAATGCTTTGGCCAATTGTGTTGTTAGGCCAGATAAGGGAATAGCCTACGTGACGGGGCAATGCTGCAACAACTGTATCATCTCATTGTGGCAAGAAGGCATTGAAACTGTATATATGATAAATAGTCACGGAACCCATTTATTTGATGAAGATGCGCGAAAAAGATTTGACACTTTTATAGCAATGAGTGGTATGAAAATTTTTTATATTGATCCAGATTTGAACTGGCTGAGACAAATACCCGGTGTATTATGATCTTACCTTGTTTTTATATTTCTCTCCTAGTATTTTTTTATAACGCCTATTCTGGTGACTCTATTATGATTGAGCAATCTTTTAAGTCAGTGGTAATACTAGGGTTATTAGCTAATATATATATCAAAACAGAAAGATCAATTTATGATTTTTGATGAACAAATTTCTAGAAAACCTGATCATTACCCTTGGACCCAGGACTTTATGGCAGCGATGCATAATGGTTTTTGGACTCATAAGGAATTTAATTTTAGTAGTGATGTTCAAGATTTTAAAGTTAACCTAACCGAACAAGAACGTCAGATAGTAACCCGAGCCTTATCAACTATAGGTCAATTAGAAATTAGTGTTAAAAAGTTTTGGGCCAAACTAGGAGATAATTTGCCTCACCCTAGTATTAATGATATGGGATATGTTATGGCCAACGTTGAGGTTATTCATGGAGATGCTTACGAGAGACTATTGGAAGTGCTAGGTATAGATCATGCTTTTGATGATATTCTACAATTAGATATTATTAAGGGTCGCGTAAATTATCTACGCAAGCACCTTCACAAATTTCATGATAATAACAAAAAACAGTTCGTATATTCTTTAATACTTTTTACCTTGTTTGTTGAAAATATTGCTTTATTCTCACAATTCTACACCATCAGCTTTTTTGGAAGATATAAAAACGCATTGAAGGACACCAACAAGCAAGTAGAATACACGTCAAGAGAAGAAAATCTTCATGCTATGATAGGTATTAAAATCATTAATACTATTAAAGAAGAATATCCAGAACTATTCGATGATGAGCTAAAAGCAAAAATAGAACATGAAGCTAAGGACGCTATTAAGTATGAATGTCAAATTATAGAATGGATAGTTAATGGATATGATCACGAAAAACTAAACTCCAACTTGCTGAAGGAGTTCATCAAGAATAGAATGAATGAGTCTTTAAAACAAATAGGTTATGACCATATTTTTGAAATAGATAACACAGAAATAGCTAAGACCACATGGTTCGATGAACAAGTTCTAGGAAATAATATGACAGATTTTTTCCATAGCAGGCCGGTGGAATACGCGAAAAACTCTCAGAGTTTTGATGTAGAAGACTTATTTTAGATATAAACTTTTAAAGATTTAGCTAAGGAAAAATCAAGATGAACAATAAGAAGTATTATTGGCTTAATTCGCATAGTAGAATTTTCTTAGAACGTGGTTATCTAAAAGAAGGTGTTACACCAGAAGTGAGGATTAGACAAATAGCCGAAACCGCAGAAACTATACTGAATATCAATGGTTTTGCGGATAAGTTTGAGGACTATATGTCTAGGGGGTTCTACTCGTTGGCCACGCCGGTTTGGACTAATTTTGGTAATGACAGAGGACTGCCCGTGTCGTGCTTCAACTCCTATATTCCGGATACAATGGACGGTATATTGTATAAGGTAGCAGAGGTTGGAATGATGAGTAAATTAGGAGGTGGTACATCCGGATATTTTGGAGATCTAAGAGCCAGAGGCGTCAAGATTAGCGTAGGCGGAGAATCTAGCGGCCCTGTTCACTTTATGGAGCTATTTGACAAGGTAGCGGAAGTAGTTTCGCAAGGCTCGGCTAGAAGAGGGTCGTTTGCCGCGTATCTACCTGTTGAACATCCGGATATAGAGGAGTATTTGCAGATAAGATCCGAGGGACATAATATTCAGAATATGAGTATAGCTGTAACCATTACAGACGACTGGATGAAGGATATGGTTGATGGGGATAAAGACAAGAGAAAAATCTGGGCAAAAATAATTCAAAAAAGATTCGAAACTGGATATCCATATATTCTATTTTCAGATAATATAAATAATAACGCCCCACAAGCATATAAAGACAAAAGGCTTAAAATAAAGAGTTCAAATCTTTGCTCAGAAATAGCCCTGTACTCTGATGAGGCAAATTCTTTTGTTTGTGTGCTATCATCATTAAATCTTCTGCATTGGGAAGAAATAAAGAATACAGACGCTATCGAAACAATGGTATATTTTTTGGATGCCGTTAACGAAGAGTTTATAAGAAAAACTGGTAACACACGATTTTTACAAGCCGCACATAACTTTGCTAAATCTCAAAGGGCTTTGGGTATGGGTGTTCTTGGATGGCATTCTTTGTTACAGTCTAAAATGATAGGCTTTGAATCTATGCAGGCCAAGTCTCTAAATACAGAGATATGGAAAACTATAAGGCAAAGAGCAGACAAGGCCTCTACTGAACTAGCGGGAATTTTTGGAGAACCGGAACTTCTAAAAGGATACAACAGAAGAAATGTGACAACCCTCGCTGTTGCACCAACCACTTCGAGTTCTTTTATATTGGGTCAGGTTAGTCCATCTGTAGAGCCTCTTAATTCGAATTATTTTGTTAAAAAACTAGCAAAGGGTAGCTTTACATATAAAAATCCGTATCTTAAGAAATTATTAAAGGATAGAGATATGGATAAAGAAGAAATATGGAAAGATATACTAGTCAGAGGCGGGTCTGTACAACATCTTACTTTCTTGACCAAAGAAGAAAAAGATGTATTTAAAACATTTGGAGAAATTAGTCAAAAAGAAATAGTGATTCAAAATATTCAACGACAAAAATATATAGATCAAGCAATTTCTCTTAATCTAATGATACCGCCAAACTGCCCAGCTAAAGAAGTTAGCGAACTACTGATATATGGATGGGAAAACGGCATTAAGACTTTTTATTATCAAAGGTCGTCAAATCCTGCACAAGAGTTAGCTCGTAGCATTCTAACGTGTAGTAGTTGTGAAGCATAGTCTATTTAAATGAAGGAGTGAAAAAGGATATGGGAAATGTTTTTAAGGACCAAACAGATTTTATGGTGGCGTGTGATCAAACAGTATGCGAATGGAATAAGTCCCAACTAGATATGTATCATGCTCTTATAAAAGAAGAGACCAAGGAACTACAAGAAGCATTTGACAATAGTGACAAGGTAGAAATACTGGATGCTCTTATTGATATAATAGTTGTTACAGTTGGAGCTATTAATAGCATGGGGGCTCATGGAGAAGGAGCTTGGGATGAGGTTATGCGGACCAATTTTGCTAAAATAGATACCTCAACTGGTAAGGTAAAAAAGAGATCCGACGGTAAAGTACTAAAGCCAGAAAATTGGCTTCCTCCGAAATTAGATAGTTTTGTAATATAAACTATGGTGTATTATATAGTTGCGTAAGTGGTTTGAAATACTCCTGACAAGGAACTCAACTTGAAAAAAAATAATCGCAGCTCTAATAAAAAAAAGAGCAAGGTCATTGATTTAACCAACGAAATCAATCCTAATGGTTACGCATACAGAAATAGATTAAAACCCAGAACAGAAAATCAAAAAGAGTATATTAGAACCGTAGCAGAAAACACGATAACCTTTTGTCAAGGACTTGCAGGTAGCGGAAAGACGCATATCGCCATAGGTATGGCGTTGGAGTATTTGCTTGACGAGAAAGTTAAAAAAATTATTATCACTAGACCCATTCTAGAGGCTGGTGAAAAGATAGGTTATCTACCAGGATCAGCAGAAGAGAAATTACATCCATATTTATTACCCATACTCGACGAAATAGACCATTTCATTTCACCAGCTCAATATGCCTCTTTAAGACTTAACAATAAAATAGAGGTAGTACCTTTAGGTCTAATGAGAGGACGTAATTTCCATAATTCTTTTATCGTTGCTGATGAGTGTCAAAATGCTTCTTATGAGCAGCTCAAGATGCTTATAACTAGAACAGGACAGCATAGTAGGATGGTTTTAACTGGGGACGTAGCGCAATCCGATCTAAACAGACACTTACAGGGAGGGTTTATAAATATGATAAATGCCCTATCTGGATTAGATGGTATAGGCTATTCCAAACTAGAAGCCGTGGACATAGTGAGAAATCCAATTATCTCACAGATTCTTGGAAGATTAGATTCGTATGAGAAACAGATCTGAAGCGAGAAACTGTCTTTTACTTAATGCTGATTTGCGTCCTTTAAGGATAATTCCTTGGCAAAAGGCGATAGTGTGGTCTATCAAATATGACCAAGACTCAGATTATGGTATAGAAATTATACAATATCACAAAAATAAAAAAATACTGGGCGCATGTGGTAAGGAATATAAATTGCCGTCAGTGGCTAAATGTATATCCTTTTTAAATTTGTATAATAAAAGAATCACTTTTTCTAAAGACAATATATTTATAAGAGACAATTATACTTGTCAGTATTGTGGTTTAAAATTACCGGCTTCTCAATTAACTAGAGATCATGTTGTTCCGCGTTCTAGGATAAAGAATAAAACAGATATTATATTAACAGACTGGTCTAATATAGTAACCTCTTGTGTGATTTGCAACGCTAAAAAAAGAGATAGAACTCCGCAAGAGGCCAATATGAAAATTTTAACTAAGCCCACAAGACCTACGTTTTCAGAAAAATACTTGCCTCTCTACAGGCATCTATCTATTATAGAAATGGACTGGCTCCCGTATCTTGGAAAGGTAATACCTAATGAAAATCAATCCACAGGATTTTATTCTCCAACAGAAAACTAGTGTAGAAGATCTTTTTTATACTCTCGAAGGAGAGCATGACGCTTTAGACGATCAGGGTTATCCCACGGTCGCCGGGTCTAAGTTAGACAGAGTTTTTGCTAAAGCTATATATGGTCGCAAGCCAAGAGAGCTTAAAATTAATAATGGCGTTAATAGGATATCTTACAGATACTATATTTTAGCCAATCCAGAAAAAATACCATACAACCCCAAAAAGCTTCATTCTGTAGAGAAAAAAGATAAGCTATCTTTCGTCAATAATGTTTGTAAAGAGGGATGGTCGTTTATAGAGGTTTCGAAAACAGCTTTTGATAAGTATCTGATGTTTTTGAAAACAAAAAATCTAAAATGGCTTAAAGAGACGCAAAGAGAACTTAAATAATGCCCACCTATACTTTTGTCTGTGAAGAATGTAAAAATAAATTCGAGCTTTTTTTTACTATCAAAAACTATATAGAGTCTCCAAAATGTGAATCTTGTGGATCACAACAAACCTGTAGGTCTTATCAAGACGATTTAGCTGGAATGTGTGGTTCTGTTATTAAGGCCGATTCGGAACTCAAAACTATAGGAGATCTAGCTAATAGAAATAGAGATAGATTAAGCGCAGATCAAAAAAATCACTTATATCATAAGCACAATAACTATAAAGAAGACTTTCATTTAAAACTACCATCGGGAATGACACGAATCGAAAAGCCTAAAAAATATGGACAATAAAGAAAACCTACCAGATATAAGCCAAGAGCTGGTACAAAAACTAAACGATTTCTTTAATGACGATTTGACAGAACACATACGTCATAACCAGTCGTCTAAGCAAGAAATGTTTGCCGATAAGAAGAGTACGGATGCTCCAAAAGAAATAGTTGTTAATCTTAAGACATATATATATGAACAGAACGAAAAAGGGGAAACAACAGCACCCTCTAAAGTAGTAGAAAAAAACTTCTTCATTCCTGTGAAATCTACAGAAGATAGCGATTTAATAGTAGAAACTTTTTCTCAGAGAATATATGAATGTATAACACAGGGAGCCAAAGGACTTTAATCAATGCAAAATTTTTTATTTGAACAAACGCCCGATCAGCTACCCGATGAAACAGTGTGCTATGGTATTCTTGGTACTCACGATAATATAGATGAGCACAATCTGCCTATTGTAAATCCAACGAATACTAAATTTATTTTGGCTAAAAAGATCTTGAAGACTAATGGAGACTATAAATTCTTAATCAGGATAAATACTGAGCACAAACTATATAACCCTTTATCTATTTATGGCAGAGAAAAAAGTGGACAATTATTATCAAATATTACTAGGTCAAATATAGAATATAGAGAAGTAAACTGTCGAGCATTTGATTTTTATTTGCGTTTTTTATCCACAAAAAACATAGCATGGTTATACAAAGCGGAAAGAGAGGTTTGATTTATGGCTAGAGCAAAAAAAAGCAGTAAACTGGAATTACAAGAATACGCCTCACTATGGCTGCGTCACACAGGAATGAATGACGCCGAAATCAGTGATAAATTAGGCATAGATATAGACACTATTGCTGCGTGGACCAAGAGCAAGCAAAAGACTAAGCAGCGCCTAACTATTAATGAAACGGCTGGAAAAAAGAATAAAAGCGTTAGTATAATGACCATGGCAGCATCACAAGCCTCGGACGAATTACGAAAAGCTCAAAGTCAAACATCTCCTCGTAATAACAATTGTATTTTCAGACCAAACGACTGAAAAGAATGTATATTTCTAAATACTCTAACGGCAAGACAGTCTCTGCTGCTCAATATATCACAGAGATAATATGTGAACACAAAGCAGTCTTAGAGAAAAGAGATCTGCATTTTAGATTTTGGTTAAATAAAGAGTGGGAAAAGTTTTTTCGCGATCAAATAGCCACTGCTAATAAATTGCTTAAACAATATTCTCCTAACGCCATAATCAAAGCTCTCAACAGTCCCAAAGCCGCAAAAATATATTCTTTGCGAGCCCCGCACCTCATAGCTATTATAGATTCATGCGCCAAATCCATAGAGATAGAGTCAAAGAAAGAAACGACAAAAGAAATAACAAGAAACGACTCTACATCATATAAGAACAGAGTTTCTAAAACAAACAATATATTATCCAAGCTAAAGGAACTAGATGATGGGACTTAAAGAAGACGTAAAAAAGAATTTTGGAGATAATGTAATATTAACAGCTAACTCTGTTATTGATAAAAATCTAGTAACTATTCCGGTCGGTCCGGCACTAGATGTTGTTTTGAACGGAGGAATACCAGAAGGCTCTTTCGTTATTTTTACTGGTCAACCCAAATGCGGTAAGACAACAACATCCCTCGACTTTTGCGCTACTGCACAGAAAAAAGAATATGCTCACGGATCATTCAAAGAGGGTAGAGAAGTGTACTACCTTAACATAGAAGGTAGATTGAAAAAAAGAGATCTAGAAGGAATCCCAGGACTCAATCTTGATAAGTTTAATATCATAGGATCTCAAGAAGGTAAGATATTACATGCAGAAGAATATCTACAGATAGCAGAAAGAATCATTAATGAAATACCCGGGTCGGTAGTTGTTATAGACTCATATTCAGCACTATGCACCGAGACAGAAATTACAAGCGATATGAATAAGATGCAAAGAGCAGACGGAGCGAAGCTACTTGCTAAATTCTGTAGAAAAGTCGCAAATGTTATTCCGGTTAATAGAAATATTGTGATTGGTATTACTCATCAAATGGGCAATCCTGGTATGGGACACAGCGAATGGAAAGAAAAGAGCGGTCAGGCCATAGCATATCAAACAGATATTAAAATTAAGGCTAATTATTTTAGCCCATGGAATCTAACCGCCGATAGTCCACAAATAGGACAAGAGGTTCATTGGCAAGTTGTGTGTTCTGCTCTTGGTGCTCCCGGTGGTAAAATCACAAGTTACCTAAGATACGGACAAGGTATTGATAAGCAAATGGAACTATTAACACTGGCCGTAGATCTTGGCTTAATATCTAAGGGCGGAGCGTGGTATACTATCAGTTCCGTAGAAGATAAACCAAAGTTTCAAGGACTTGAAAAAACAAGACAGTATCTATTAGATCATCCAGAAGTATATGACGACTTATGGAATAAAGTTAAAGATACTATGGGAATCAAATGCAAGTAAAAGATCTCGATGGCAATAGTCATAATTGGCAATTAATTGGAAATATAGCACATGGGTCTATAGCCAATAAGTCTAGTTTACACTTGCAGGCTAGAGACCTAATCCGCGAATGTTTTCCGACCTTGCAGATACTAGAGGAAGTACCTATTAATCCTAGGAGATCAGAGACCCTGTACTTAGACTTCTACCTACCGTTAATAAAAAAATGTATCGAAGTTCATGGTGAGCAACATTACAAATTTAGTCGTTTTTTTCACAACACTACTCTTGGATTTATTAGGCACAAGAAAAGAGATCAGGATAAAAAAGAGTGGTGTGAATTAAACGGCATAGAATATGTAGAGCTTCCTTTTGACCAAACAAATGACTGGATATCAAGGATTAAAAATGAACACTAAAGAACAAGTTAATGAGTGGGATAGGGTTCTTGATGAATATGAAAAAAGTATTGGCATAGGGCTATATAAGCCGGATTGTTTTTCCGAAGAAGAACTCAATACGTATTTTCAAATGAGTAGAGACGAACTCGAAAAGACCACACCAGAAGTATGCGGCGAGATAGCTTATAGATTAGGCCAGTTTGCATTTCACATTCAACGCAGTATAAACAGAGAACTATCCAGACTAAACTGGGCGGATGAGACCATCAAAGAAATTATAGCGGATGAACTTAATAATTATAAAGGCTATGGATATGTTGAAAAGTCTTTGCAGGCTATTAAACATAATGAAAAGGCTTTGTCTCTAAATAAAATTAAAAAATATGCAAAACAAAGAAGCGATAGATTGCAATATTTAGCCAACAGTATTAAACATTTATCCGATATTATGTTATCTATTCAAAAGACAAAGGTGAAACATGGCTCTTGATAAAAACGATATTCAGCAACTTATAGCTATTTTACAAAAAGGGCTGATGGATGATGCTCCGGAAGTTCTAGAAGAACCCAAAGCCAATAAAAAGACAAAGACAACAAAGAAGAAGACATCTCAGCATAAGCCTATTAAGTCTACTACAGGGCGCAATAGTTCCAATAAATTTTTGAGTATGCCAGAGCTGCATATGCATAAAGAAGATATCGACATAGACAGAATATTGAGTAAGCAGCCTCCCGTATCTCGTAATAGAAACTATACTCCTGTCAAGGTTACTTGTAGATTATGCGGCAGGTCGGAAAGTGTACATCCGCAGCTAATAACAGAAGGCGCTGCGAGATATAAGTGTAACAAGTGCTCAACCACACAAGGCTAATAAATATATGATACTATGCGACCCTGCCGCAGAAAGAGCAGTTCTAAGCGGTATATTCCAATATGGCGATGACTCTTATCTTGAAGTATGTGATCTTCTTAAAGAATCAACATTTACTATAGACAGTAATCAATATATATATAAATGCTTAGCTCATGTATTATCTGTTGGAAAAACAGAACATACAGATACTATTAGTACGAAAAAACTAGATATAGCATCCATATACTCAGCTGCCCAAGAACTAGGGATATCTCACCTATTACAAAAAAAGGAAGAGGTTCAGCATTTACAGGCCATTAGAGATTTCCCTGTTGAAAAATCTAATGTTAAAAAATTTGCCGCAAAGATAAAAAAGCTAGAAATAGCAAGAGACCTATATAAATCGCTCGGAGATACTCAAGAGAAGCTATTAGATATTACCGGCACCGAAAGCATATCGTCTATTCTTTCTATCGCGGAAGACACGATACTTGATTTTTCTACAGGGCTGGTGGATAATGCTACTGAACCGGAGTCGATTAGTAAAAACCTAGATGATTATATCAATAATCTAATAGATAATCCGATTAGTCAGATGGGTATACCCACTGGGTTTCCTGTATACGACATGGCTATAGGCGGTGGACTTAGAAAAAGCACTATCAATGTGATAGCAGCTAGACCGAAAGTCGGTAAAACATTATTGTCTGATAATATAGGTTTTCATATCGCCAATAAGCTAAAAATTCCGGTCTTAAATATGGACACAGAAATGACCAAAGAAGACCATATACACAGACTCATAGCTATGAGCGCCGAGGTCGAAATGTCAAAAATAGAAACCGGCAAATTCGCAGAGACGCCAGCTATGAAAGAAAAGGTACTCAAAGCAGTAGAGGATTTAAAACAAACGCCCATTTTTCATAAAAGCATTGCCGGTAAGCCCTTTGATGAACAAATATCTATGATGAAAAGATGGCTCATTAAAGAAGTTGGACTGAATGACGATGGAACCGCTAAAGATTGCGTTATATTTTATGACTATCTAAAGCTCATGGACTCTGCTGGTATATCTCAAGACATGAAGGAATATCAGGTTCTAGGGTTTATGATGACCGCTCTTCATAATTTTGCTTGCAAATATAAGCTACCAATCGTGGCGTTTGTACAATTAAATAGAGACGGCATATCCAAAGAAAGCACAGACACCGCATCTGGATCGGATCGAATCATATGGCTTTGCAGTAATTTTACTATATTTAAGCGTAAGTCAGATGAAGAAATAGCAGAAGACGGACCAGAAGCGGGGAACAGAAAGCTTATACCTGTAATAAGTCGTCATGGCGGAGGGCTCGACGACAATGATTATATTAATTGTCACATGAAGGGTTGGTGCGCCAAAATTTCCGAAGGTCAAACAAGAATAGAACTTAAAAATAATTTGGGTATAAAAACTAATGGCTTTACAATCGATGAAAATAAAGATCAAATCGACTTCGTATAATCAAAATCAGTTAAAAGTATTATCGGATAATATTTGTGATAATATAGAAGAAGTTTTATCTAGACTAGATATTTCTGAATATCGGCTTATGTCTAGAATGCTGACTATGAGCTGCCCTATACACGGAGGAGACAACGAGTCTGCTTTAAACCTATATCACGAAGGAGATACATATAGAGGCAATTGGAAATGTAGAACGCATCAGTGTGAAAAGGTTTTTAAGGCATCTGTGATAGGTTTTATACGTGGGGTATTGTCCCATAAAAAATTTAATTGGGTTAAAGATGGAGACCCAACAGTTTCTTTTCAAGAAACAATAGCAGTGATCAACGATATTCTCGGCGAAAAGAATATTGATCAACTAAATGTAGATTCTAAAGAAATAGAAAAACAAAAGTTCTCCAATACCATAAAGTATCTATCAAAAGAACATATCAATAGAGATATTATTAAAATAGATAAAAATTTGGTTAAAAAATCACTAGATATTCCTTCGCCATACTTTTTGTCTAGGGGCTTTTCTAGCGAAATTCTGAAAAAATTTGATGTCGGAGAATGTCTCAAACCTAATAAAGAGATGTATTTGAGAGCAGTAGTGCCTATCTATGATCTAACTGGTAAGTGGGTGGTGGCCTGTACTGGCAGAAGCATATTTGATAAGTGTTCTAAGTGTTCATCTTTTCATAGTCCAGAAACTACATGTCCCAGTAAAACAATATCTAAATGGAGACATAGTTCTGGTTTTAGAAGTGAAGAAAATTTGTACAATATATGGAATGCTAAAAATCATATAACTGATACTAAAACAGTAATCATAGTAGAAAGCCCCGGCAATGTCTGGAGGCTAGAAGAAGCGGGCATATATAATGCAGTAGCTGTTTTCGGTTCTTCACTCAGCGATAAGCAAAAAATGTTATTAGACATATCTGGTGCTATGAAGATTATTACGATTATGGACAATGACGAAGCTGGCCTTAAAGCCGCAGAGAGCATAACGAATAAGTGTTCAAGAACCTATTTAATAGATCATATAAGACTAGAAAATATATGCCAAGAGCATTCTGTTAATTATGCAGATGTTGGGGATATGACGGTGGAAGAAATTAATAAATATATTAGGCCAAAGATAGGAGAAATATTGTGACACTGATTCTAGGATTTTCTGGTAAAAAACAGTCTGGAAAAACAACATCCGGTAATTTTATTGTATCATTATGTATGTCTAAGCTCGGGTTGGCTGGGGACATTAAAATAGATAATAATGGTAAAATTATCGTATCGGACTTACTGGGTAATAGAAGCTACAAAGGCATTTATGATGCTGAGCAGCTGGTTAACGATACTGATGATTATATACTAATGGAGATTAGAGAAAGGCTCAATCCTTATATCAAAATATATAATTTTGCTGATACCTTAAAAAAAGATATTTGTATCAATATTCTTGGTCTGAGTCGTGATCAGTGTTATGGAAATGAAGATGCCAAAAATAGTCTTACCAGCTTAGAATTAGACGGGGCTGCAATGACAGCGAGAGAAGTTATGCAGTATATTGGCACAGATATATTTCGTAAATTAAGCCCTAATATTTGGGCAGATGCTACTATCAGAAAGATACAGAGAGAAGCGCCAAAAATAGCAATTATTACAGATTGTAGATTTCCTAACGAGGTAGATATTATTAAAAATAGTGGTGGACACGTTATTAGATTAACGCGTAGTCCATACGAATCTGATCATATTAGTGAAAATATTTTAGACAAAGATCAGTACGACTGGAATAATTTTAGTTTTGTTATAGATAATGATCAAATGTCTATATATGAACAATGCATGGAGATACAAAACGCTTTAAAAGAGGTGCTATCATTATAATAACGTATTTTAGAAGCAGTTCATATAATACCCATAGTATGTGCGAGCAGCAGTTCTTTATGGAATATGTATTGGGTTGGAGAGGACCATCCGGACAAAAGGCAGATAAAGGAACTATTGTACATAAGGTTCTAGAAATCTTGGCGTTTATTAAACAGTCTCAACAGGACAATATTGCATTTTTTACGGATGATATCGTAGGGAAAGTTAATGTTGATGACTATAGCCTTAACACCATAATAGAAAAGGTATATAAGCACTATTCCGAAATAAGTACTCATCATAAGTGGTCTATAAAAGACTATAAAGACTGTCATGCTTGGGTATATAAAGCTATCGAATTTAATGACGGTATGTTTGATCCACGCAATAGACAAATATTGTGTCCAGAGCAACATTTTGATTTTGAAATTAAAAAATCGTGGGCTAAATACTCATACGATTTGCCGGACGGATCAAAGTTAGAAGGCAATCTGGCCCTAAAAGGCACCATCGACTTAATAACAAAAGTCAACGATAAAACCATAGAGATCGTAGACTGGAAAACTGGACGAAGGCTGGACTGGGCAACAGGACAAGAAAAGACTCAAGAAAAACTAGAAAAAGACCCACAATTAAGAATATATCATTATGCTATCAGTCATTTATATCCTGAAATAGAGCATATCATGTTTTCTATTTATTTTATCAATGACGGGGGTCCTTTTTCTGTTTGTTTTGAAAAATCTCACTTAAAAGAAACAGAAGATATGCTTAGGCAAAAATTTGAGTATATAAAGAAAACAAAAAAGCCTAGATTAAACAAGAGCTGGATGTGTAGTAAGTTGTGTCATTTCGGAAAAACAACATTTGAAAATACCGGCATCGACCCTATAATTGAATACAGAGACGGTCAGACTTGTCAAAACGGGTCATTCATGACTAAATGTGAACAAGTTAAACACGATATAGAATTATATAATATCGATACGGTTGTTAATCTGTATAAGAGTCCCAATCATACCTTTGGATCATATAAGGCGCCAGGATCTACATGAAAAATTATGTTCCTTTACACGTACACTCCCACTACTCTCTACTTGATGGCTTGAGCAAACCCAGTCAAATAGCCGCTAGGTGTTTGGATATAGGAGTTAAGAGCTGCGCAATAACGGATCATGGTACCATAGCCGGCGCTGTTCAGTTTCATAATACGATGAAAACAAATAAGATCAAGCCTATCCTTGGCTGCGAAATATATTTGTGCCATCAAAATTCTACTATAAAAACAAAAGAAAATAGAGACTTAACGCATTTTTTATTGTTGGCAAAAAACTATAAGGGATGGCAAACCTTGATTAAAATAGTATCCGCTTGTAATCACCCAAGTAGATTTTATCACAAACCTAGAATTAGCCTAGCGGAATTATCTGAATATCTAGACGGAAATATTATAGGTTACTGTGGTCATCTAGGATCTTATTTACACGATATTACCCAACAAGCAAAACCAGAGGACGCTAAAAATATTGGTATTAATTTTGTGGCACAAATGAAAGAAATGTTTGGGGTTGATAACTTTTTCTTGGAAAGCCAACTCATGGACCAGCAATATAGTCCAGAACAAATATCTATGACAGAATATGTTAGAGAGTTAGGAAAAACCACTAATACTAAGGTATTATGTACGCCAGACGCTCATTATTGTTCCAAAGAAGATGCTGTGGATCAAAGGATCTTATTGTGCAACAATCTTAAAACAACTATAGCAGAAATCAATAAAAAGCTCTTAAATAATGAAGACACTTCTATGGCCTGTTTTTTTAGATCCGATAACTTTCATATTTTATCTCCTAAAGAAATGATCGAGATCCACACAGAAGAAGAGATAGAAAATACAATATATGTAGATTCCTTATGTGAAGATTATAACATATCAAGCCCTCCGATACTACCTCCTTTTAAATGTCCAAATAATCAAAACCCCGATGAATATCTCAGACAACTATGCCGTGATGGCTGGGCAAAAAAAATAAAAAATCATATACCAGAATCAGATCATCCAGTTTATGTTGACCGCATTAAATATGAATTAGATATTCTACAAAAGGCCGGTTTATCTAGTTACTTTTTGATAGTTCAAGATATTGTGCAGTATGTGTCTGAGAATGGATGGCTCCCAGGCCCAGGTAGAGGCTCTGCCGCTGGCTGCTTGGTGTCTTATTTAATTGGCATAACATCTATAGACCCTATCAGGTATAATTTAATTTTCGAGCGTTTTTACAACGCAGGCAGAAATACCGCGGATCGTGTGTCCATGCCAGATATAGACGTTGACGTTCCAATCAATAAGAGAGAAGAAGTTGTAGATTATATAAAAAACAAATACGGTTATAACAAAGTCTCTCAAATGATTACTTTTAATACTATGAAAGGCAGAGGAGCCTTAAAAGAAGTTTTACGTGTCTATGGTAATATATCTTTTGAAGAAATGAATAGAATCACAAAGAATATCCCAGACGAAGCTAAGATAGCGGATGAATTGCAAGAAATGAAAGACGATACGGGGGAATCTTCTATCATAAGATGGGCTTTAGAGAACAATGGAGACAAACTGAAAGAATGGTGTTACTTAAACGAACACGGAGAGCTTGAGGGTCCTTTAGCAAAGCGTTTTGAGCAGGCTATAAGACTGGAGGGTACTAAATCTAATCAGTCTAAACATGCTGCCGGTGTAGTAATAAGCAGCGAACCACTTGACTCTGTGTGTCCTATGGTTTATGATTCTAAAGCAGATCAGACTATAGCTGGCATGGAGATGCAAGACTTGGAATATTTGGGAATAATTAAATTTGATATTTTGGGTGTTGCGATGTTAGATAAAATGATGGAAGTCTCTCAAATTCTTAAAAATGGAGGTTGATATGCCCAAGCTATTGTCTGAGGTTGCTGTTGGTGTCAAATTTTCTGTCAATGGTACAGAATATAGGAGAATTGAGGACGTTAGAGTAAGTTGCTGTCGAGTGGTAAACTGCGTCAATTTGGCCGATGGGTCAAATCAGTTTGTACCACCTAATACCACTGTAGAAGAGTTAAATGGTTAATTTTCAAAAATTATGCGTGTTTGATATGGAAACTGACGGGGCTGATCCATCGCGATGCAGCCCTGTTCAGATTGCAGCCGTAATGATAGATCCGATTAAGTTAGAGATTATTAAAGACTCTCAATTTAATTGTACATTAAAGCCAGAAGCAATAGAAGAGAACCCGACGTATTCCTATGCGGATTCTGATGTTTTAGATTTTCATGCTAAGGTTAAGAGTTCTTCTAAGGAGCAAATCTTAAAAGAATGGCATGCTTATCAAAAGCAAGAATCTGGGTGGCAAATGTTTGTGTCCTATCTAGATATGTATCACAGCAGATCTGAAAGAAAATCTTTTTTCAGCGCTCCAATTGCATGTGGATATAATATACATAGATTCGATTTAAAGATCGTAGATAGATTAAGTAAAAAGTATAAGAATGTAACCAAGGAAGGAACCACAAGCCTATTCTATCCTAGAGATACTATAGACTTGATGCATATGATGTTTTTATGGTTTGAAAATAATGGAGATCTTAAAAACTATACCCTAGATTCTGTAAGAGATTATTTTGGAATCCCAAAAGAAGGCGCCCACGATGCTCTAAAAGACGTTATGGATACAGCAGAACTGCTTTTAAGGTTTTTGAAGCTACATAGAAATCTTGCTAGGAAAATCAAATTCAGAGACTCTTTTGCGATCTCCGAGTAAGGACTAATCATAAATAGGTTATATGTCAGAATACTATACGTTTGATTGTGGATGTAAATTTCCATTGGATAAACACGATGGGGAGTCAATACCTCGTATTAATTTTTCTCCATATATTGATAACATAGATCTTGCTTGTAATAGAACTTGGGAATTAATAGGCTCTGGCAATACAAAAGGATGCTTTCAGTTAGAGTCTAGGCTTGGCCAATCTATGGCAAAAAAATTGAAACCCAATAATATTGAACAGCTATCTGCTTTGATAGCGATATTGCGCCCTGGTTGTCTGGAAGCCTTAAGAGATGGCAAGAGCGTTAGTAATCACTATATAGACAAGAAAAATGGATCAGAATCTATAGATTATTTTCATCCTAGTTTAGAGCATATACTCAAAGAAACCTATGGGGAGATGATATATCAAGAACAGGCGATGCAAATATCTCAAGAGATAGCTGGGTTCGATTTGCAGGAAGCTGACGTTCTCAGAAAAGCCATTGGAAAGAAAAAGCCAGAGGAAATGGCTAAACTGAAAACCAAGTTCATAGAAGGATGTAAGACTAAAAAAATAGTGACAGAATCAGAAGCCGAAGAAATTTTCGGATGGATCGAAAAAAGCCAAAGATACTCTTTTAATAAGTCTCATAGCGTTAGTTACGCTATAAATGCTTACTTATCGGCTTTTGCCAAGGCTCATTTTCCTAGAATATTTTTTGCTTCTTATCTCAGATATGCAAAAGACAAAGTTGATCCGAAACAAGAAATCAAAGAATTGGTAAAAAATGCCAATCAAATGAATATAGATATTAGAGTACCGGACTTTAGAGATATGTCTAAACTATTCTATCTCAAGAATAAAGTTATCTATTTTGGTTTAACAAATATAAAGGGCCTTGGAGATTCGGTATATGAAAAGATTACCGCCCTATGTCACGGAAAAGATCTAGGGTCTATGTCCTGGGCATATATCCTATTACAGGTACTCCCTAATATCAATTCTTTGGCAGCTAAAAATATGATATCATCAGGGGCTTTTGATTATCTTAAGATCAACAGAACAGAGATGATTTTACAATATGAACTTATCTCAAGACTTACACAAAAAGAGATCGATTTTTTGATAAGCTCAGTCGATGGGTCGAAAAATTTGTCTCTGAATAAGTCCGTCCTGCAACTACTACAAAAGCCTAAACTCACACAAAAAAGAAAAGAAGTAATTAATAATATTCTGGAAACTTTAGACCATCCTCCATATTCTTTGATAGATAAAATAGAATGGTTATCTGACACCGAAGAAACACTACTAGGCACGGCTATAAGCTGTTCCAAACTAGATTCATATGATATGGCTATGACTAATACAGACTGTAAGGATTTCCATAATAATAAAGGCTTAACCAAAAATATTATCATTGCTGGAGAAATAGATAATATCCATATAGTCAAAACAAAAAAAGGTAAGAACCCAGGACAAGAAATGGCTTTTATAAGCATATCGGATCAATATGGCTCCATAGACTCTATTATATTTTTTCCAGAAAAATATCTAGAATACAAACACCATCTATTTGTTAATAATATACTAATATTTATAGGCTCTAAAAACAAAGAGATGGACGGCTTGATCGTAGAGAAATGTTTTATGCCGTCGTCTTGACATCGCCGGGGTCTTCCCTACTATAGTGTTGTGAGCGGTTGGCTCACGATTGGTTTAAATAAACAAGGAGAACTTAAATGAATATTACGATTCTTAAGGGTAATCTAGCTCGTGATCCAGAGGTGCGCATGGTTGGTTCGGGCGACAAGCAAACTTCTGTCGTTAATTTTACCGTTGCGGTATCACGCGAATACACAAAGGCAAACGGCACAAAGGACAAGATTACTTCTTTTATCAATTGTGAAGCTTGGGACTCTGGCGCAGAGATTATCGGAACTTCTTTCAAGAAGGGTGATCTGGTAATGATCGAAGGATCTCTAAGAAATGATTCTTGGGAAAAGGATGGCGTTAAGCATAGCACTCTGAAGGTAAGAGTCAATAATTTTTCAAAAATCACAAAGCTATCTAGATCCGCTTCAAAGGATCAGTCAACAGAAGAAGTTGTTGCTTTCTAAGGACAGAACAATCATTAGCGGAACTAGAGAACTATGAGGGGCGAAAGCCCCTCTAAGTTTATTATGACTAATACAAAACTCAAAATCCTAGTTTGTTCAGAAGCGAGTTTTTTAAATACCGGGTTTGCAAACTATACCAAAGAACTACTGCAAAGACTGTATGACTCAAATAAATTTGAGATTGCAGAATTTGCTTCTTATGGACTAACGGATGATCCAAGAAGAGGTAGTATAAAATGGAAATACTATGCAAACGCCGTTAGTTCAAATGATCCTAGATACACAGAGTACAATAAGACAACGGAAAACCAATTCGGCAGGTGGCGATTTGAAAAGGTGCTTCTGGATTTTCGTCCAAATGTGGTGATAGATGTACGTGACTATTGGATGAATTATTATCAGTCTATTAGTCCTTTAAGGGATTTTTACCATTGGGTCGTAATGCCAACTGTTGATTCTTATCCTCAGCAAGAGCCATGGATCGAAACATACGCTTCTGCTGATGCCGTATTCACCTATTCCGATTGGGGCGCCAAAGTACTCGCCTATCAAAGCAACAATCATATCAATTATATAAATACCGTGTCTCCTGGAGTAGATATAAATCTATTTCAAAGTTTTGACGATACTAAAAGACAGCAGCTTAAAACAGAGTACGGTTTATCTGATACGTTTTTAATTGGATCAGTCATGCGTAATCAAAAGCGCAAACTTATTCCGGAACTAATAGTATCGTTTAAAAAACTGATTAACGAACTTAATATAAGTAATCACGCAAAAAAAGATAAGTGTTTTTTATGGCTACATACCAGTTATCCTGATGCCGGGTGGGACATCCCCTCGCTGCTAAAAGAAAATAATATTTTTTCCAAGATATTATTCTCATACTTCTGTAAACAATGTCATCATGTCAAGGCTTCTGTATTTTCTGGGGCAACTATTAAATGTCCAAAATGCTCCAGTCGTTCTATGTCTATGCCATCAGTTACAGACGCACCAACTAGCGCGAAACTTTCAGAAATTTATAATCTTTTTGATTTGTATATACAATATGCTATTTGCGAAGGTTTTGGAATGCCTCAAGTAGAAGGGGCCGCATGCGGTACGCCGATTGCTACTGTTGACTATAGTGCTATGAAGGATATTGTCAAGAAGCTTGAAGCAGACCCGATTAGAGTGCGTAAAAAATTTAAAGAGTTGGAGACTAAAGCCTTTAGGGTATATCCAGACAACGCGCAGCTGCTACAGATTATTCATAAGTATTTGAACTATACAGACAACGAGATGATACAAATTAGGAGGAGAACTAGGGAGTTAGTAGAAAAACATTTCGATTGGGATGATATATACAAAAAATGGGAACACTATCTTAGTTCACTAAATCCAGATAATTGTGCCAAAAAACAATGGGATAGTCCACCACTGTATTTAGAGCCAATACCTCAGAATATTATGGAGCAAAATATTGATAAGTCTCATAACTTAAATACTTTAACTCTGGTGTGCTCTAAATATCTAAAAGACTTAAAGTTTTTATGTAATATGAACACCCTAGATATGTTATTCTATGCTGATTATGGCTTTACTCAGCAAGGCATTACGCTTGAGAAATACTCTATTACAAATGCACTGGCCGCTATACAAAACAAAATAAATAACCACAATATGGCTGAGCGAGCAAGAGCACAGAACTCACCAATAAATGAAGACTTTATAGTAGGCGCAAATAATCCATGAGTATTTTATTTATAGGTCCTTATAGAAATACCGATACTCTGGGACAGGTATCTAGATTGTATATTAGCCAGTTGGCTAAGCGATATGGTACTGAGGATGTGGTATCTAGACCAGTATATCTATCATCATTGCACAGAATTTTACCGAAAAAAATAGAATTTATTACTGAAAAAACAAGTATAGCACAAAATCAATACGATATATGTGTACAGCATCTGCCGTTAGAACACATACAATATATGCCTGACGTAGCTTCTCAACATCATGTATTTCCAATAATAGAAAATATAGAAGATTTTGGAATATCATCCAGTTCTCTAGATATTTTACGTTTCTTTGATAATATAGTGGTCCAATCAAAAAAAGAGGCTTCCACCATAACAACTTATTGTCCCGATCTAGCCGATAAAATATCTATATTAGACACAGGGGTAGATAAGAATAATTTGATTAATTATACTAATAATAAGTACGTTTTCGATAACTATCATCATACAAAGAAACTGTATTTTATAGGTAATTTTGATGAAGATGAGGGCATTATCAAAAAAATAATTTTTTCTTTATACTCTAGCATATCTGAACGTCCGTTTGGAGCTGTTTGCGTATTCTTTTTAGATTATTATAATGCTCCTAATATAGAGCTATTAGAAAACAATATTAAAAATATGCGTTCAGAATTTGGCCTTCCAACAGAATATGGAAAAGAAATTTTTATTTTTAAACAATTTACAGAATCAGAAATAATAGCAGCACATAAATCTTGTGATATATATTTATCTCTAAATGAAAAAAATACTCTATACTTGCAAGAAACTTATGCTAGACTATGCGGAAATACAGTTATAAGTCTTGATGATTACTCAGATATAGCGGTTCCTATGAAAACCGAATTGGCTTCATATTCATATCAAATGAAAAGACGAAGTATATCTATCATAAATTTATCTAAATTGATTAAGAGTGCTATTATATGAACTATAAACTATCTAATATAGCAAGAACCGCCATCAAAGGCACAAAAAATCATAGGATAGTATACTATCCCCATGGCTCTGTAATGGACAGCATACTCGGCTCAATACCGGGCATGACTCTAACTCTATATGAATCAGACATTACGTGCGGGGCTTCATGCGTACTGTTGTACGATAACGCATATAGTGGAAAAGAAAATGAAATCGCTAAATATTTTCATACTAATATTGTTAATCTACGTATCTCAGAAATCGAAGACGAATCAGAAAATTGTGAGCATGTATACCAATTTAATTTAGCGGATGACTCTTATGGTCTACCAAAACCAATAAAGCCATTGTCTATTCAAAATAAAACATTATTATACATCAGAGATAAGGATCCTTATCACACAGAAATGATAATTAGGTTCTTGGATTCTCAGAATATTAAATATGATGCTATAGACCCAAAAATCTTTTATAATAGAGATATACAAGAGATATATGGTTTCTTAAGTCAGTATAAGGTCTTATTAAATAACACCAATAAGATAGATCTTTTAGCGGGCTATCGAGCCGGCTGCCTACCAATAACCTTCAAGAATCAGTTCGCTAAAAACAAATATCTCAGACTTATAGAAGACAATAAAATACATGATCTTATTTATTCAGAGCATGCTCGCGAAGACAACATGAATGAATTCGATAACTTGTATAATTTTGATAAGTTTGTGGATCGCTTAATGTCTCATATTAATCACGTCGTATCAACACCATTCATTTTATGATCAAATCATTTATAATATCACACGTACCAAACGATACCAACTCCATAACCATAGAGCAAAGCGCGCAGATACCCAATTATTATGCTCAAGAGATAGAAATACAATCTCCAGGCGTTCTCATGAATATCGATGAGTCCGTATACGAAACTATACTAAAACTATCCAAAAAGCTTTGTTTAAATGGAGTACTGTCTTTTAACATATTAGATATGAAAGATTTGGCTAAACACTATTTATCTGGGGCTGTAGAGGAAACAGAATTCCTTAATATCATAGAGGATAATAAAGGATTCAGCTTTGATATCTCATATTTTATATCAGTATTAAAAAGCAATACAGATATTACGCTTAAAAATATCAACAAAGAACAATTTATATTAAACATAACTATAGAAAGAATAGCCGTTTAACATGAAAGACACCAACTGCAAAAACTGTATTTTTTCGTCGCCCGCTGCACAAGACCACGAGCCAAAATGCGAATTCGGTATTGTGGATAAGATAAAAAACATAAAAGAAAAAGACATTAGCATAGAACACGGGTATTACAAAATAAATAACTATTTGTGTCGATATGGTTTCTCTAAATCTGCTTATGACAGCAATCAAGAACATATCAAGGGTATGGACCTTAAAAATAAACTACTAGAGAGACTTAAATTACGATATTATCTGGTTGTTGACGCTAGAGGAGTCTCTTTCGATAACTCTCTTATTAATAAAATAAACACAGAAGATGGCTGTCCTGGATACCTATCTATTATTGTCGATAATGATGAAGATGCTAAGAAGTATATAGACCTTATAGAATCCGATGCCAATAGAAAATATGGATATAAGATACACTGCATATTTGAGAAGGGCGAAATAGGCCAAGTGCTCAATATGATATTAGATACAAATATGAGAAGGAATAATACCCAATATTTTTGGATTTGGAAAATAGACAATATACCAGATCTTAATAAGTCTATATCTTCTATTAAAGAGATTCTACATATTTACCAACCAGATTGCGATTTTATTACCCATAACTCAATGACTATAAAAGATATTTATGGACTATTCTTACCTTTTGAATACTATGTTTTTATAAAAGATGGATATGCTTCTTTAGAAAAAGCTGTCAATAAGTATGAAAATCCCAGAGTAGTATATTATGAGTGATGTAAATATTTTATTTTTAGCTTCTGAGATTACTAAGGGTATGAAATCTATAGGGCCAAAATGTCTGCTATCACTGAATAACAATATGTCTGTGCTAGACTATCAGCTATCCAAAGCTAAGTCACAATTTAAGCACGCTAGAATTAGCGTATTAACAGGGTTCGAAAACGAAAAGGTAAGAAAATATCTAAATAATAAACATAAATCCGTCACTTCTATCGTTGACCCATACTATGCTAAATCTAATCAAACTCATGCTATATTAACAGCAATACAGTATTTATCAGACATTAAAAACTTATTTATTGTTGGTAGCGGCATACTTTTTAAAGAGTATCCAAAAATAAAAACCAGTGATAAATCAACCTTATATTATCTGAATAATCAAAAAGAAAACTTTAGTTTAGGAAGTCTTGGTACACAAGCGGCCAAATATATCTTCTATGACCTACCACACACTTGGTCAGAATGCGTATTCTTAGATGAAAAGAGTATCGACAATATGCGGCTTTTAAATAAAAATGTTTTTGGGCAACTGTATCTTTTTGAACTTATCAACAAACTAATAGATCAAAATATAGAGTTTTCCACTAATGTAATAGACAAAAAAAATATATTTAAAGTAGGGTCACATAAAGACATTCTTAAGGCAAAAAGATTTTCCTCAATATGAAAAAATGTTATTTTTGTATAGATAGTTCGCAATTAAAGTATAGATTTATAGAGAATCTTAAGCTTTGTAAGATTGAATCGCATTTTGCGATAAGCAATGACAATATTTTTAAATATCCTTATAGTGGTATTCCAAACTATATTATAGACACAAAAACTATAGACGACACTGTTATGATGTTTATAGAGGAGTACGCTGAATCTGACAAGATAAAAATTTTTCTATACCATCATAATGCAGACCTCGTATTAGTAGAGCAAATCAATAATAAGGTCACCCATCTATTGAATCAGGAGACAGATAATCCTGGATGCGTGAATATTCAAAAATATATAAATAACCACATATTCTTTGATAGATCATCCAATACTCCTAGAAGCAATATCATGGCCGGTTTTCTTGGGGAAGTATCAGAGATTCCGTTTAATCTAACAAAATATCTTATGCTTTCTGACTCTAAAAAAGAAACCATGATTAGACTATTTGATAACCCCGATATAGCAAATACATATAATGTTGGAATAATATCAGAACATGAAAAAGCTAATATATTACAAACTTATAAGTATTTTCTTAATATAAATGACAGTTATATATATGAGGCGATTGCATGTGGAATTACGGTCTTAGACCATAAAAATATGCAACCTATTGATAAAAATCTATATAAAGGTGGTGCCGATATCTCTAAATTTATAGAGTTTTTACTATGAATAAAAATATAATAGGTTTTGTATTATTACATTTAGATGGTCGTCAATCCGAGGAAATAATAGAATCATTGCGTCATCTTATGAACGTGCGACCAGATTTAAATATTCTAATATTTAATAGCTATAATAATATAGACACAAAAAATATTCCAGTATTACATATAAATCAAGCGAAATTTTTTCGAGGAGATTTATTTGTTTTTGACATAGTAGGTTTAATGATATCAGTGTCCTCATATTGCGCTAAAAATATATATTATTATGCGCAAAATATTCCGTGGATGACCGATACCTCTACAAAATTTAGTTTTTGGTCTGAACTACTAGAAAATGATAGGGTAAAAATTATAGCACAAACCCCGGACATAGCTACTATATATAGTAATATATGGAAAAATCCAACCGCAGTATTAGGAGATCTTAATCCAAATGAGTTATGCAAAATCTTATAGTTCTTTATCGGACAGCGATAAAAAAAAGCTAATAACTGATTTATATATCAAAAAACAAAAAAGCTTTGCTGATGTTGCGGAACAATTAGGTACATACGCAAATAAGGTGCGTAGAGATGCAAAAAAACTAGGTATTAAAATTAGAGATAAATCTGCCGCTCAACAAAACGCATTACAGACAGGTAAGCATAAACACCCAACCCTAGGAACATCTAGATCAGAAACAACTAAGTCAAAAATAGGAATGGGTCTAATAAAGTCTTGGGAAGGAATGGACGATATATCTAAACAAAAAATTATCAAACAAAAAAAAGACCAGTGGGAAAACTTATCTGATGACAAAAAAAGCAATATGATTAAAAAAGCTAATGAGGCAGTTAGGTTGTCTAGTAAGAGGGGTTCCAAATTAGAAAACCATATTTTAGAATATCTTATTGGTAAAGGCTGGCGTGTTGATTTTCACAAAGAACAAGTTTTGTCAAACACAAAGTTGCAGATCGATCTTTTTCTACCTACTATGAACACAGCAATAGAGGTTGACGGCCCTTCTCATTTTCAACCGGTTTGGGGCGAAGAAACTTTGGCTAAAAATATAAAATACGATCAAAAAAAAGAAGGACTCCTAATAGGAAAAGGATACGTATTAATTAGGATAAAGCAAACCAAAGATTTTTCAAAAACTAGAGCCAATCTTGTGTGCGAGGCTTTAGAAAAAATCTTAAAAAGTATTGATAACAAATTTCCAAGTATAGAAGATAGAATTATAGCAATAAAGGACACTCATGAGTAAGAATAAAAAAAACGACTCTGTTCATACAGAAGAAAAAACCGCTGTCCAAGAAAATGTGGTCAAAAAACCATCCATAGGAGATCTGGAATGGACCGAATATGTATTAGGCCTTTTGTCTGATGATGAAAAAATAAGCGGCAACCCTACCACCGACGGATTACGTAGAGTATTTGAAGAAGCGATGAGCTGTAAAATAATATCTTCTAATACACAGGTGGTACAATCCCCGAGTCCAGACAATGAGAAAAGGGCTACCGTGGTACACTCTCTAACATACGTTTTAAATCCTGGCCACCAGGACAAGCCAGATTTAAATACTGTCTGTGTAGACGGCGCCGCAGACGTTTATTGGGGCAATTGCGACAAGATCTACCGTAATCATCCTGTGGCCGTAGCCGAAACCAGGGCAGAAGGTAGGGCGCTTAGAAGAGCCCTAAGATTAAGAAAGGTGGTAGCAGCTGAAGAATTAGCTCAAGAAATAGAGGATCATCCCGATAGTAATACTGTTTCAAAAATAACAAATAATCAAATTAATTTTGTTGACGTTATGGCCCAAAGGCTTAATATAAACGTATCAAAAGTATTAGAGTCAAATGGCATAAAATACGATAATGTCTATGATATGCCTCACGAAGATGCTGTTAAATTAATTAGAATGTTATCAAAGTATCAGCAGGATATATCCTTGATCACACAAGACCTATTCGGCTATGCTACAACATGGAAAGAATAATATGAAAGTTATATATAAAGCAAGCGATAAACTACAGTTCGAGCTTGAGGGAGCGGGACAAAAAGAAATCTTCAAAGAGCTAGCACTGATACAAGAAATCTTTTCGGAAGAGAAGTGCGGCTTGTGTCAAAGCACCAACCTAAGATTCATAGTACGTTCTGTGGAAGGCAACGATTACTATGAATTAAGATGTGCTGATTGTGGAGCAATTCTAGCATTCGGACAGCACAAAAAGGGAGGCACCCTATTTCCCAAAAGAAAAGATGATGACGGCAATTGGTTGCCAAATAAGGGGTGGCACAAATACCAAAAAGAAGAGTCTCAAAAAACTAAAAAATAGTTTTATTGAAATTTAACCATTTGCTGGTGGCGAAGCCGGGGCCTGCGGAGGATCTGTGGCATCATATTCATATGGAATCCACTCCCAAGGCTCCTTGGTTTCTGTCATAATACTATTCTTGTTTTCTACTCCGTCTACGCTACCAAAAAATGCCCTATAAATCATTTCATTCTGCATTTTGTATCCATCTGGTGGGTTAACATATCTACCAGTATTTTTATCTAAACATACCCAGCAATCAAACCCCCACTGCGTTTCTCCTCCCAATCCTCTGCCGGGCGTGGTTTTACCTAATTGTCCTAACCAATTAGGCTGATATCTATCATAATGCTGATCATATTCTTTATATTTTCTAGGAATACGTATAAATCTAATTTTAATATTATCTGCATTATTAACGTCTATAACGTCGCCAAGACGAACCTCTGTTCTTGGTTTTCTAGCGTTGCTGGGTATATCGTATTTCTCGAAAATAGCAACCAATGTATCTAAATGAGAGGAATCTCCCTCTCCGCCATTGAGCCACATATATCTTTCTGTAAATGTAATATCCGTGCTACCAATTTGTATCTCTTGCCAGCTTGATACCCCTGGTGCCGCAGCCAAATCCCTGCTTCTGCCACCAGTTAAGGAGTATATAGTTTTACCAGGGCCTTCAGAGCTTACATCCTCGTCCCCGCCAGTTATAGAAGCGGTTTCCGGGCATACTTGTTGATTTTCTTTTCCTAATATACCTACTCCATTAATATTTGCGCTATTAGGTATACAATTATATTTTACTTCTTTCATAATTTTAGTTGTCATATCTGTTGCTAGTGAACACTTTTGATCTGGGTCTATATGCACCCAAAAATAATCTGTATTATAAGAAATTTGTTCGGTTAATTCTCCATCGGCACCAGTCGTCACAGACCTTTGTATTACCGGTAATATTCCCTCGGTATAAAGATTATTGGTATCTCTCAACCTAGTCAATGTTTGTAGCTCTTCGTGTCTTTTTTGTATTAGTCTGGAAGTAAACCCTATACGACAATCTTCTTCTACATAATTTGGGGTCAAGCAACTAGTCGGCTCATCTTCACTAGACAATAAAGCCAGATATGACCCCAAATCAGGAATAGATAGCGCTTTTAGTTCGGTTAGTGTTATATTTGTAGGAAAAGAATCCTCCTCTTTTGCTATATTGAGTCTATTTTCAAACGCTTGAGATTTAGTTGTTAAAAAAGCTATTCTAGTATTTATAGTATTAATTGTATTCGCATCTAGCTTATTTTGAGGCTGATTAAAAATAAAATCATTAGCTATAGATATGGTTCCAGTATCCGGTACTTCCGAACTACTTTTAAATCTATCTAGTCTTAGATCTATAAAGGCATAAGAGGTGTTAAATTTGTAAAATGGAGCTATTTGCTCCTCTTTAATTTTTAAAAGTTTTTCCGCACTATCTTTTAAGCACGGGTCGCAATCTTCCAAATCTGGCTCTAGAAAAGAGATATATGCTTTAAGATCTGGAATAAACATTATTTCAACTTGCGACACTGGTATAGAAGCATCAATAGCGTGTAATCTTGCTTTTAAAGCGTCTTCGTCTGTAATGTTTTTTCTAGCGGTCTCTTTCTGTTTTTTCAGGTTATCTATCTGTTGCAGTAGTTGTGGTGACGGTTTACCCAGTAAAACATACTGCTTAAGTAATCCTCTTTGTTCAGTATCTATTGACCAAGGAAAGCCCCTTATAGTGTTATTGCGTGTAGGAGACGCAATATTTTCTAAATTGATATCTAAATTATTGACTTTTATAGAATCAAATCTAAATAAAAATTTATGTTTATGATTAATATTTTCATAAATAGGTTCTATATGATTCTGATCGAATAAATAAGACAAAGTATTTTCCCTAATATTCTCTACTCCTCTACCATATGAGCCCTCTCCAAATGCGCTAAAGTGTCTATCTGGTGTTTTTCTTGGTGTCTGAGATTTCTCTAAGCCCCATATATTGATAGGAGTTGCACCCCCTATCGTAGTATAGTCATTTTTAAAAATGATCAAGGTGTCTTGATTGTCTTCTGGTTTAGTAAAATACGATGCATCATTTATGTTAGTATTGAGTTTAAATACCGTGTATTCTTTATTGTTAATAGATATTAAAGCTTTAGAAGCTATTGTTCTATTAACCATTCTGTTTGCGTCTGTTGTCGTGGGACTAGAAATACTAATGGTATCATTAGTGTCAAAAAGATAATACGCCCTTGGGCCATAGATCTTTATAACAGACTTATTCCCTATTAAATCTGTAGAGGTAAAGCCTCCACTAAACCCAACCACCGCATTATCAACAATATACTTGTGCTTGAATAGGCTGTCGGCCCAGTCGGAGGCGCTAGGTAAAAACTCTGCGTCAGATTCTGCGAAGAACTGAAAATCAAAATGAGATAAAAAAGGTATATTATTTTTTTTGAGCTTAATATATGAATACTGATTATTTTGCAGAGTATGGCAGTTGTCGTATCTAAAAATAGGTAGTTCTGTTTTATACCAAACATTACCGTCGTTACTAATCGCCACGAGCGCTTTGTCTGAGGCCCCAAATGGTCGTCTAGAATATCTTCCTACTTGTGTTTTACGTTGTTGTATTTCTGTAAGATTAGAGGCTCTATTTTGAGCAAAAAAATCATAAATAGCACCATACCCAGTACTAGGATCTCCAGTAAAAACCGAACCGCCACCACCATAGACTGGCGTCATGGCTGTTATAATCTGTAATATTGCCCAGGTGGGGAATTCCACCATATTAAATCTCGTAGCCGTGGTTAATTCTGGTTCTTTATAAGCACAAAAATTCGAATTATCAAGATAATTATATGGAGCATTTAAATTTACTTGTGGAATAAGATGTTTGCGGTCCTTGAAATTTGCTATAAAACTGCTGCCGTTGGTAAAAGTTGGGTCTTGATTTTTACGATCAAATAGACCAATGGGATCAGTTGGCTCTGATCTAGTAGTCTTATCTGTATGTATTATGAGATCCCAAGAACACAAGGCATTGCTTAATATACCTGGTTTTACTTTATCTGTGACCCCTTTCATACCCAGCAAAGTAGCATTCCATGGATTCATATCTCTTACAATAAAATTGTCTTCATAGTCCCATATTCCTACATAAAGCGCAAACGTTGTGTCTTTGAGTGGTAAGCCATTAAATTTATGCAGGCAGGCTTCTTTGGGAATAAGTCCGTTCTTAACCATTGAAGACCTATATATCGAACACGCAGCATCGTCGTACCCATTAGGAGTGAGCGTGGGCTTAATCTTGTGGTTTTGAGTATATGTTTGATTATTCTTAAATAAAACTTCACTGTTGATTTTATTAGGATTACCACCCATATCCAAAGAAGTATTATCCGAAAATGTTATACTATAATTATAAGTATAGTCTTCAATATAGTCTCTGTTTAATAAATATAGTCGCCTGGTACTAGGATCAGGATTAGCGTTCATATTAATCAATGCCGTCCTGTACGCTGCTAAATCGGCAAATTGTGATCCTACTGTGGATATATCTATCTGATTTGGATTATCAAGTATATCTGTGGTATTATTGATTCCAGACCACGCGGCATTCGAAGCTTCTAGCCAAACTACCATATGTTTAATATTTGGATAGTTTAAGTTATTAATTCTAACTTCAATATCCCTAATCGTTAACGAATCTATATCCGGCCTATCGATCCCATAAACCACTGCGTTATTAGTAATATCACAAGTCATATCTGCTAAGCCAGCATTTAAAATATCTACATGGTACTCATCAGACATATATTCGTAAGCATCGCTCGAACTTCTATATCCAAGATTATTATCATGACCAGTATAATCGCTATAAGGAACCCCGCTTCTGTTTGTAATATAGATAGCTGATCTTTTATAACTAGGAGCAAGTTGCTTGTCGTGATAATAAGAAGCTTTTAAACCATATATACCTAGGCCTTTAAAAACGAATGTATTTTTTTTATCCATCTTCCATTTTAATACAGAATTTTTATTTTTATGCTGCTGATACAGACTGTCGTTGGCCAAAGACGACAGGGCTGTATCCTGAGAATTCGGTGAAGGTATCCATCCTAAACGAGGATGGAAAGTTCCTTTACTAAAAATAATATCTCCCGAGCTGTTAATATTTAAATATTTTTTATGACATAAGATATTATCGGGTGTTTCAAAATTATGCTTAGTTAGCAATACCGGCATCGTACCGCTTGGAGCCGGATGATACGGGATAGTAATACCCAGACTATTGACGACCTTTTGATCATATCCCCCATATGCCTTAACTGGGGGCGCAAACTTCATGGAGGTGCGAGGATCATCAAAATTAACAATAATATCTCCAGATGGGGCCACAGTAGGGGTTTCGTGCCTAGCAAAAAACCTATTCAAAGTACGAGCCAGCCCTCTTCGTCTTCGATAGTATCCGGAAGTTCCTGTAGGCCTACTTCCTAATTTGGTCGGAGAAGCATATAAAAGATCTATTAACAAAGAATTACAATTAGTATATTTATCAGATCCGTCTCTTATATGCTCTAATATCATATTGTCTATATATATTATGGTATTGTTAGGTTTGATAGTAAACGTTAACGGTTTATTATTTATGGAGTTATTTTTTTTAACCCCAAAATAAGGCCCAGTATCTTGAAGCTTTACCATACCAGGCACACTAAAGTCTCCTGTGGTACCTATCACGTTAGGGGCTAATGGGACTATAGCATAAGAATCTGATTTTAATGGCCAAAACAAACCTTGTTTACCAAGAGCAAACTGACTCAAGTTACAACACATTGTTTTTAGTATGTCGTTTGGAATAGTGTTTTCAGAATCTGCGCCTACTGGAAGATTGGCTGGAAATTCATCAATACGGCTAGATATATCTATGGCTTCGCTGGGAACAATTTTTCCTGGCTCGTACTCACCAGCACTATTAGCAACATAAATAGTTAGTGTGTCAGTTTGCGTATCGAAAGGAGAGAACATGGTCATTCTAACAACATATTTTCCTGTGCTGCGAATCCAAATTTTCGGCATTTCGTCTGTTGTTGTTTTTTGTTTGATTGTATATGCGCATTTTCCCTTAATATTAGGGTCTATAGCACAATTACTAAACCTTAAACAATCAGGACCTTCGACCTGTTCCCAAAAAGCTCTATTTCTATAATTAGTAAAATTTTGTGTTTGATCAACACCCCCTACGAAAAATGATTTTTCAGTAACTATAGCCGGGGGCGACTGCGTAAAGTCCCAACGCAGATCATCATCTGATAATGTTATTTTGATAGAGGGTCCAAGGTCAAGTGCGGGAGAAGTACCAAAATCTCCAGGTCCTCCTACGTTATATACGGCGCCAAGTGGAGACCTGGTAATATCTGCTAAAGGTAATAACTTATTATTTAGTTCTTGTTCCGGAGCATCTACTGCATTAGATCCGGTATTATCTAATAAGATTTCACTGGTATTTCTTGTAAAATTAGTTTCTAGTTCTAGTCCTTGACATTCTATTTTTTCATTATTATATAAAATAAGTCTCCATGTTTGATCTGGGCCTAGGTCTTCAAAATTATTGTGTCTTAAAGTTTTATCGCAAAAAGACCTCCATAATCTTCTGCAACTAAAATTGGGGCCATCTGGCATTAGATGTTTATATGAAACATTAGTATCTGAGGTTATCCTAAGATGAGCAGGATACTTGTTAATGATTCGTTTGAATAAATCTTTTTTTGATGTAACTAATGAAGAAGATAGTGAACCGACAAAGGTGGCGTTACTACTAAGGTTTTTATATCTTACCATAATTTGATACAGTAATTTAGCAAATAGCGTTATTTCTTTATTTATATCCACTGTTGTCATGGTTAAATTAGCGGCTATATCGGTATTTAAAAAAGTGGATAGTAGCTGCTGTATTTCTGGATGATACAAAAGATCTAGTGATACTCGATCAATTGTTGGTGCCGTGGCCAAAAAATAAGATAATTTACGCAAGGCCTTGGCTTTATCTTTAGGTAATGAGCTTCCATTAGCTAGTTTTATTTGGGCGGCTGTTAATCTGTGATATATGCTATTAGCCTTATAAAACAATGAGGGGCTAAGATAAGTGTGGGTGCAGATACCAGAGGAAAAATCCTCTTTTTGTCGTCTTTTATTCAAAGAGTAAGAGTAAGCCTCTCCGTCTGCTATCCATAATCTATCATTGGACCTCTGGCCGTCAGTCGTTAAACCCATAATTGTTTCAGTATGTACTTTAAATAAGGGATTAAGAGTTGCGAGGTCTTCAACTTTAGATAAATTAAAAACAGATTGTTCAGAATTAAAGGTCATATTAGCACTACTACTAATTTCTGTACTAGATCCAATAATACTATTATCTTTATGCGGCAAGAGCAGGGTGGAGTCGTTCTTTTTAATCAGGATGTCATTTGTGGATATGTTTACGGAGCGACCATTATCCGTATAAGACAATGCCTGATTGCAAACCACAGGATATCCATTTGGTATATTTTTAATAGAAACATGTGTTGAATAAATATTATTAGACTCTAATCTATACCAACACATTATACTATAATCTATATTATATGAAATGTCGTTAGAGTGGGTGTACCAATCAGAACTTAATTTAGTATTAGCATTATTAATGATCCAATTTTTATATTCTCCACGAAAACTAATAAAGTCTTCTATACCAAAAATTTTCTTTTTATTGGTGCCATATCTTTTGATTTCTTTATTTTGTACGTAATTATCGTTAGTTATAAAAATAGGAATCCAGACATCTTTTAATAATTCTGGATCCGATACCCCCAATAAGTTTTTGCTCTGAGTAATTAGCTCTCTTAGTTGATTAATTTTGAAATCTACATTAGATACTACATTATTATTAAACTTTAAAGATAGCTGATCGTCACTATTTAAGCCTAATGTGTATGGTAATATATCGTCTATAAAGGCGCTATTATATATGGTACACTGATTAATTTTATCGTCTTTATACATAACTAAGACTCCTTAGTGGCGCTCAGTATCCATCTTCCGGCCGTAAAATTAAACATACCCTTATTGCCCACAATTGTTCTAAATCCAAATGGATTGTCAAAATTGGTCAACATTGTAGGATTATTTTCTCCTCTGCGTTTTCCTTGTACATAACTCATTTCAAGGGTGGCTTGATTTCCACTATTAATAATACCGTAAACAATATAAGACGGCTTAGTAATCGGCTCATAAAATCCCGTATTGGAATCATAACGACATAGTAGCTTGGCTCCTCTTGGGGCGGTATAACCCGCTTTGTCTTGAACAAATACTAATCTTCTATAGTTTTGCTGTAATGGCTCTGCGGAATATTCTACATCGTCTAAGAATGCTCTTGCCACATAAGTAGTATCGGTATAATCGTCTTTTATTAGATCTTCTTCTAGAGTAACATAAACAAATTTATAAGTTGTACTCACATCGGATGTAGAAACACTCCAAACTCTACGATTTTCATCCCATCTCAAATCTATCGGTCCAACAGGCCATAGATCGGATCTTTCGGCCCAGTCTTTATAAAACTTGTTGCTTTTTTTCTTGATCCATTTTCCGTTTTCCACAGACCATCCGATGCCTATAATGTCTCCCAGGGTCTGATTGGCACCGGCCTCAAATAATCCAGGATTATCGGGATCGTTTTCTGTTTCATATAGCGTGACATTATCTTCGTCTGTAATTTCTCTAAAAGCACCATTATCATTAACAACTATAGGCTTAGATCTTTTTATATATTTATTTGCTGTATTATCAACCGGAAACTCAAATACATCACCTTCTTCTAGCTGAGCATAAGTTTTAGCGGTTCTCGTAATTGTGACCAAGAATCTCTTGGGCCGTCCATTAGAATCAAATTCAACGGGCTCATCAGCAGCATTGGGTACCGGATAGCCTTCCGTATCGTATCCCCAGCCATGCAAAGTTATAGGTCCACGTAAACCAAAAAATCTATGATTCATTAGTCTGTTGGGATTACCAGCTATGTCATACTCATAAAAATCTATATTGTGTCCCTGACCCTGCTCGTTCGGCTTTTGCTTATTTCCATTAGTTAAATAATAGTCTCCTAAATTACTATTAATATTAAAACCCATATCATTTTTGGGTGGTTCAGCGCCTCTACCCACCACCTGAATACTGTGTCTACATCTAGATTCTACGGAAGCATTAGGATTACGGAAAAGACCGTATGGAACCACAATAGGCTGTAAGCTAAAAAGATTAATAGGTATTTCCACACCCTCTTCCGAACCTGACGAGCTAGATGAATCGCTATCACTAGACGATTGTGTTGTTGATGAGGACTCATTCAAAGATAATAGCGAAGAAATATCTGTTCCACTAGCAACAATATACGGAGGTAAAGACTCCGCAGATTTTTTAAGCTGTGTTTTTGAGCTACCTTTGGGTACGGACTGAACGCCACAATGTTGGCATTTGAAATTGGCCTGTGAGGATTCTCTGGTTTTATAATTATAAATGTTAACATTTAACTTTTGATCCCCGTTACAGAAAGGACACTGTTCCGGATTGTAAACAGACATATGGGATGTTGACCCGGCCCAAGTAGGATAGAAAGAAACTGGAGAAAACAAACCATCTACGCTCATCACAGATTTGGACGCATATTCATGGCCCAACTCTGTTTTGGCGTCCGCGGGAGTATATGTTCCCACAAAAGTTTTACGTCTATGTGTTTCATAAAGAGTGGCTATTGTTTTTGCGTCATCATTAAATTTAGCTGCTTTTGTGGCATCGTCACCTGGATCAGCGCCGTATCTCAAAGAGATACCGTTTTCTGGAACCGTTGGTTTACCCGGTTTATTCTCATCATTCTGCCTAGCATCGGATGCTGTTTCATTAGATGATTCTTGTATTTCTCGTATAAACTGATTATGTATAAAAGGAACGCTGCCTCCTATAAATAATACGCTGGGACTCCAATCATAAAACTTTTTGCGCTTTTGAGACAAATTAGCTTGATTAGCATATCCTTTACCAGACCCTATGCCTTTACGTATATTATCTTTTTGTTCATTAATGGTTTTTAATGAGCTATTATATGTATTAGCTATTTGTTTATTTCTTTTTATATTTTGTAGAGCGAACTCTTTGGTTCTGTCAGTATCAGCTTTGTTAAAAAGAGCCAGTTTTCTAGTATGTGTTCTAAATCCATATGTTGTGGTGATGTCTCTACCAAAACTAATACTAATACTAGTGATGATGGGGGCTAATTGTTCGTCCGGCGCCGTCAAAGTCAATAAATTATAAGTTAAGGAGGTTTGTGTTGTTGGATTTGGAGGATTTACTATATTACCACCAAACATTCTAGATACGATTTCCGGTAACGGTGATCCTGATGCTTTTTCATCAGTATATACTGCGGTACTACTAGACGATCTAGTATATAGAACATTATTATGAATAGTCTGGCTCGTTGGAAGACTACCATAAGTTTGAGCGGTCCTGCTGATAAACCTTGATCCAATACCGAATATCGGTAAACCAGGAGTTTGTATACTGCCCATTTCTCCTACTGGCTGATAATTAGCCATGGCTTGTATTTTTTTGACAGCTACCCTATCTAACAAAGACATATTGCCATAATTCCATGGCGCTAAATCCTGATCATATTCTACTTTGACTCCTCCGATTAGGTTTTCTACCCCATTGGACGCGGCTGACACATTATGTGTTGGAAAAATTTCTTCTCTTATCAAATAAGGATAATTCGTCCATGGTCCATAGGAAAAAATCTTGGATTTAACAGGTATAGCCGCAAAAAAGGGATGAGCAGCCTTTGGCTGTAAGGAAGGATAAAGAGATGATATATTATGAGGATTGCCTCTTAAAAAAGCTCCGTTAAATATTGGGGCACAATAACTTAGCATATATTTTACAAAGGGGACGTCTATAGTCCCACCATTTTCTTGTGTCGCCTTGTAATATATGCCTAGGTCTTCAATTGACACATTTGCTATTATTGTAGACGATGGATCTGTTTCATAAGATAAGCTGCTAGATGCTAACTGAATACCAGGAGCGTCTATTATTACTCTCGGCCCTCTCATGGTTTCAGGATATAAAAACGCAAAACCCTCTTCTGAGGTTGTTTTAACATAGAGTTTTTTACATACTGCTTCTGGCAACGTATTGCCAAACGCGTCGGGATGAGCAGCCACTGGTTTCACTATGTATTCCGAAGCAGACAGGCTGGAAATATCTAAACTAGGAAGCGTAAAGTCGCTTAATGGTCGATTTATTCCGCCTGCCTTGGCAGCCTGCCACTGAACCAAAAGATCCTGATGCAATTTGCCGTCCTTATCTCCGGCATTTCTACCCAAAGCACCTATGAAGGCATTGATATTCGGTAAAGTGCTCAAAAAGAATCGTGTTCTATCAAAATTGTCAGAAGCATTATACCCCACAATAGGAGGAATACAAGCATTATCATTAGCCAAAGTAAAATAATCCGATGAACCAACCGCAATAGTATCGTCTATATAATTTTGAGGCTCTTCCCATGCTTCAGAACACGGTTCGTAATTATAGAAAATCTTGCCGCTACCTTGGTATACAAAAAATGGGGAAGAGTTGGCCGGAGCAGTTATATCAAAATACTGCTGATCTTTATAAGCTCTGACCCCCGGCATTCTAACCATATATTTTTTACCATAATATTTTTGTCCAAGATTAGCTACAAAACTAGTCAAGATATCAAAATCTCTTAAAAAATTAGGATGTAAAAATACATCAAAGCTAGAGCCCGCTAAATCCGGTTGATCAGGACGAGGTTCATCGGGTATGCCAGTAGATCCAGCAGCATTAGCCTGTTGTTGCCATGATCCAAAAGTTTCCGAAATAGGACTACCAGCTGTTTTATACGCCGCTAAGAGCATTAAGAATAAATCTGGTTTAAAGATTTTTTCTAAACAGTATATAAGATAAGCTTCGGGTCCTGACATAGCAGCGCGAATCTCTGATTCTCCTATGGAAAAAAAAGATCCTGCGGTAAACAAAGATCGTAGAGGCACACTAGTAATAGGTAGTTCGGAAACATACATAGCCACAATAATCTGACCGGTCCACGTATCAAACCATACTGGCCTAATTCTACGAAATACATTACTATCCGATCCCGTTGACATCTCAATATTTTCTTCGTTTTGATATCCAAAAAATGGACAAATTACATCTTCATATAGCGGTATGAATCTAGCCGGTCTGGTCTGCGATCCCGCTGGCGACGGATTGATATTCTCTGTTGGACCATAATTACCGTGCTTAATAGTATTTGTACTACCCCAAGGGTCATCGTATGCAGTATCGTCGCTATTAAATCTTTGACCGGTTGGCCTAATCTCCTCAGACATATTTAATAAACTATGATTTTCTGAGCCATTCATTGTTTCAGAAACATATGGATTTCTTTGAGAATATCCTGTTGGAAATCTTATTTTACCTAAAAGGTTACCTGGTAAAGCATGATAGTTAACGAACTGATTTAACACACTATCGAATATATAATTAGATTGTGTGTATGCTAATCTATAGCTCTTGGTCTGATATAGTCTTTGTATCGGTGGACCAAATAATAAGCTTCTAATATTACTGGGATTATTTTCTTTTCCGAGACTACCAGTTGATATGGGTATACCATTGGCCTCATAGGCGGCTATGGTATCTTTAATCATATGTGTCGCCGGCTGAAATCTTCTAGATACTGTATGCAGCTTAATAACACTAATAACCTGTGTACTATTATCAAATGCCATTATCGGAATCATTTCCCAATAAAAATCATATCCTGCCTCATCGGTAATCTGTCGAACAAAATCCATAATACTAATTACCGATCCAGAAATCCTAAAATCATCTGGCACATCTGGAAGTTCATCTAAATCTAAAACACATTGACATCTCAATTGTCCATTACGGTCCGGGAACGGAGGTATAACCCCGTAACTATTTATCGTCGATATTCTTGAAAGATCAGATTCTTTTTGTATCGACTTCACCAGTATTCTGCCAAATGGAGAAAATCTATTTTTATTCAATTGATCCAGTTGATCGAGCCCGTCATCACTGCGATACGATGATGTTAATACCAACAAAGCGTCTTTGATATCTTTAGCTTTCAATCCATTATCATTAATTTTAGCAGCTCCGAAGTTATCTACTCCACAAGATTCTAAAAAGCCGTACACATTAAAAACGTTTGGTATGGCCCCTTGGCTCAAAGTACCTAGGCCCGACATATCATTAGTTGATGAATTTACTGGTCCTCCGTATAGAACAGTGGAGCTTTGAGCTTTTGTAAATACTGCACCAGAATAATCTCCTATAATAATCCAACTATTATTTAGTATATTATCTGGTCCTTCTATAGACACTCTATAAGTCGCGCCTCCGCTACTAACCTCTCGTTCCCATGATTGAACCAGACCCGCAAATGCAAAATCCTGCATCTTAAAATAAACAGGCGTACCTATTATATCATAACTAACTGGTACGGGCGGATCGCCAGCAGCCCCTAAAGTGGTAGCGGTTCCAAAAAAACCGGGATCTCCTGTTCTAAGGTACTCCGACGCAAAACCATGCTGCTCGTCGAATTTATAGTAAACTTTTCCAGGAATCAATTTTTCTTTTGGCTTTGGAGTACTATAAGCGTTAAAAGCATTACCTCTTTCATCAATATAGCAGTTGTCGCCGGTGCAGGTATAATAATGATTGGGTTCGTAACTAGTGGTCGATGTTATTTGAGGTATTCCTTCACACCCCTTGTCTTCCACTAGAGTAATCGAAACCGTAGATGGCTGACCGCCCCAACCCATATTAGCATTAAAACTACTAACACTTGCTCCTAAAAACAGTGTTTGAGCTATTGGCTTGGGCTGCGGACCCTCTGTTGAACATGGTACTGATAGCATAATTTTTAATGATTCATCCAGTTATCTGTGGCTTGACACGTTTGATATGTCCAGGAAACGCTCCTGCTATATCTTCCTTCTGTAGGATTCCAAGTTCTATTATCGCTATTCAAAAAAACATTCCCCGGTATTGCTCCTCTGCTTTGGGGCCATATGGGAGTAACCTGCGCCCCGAAAGGCTGTAAACCGCTTATAATAGTATCGATAGTCTGATATATATAGCCACCAGTATATAAGGGACAACTTGAGTTAACTTGTAAAAACTCACTTATACTAGAAGGTGGTACGACCACCACTTCCACACTAACGCTTTTTCTAGCAGAAGATTTCCCCATCTTCTGTATGATTGGACCTAATTGTCTGCCAACAACGAAAGTCTCTGCTATTACATCAGCTGGTCCATCATCGGTAATAGAGATATTTTGCGACAAAGTCCCGCTGATAGCATTTTGCTTATTATTAAACTCATAAGAGTAAGAAATGGTACCATTTAATAAACTATGTCCTTCTGTGGTGGATACCGGAATAACATTAAGCAAAGTTTGTTTAGCAAAAATGGGGTTGATTGGTGCCACAGGAGGGTTGGAGGCAGCAGGGTTTACATAAGTCTGTGTTCTCTCTCTGCTGTTGACTATAGAGCAGGCCCTTGTGTAAAGAGTTGGCTTAATATCATCAAGCCATCCGTCTAGGGCATTTTGGTATTTGAATGCCTTTATATTTCCCGTTGTTGCGGGCGGAGTAGCTGACGAAGGAGAACTAGTTGATCCTCCTGAGCTCGTTAGTGGACCATTAGCGGTTTCCTTAGCGAAGTCTAATCCTATTAAACCACTATTATCAGGAGCTAAGCCAGTACGTAATATCCCAGTGGTTTCTGTTTCTAGACCCCTAACTGTACCCTGAACCCTAACGGTAGTCGTATAATTATCACTAGTAGACGACTCTATCGAAAAATCTTCTATATATCGCACCCCACTATTAAAAGCTAGCCAATTATCATTAACCTCATAAGAACCTTCTGTGAGACTAAAATTAATAGATCTAACATGGTTGAAGAGAGATATCGAAGAACCAAAAGGTAATGTAGTAGACCCGCCACCAGCGCCTCCGCCAGCAATATAGGCCCCGCTACCTTGAAAAGGCCAGGCCAGTCTTTGTTCCACCCACTTTTTAGCATTCAAATAGGCCTTACTCATCTCACCTGCTTTACCAGCAGGACAAGAAGTATTATTGTTACCAGGAGTGCTGCTTGAAGAATTACCAGACGATTGTAGGCCAGCAGCGGACACCCTATGCGAAACTCTATACTGGGGCATATTAGTAAATTTAAAATTACTACCGCCTAAAGAGCCTATCCTAGTATTTTCGGATCCTTCTGGCTTCTTTTGTACTCCGGAATCCCAGGTCATATAGATATAATCCTCTATAGGCTCTATAGACCAACTATCAGAAGTGTTCGATACCGGTGGCTCTCCGCTAATAGCAGATTCTACTATTTCTAAGCCTATAGAATAATCTGCTGTAAATACCCAATTGTCGCTTGATTTATCTGCCTTAAAATTTGAAACTCTAACCCCTGAAAACTCAGCTAGGTTCGTACCATTGCACTGGACCTCCAAAACCCCTTGCTCGCATTTAGTAAAAAGATCTTTAAGATCATTTATGGCTTTATAAACAGCCGATATACCAGACTGAGACCCTGTGGTTTTAACGATTTTCCCATCGAGATTGATAGAAGTAATCATGCTAGTTGGCACACCAGCATTGTCCCTATTAATAGTTCTATCTATAGACATAAAAGGCGTTGGTCCCACTATACTGTGTAGTCCCGAGCCGTTATATAGTATAGCAACAGAAGATTTAGTCGATGTTCCTGGTGGATTGGGCGGAGGAGGGAAGAATGGCGGCATATTATTATCCTGTTATATTATTTGCAATATTACAAATTATATATAATTAAAGATACTCCTGTAGTATCATATTCTTTTTTTATTAATCATTATATGATATAGTTAAGACAAAGCAATAGACTCTTGTACTATACCAACAGTGTCCAAAATAATATTTCTAGGCAATACAACAATACCATCTCCATCTATAGAAAGCATAAAAGTAATAGGGTTTGTGGATGACGGAATTAAAGCATTATCAAATTCCACAAATATCTTACGACTATTTGTATCTATAAATAAATTATATTTATTACTGCCGATAGTGGTATTTCCATACTTAACATCTAATAATCCGATATCGAGTCTTGACATATCTAAATTATTAGCATTATTAATTTGTAAAATATATGCAGCATTTTTAAGAGGTCTGATGTTATTATCATCGCATACAAATTGACTAAAAAACTCTAACTCCTGAGTTCTTTGTGAGGCTACAAAGGATATGGAATTGGGAAATATTCTAGATTTTGCTGGACCCATGCTAACGATTTTAGCTGTATATTTTTTCCCAGGATGAAGATGCTCGCACTTCAATATGATGCTGTCCGGGCAGCAGCATTCTGTTCCAGTCAATGATGTTTTACTACCATTATCAAATGATATTCTGGGTGGCTTGATACACGGCTTATTAGTAGCCGTTGGAGTAATTGTTGGAGTTGGAGTGGGTTGAGAAATAAGTTCTGACCCAGGTTCGGTAGTTGACATAAAAACTAAGTTCCTATGGATTCGTGTAAGGTATCTAATAAGATAATACACCTATTATAGATATTTATTTTTAAGCGTAAATCGGCTATTTATAGCTAAACTTAAAGAGCGCGATTTTTATTATACAGAATAATTACGGACAATTGTAGGAGCACTGTATAGAAATAAAGTCCACAAGATGCTCATTCGATTCTGGATCTTCTATAACGCACTTTACTATAGCTTTTGTTTGTCCCGCCATATCTACTAAACACGCTATCTTACCATTACCGTCTCCAAATCCAGAAATTCCACTAGCTGGCGATACACTGATATCCGATGGCCAACTCTCAAAACCAAAATTATAGGATCTCCCAGGCTCTGCTCCGGAAATATTCACCGCTAATGGCACACCTACTGCACAGCAGTTGCCCCCAACAGACAGCTTGGGACCTCCAACAAAAACTGGTTTTGGTTTTTTAACTGCGCATTTTGGAGGTATGCATTGATTGCATTTTACCATAATAGTATCCGACATAACCGGACAGCCCAGATTATCTGGACCTGTTACCCTTAATTCTAATATAGAATATATATTTTTTTGACTAAAATCTTTATCTGGATAGATATCCAACTTATAAGGAAAATAGCCAGAGTAATTACCAGTAGTTGGAGCAAAATTAAATATATTAGTTATAGAATCTCCAGAAGTCGATGGAATAAATGTTCCAGATAACGGAGTGATTGTGCTGGGCCAATTGGAGGCTAATGAACTATAAGAGTATGAATATTGTCTACCGGGGATTAACCCACTTGTATTAGCTGATATATCCGCATAGATATTTCCAGAACCAGATAAAGAAACAGAATTATTAGGGAACGAAACGGTTGGACAGCATGGAGATAATGTGGCACATTTTTCTGGTGGCAAAGGATTAGAAATGGTGCCGCCGATAGCTGGAATAACATATGGAAAAGATGCGGAATTTTTAGAAATAAAATAGTACTCTTGTCCGCTTTTAAGCTCGGTTAAACTACTACTGGAACCAGGAGATCCGTCTATATTTTTAAAAAAAACTGGAATTATACCATTCTCTTCTTGACTACCATATATTGTATATATGTTGCTAATAAAATTATTATATTGTAATAATAAACTAGGTTCTAATCCAGCGGGAGCTGATAATAGTGGCAAAGGTTCACTACCTAAATATCTTTCTATTATAAACTCATTAGTAATCAACATGTTTTGCCTCTTATTATTACTCTTTGTATCTATGCGATATATTTAGTTATACACCGGTATTAGTTAAAATAATTTGACCTATATTTATTGTGCCAATATATTGTGAACCATTTAGTGTTAATTTAATACTTTTACCAAAGTACGGCCCGATAAAAGATAAATCTCCAACTTTATTTCCTCCAACAAAGAGGCTAGCAGAAGATGGTATTGGCGCAGGCTGGCCGGGCTGAGGAAGTAAAGCAGAAGGTAAAACGGGTACCAATACGGATATATTAGATGATGAATTAGCAGGGATAACTCTAATAATTAGTAGATTGTTGTATCTATATGTCCAATTATTTGCAAGATTGAGCACTATCTCTGGATCCACTTGCATAGAGGGAGTTACTGTTGGAGTGGGGTTAGGCGTCATATTAGGAGTAAGAGTAGGGGTCGGGGTTGGAGATCTCGACACAGAAGGCGTAGGTCCAGGAGTGGCAGGGTTTTCTAGGCACTCTACCATCATTAAATCCTCAGATGTATAGTTACCATCTGTTAAAATAGCTTTAAGTAACATGTAATTTTTTTGAGACATATTAAATTTCCTATATTATCTTAGTTAGATGACACCCCAAGAGGCAGTGGTGTTTGTGTCATTGTTGGTGTTGGAGTCGGGGTAGATGTACTAGTACTAGTAGGAGTGGGGGTAGAGGTTCTGGTTATCGTGGGCGTAATACTACTAGTGACTGTTATTGTCGGTGTTGGAGTAGGAGTTACGGTATTATCTGTGCAATCCATGGTTCCGCATTCGCACTTGGTAGTACCGGAAGTATAATTTGTATAACTTATGGATCCTATGCTATTAGTATTTGCGATTGCATTTTCTCTTGTTAGATAAAAAGAGAATGTGCTAGAATTAGTTAGATTTCCATATTTTTTAGCAAATCGAACGATATTTATAGATCTTTGTCCTGGATTACTTTTTATTATATTAACCCCACTACCATCTCCAGCTAAGAAAGGGGTTTTCTTAATATATAGACCAGTCTCGTCTATCTCTTCTAAATAATTAGTTAAGACTGTGGACGGAAATGGTAAAGATAGTGTGGTGCATACATCTGTTGATTTAATGCCTAAATTCCACACAGATAATCTGTTAATAGGCATATCTACTAAACCATTATCATAAGTTACTGGATTTTCTTGTGTCCATATACCAATATCTGTGTCCATAGACCATAGCGGAATAGTATTTGATTGTATTTGACTATTGAGCTCTAGTGTTACGGTAGCTGACTTAGACATAGTATAAGCGACATTACCGAATTGATCCGTGGCTTCTATAGAGAAAAGGGCATAAGTATAAAATACCGCATTATCTGATACCAAGTTATAATTATTATCTAAATAATTAGACACATTGAATCCGCCAGGAAATATTTTTAAAGCCTTTTCATCAGATACTCCGAAGTGAATAGCTCTAAAAGTTATATCTCCGTTCAAAACCGTACCAGTTTTTGATCTCAACACAGTTCCACTTGGTACGATAATATCACATGTTTCCGGTTTTAGTTGTGTGGGCTCGCAAGTTAGTACGACTGAATTAGTAATTTCTCCAATATTGTTAGTGGTAGTCGTAACTGTTGCGTGTGACACAGATGTGGGCATACCGCTATTGTTTAATAGGTTTATTTCGATGGTTCTATTGGATTTGTCTGCTAATACAAGATTTTGTCCAGTATGCATGAAGCCCGGTTTAATAACTTTTAGGTAAAAAGTAATATTATGATTATGACTTAGGATAGGTGAATTATCTAATAGATTAATACCAACAGAAGATTTGTTGATTTTTTGAATATTCAATAAACGATTTTGTTGCAATACTCCGTTGTATCTGACATTAGATATTGTTAATGCCGCATCCGAAAGATCTATATCGTTACTATTTTGTATATCTTTGAATGATATAGTAAATACTCTAGAGCTTGATAAAGCATTATCTACAGTCTCTGTATCTAAATTGATATCTATTGATTCTGGCAAAACTCCACAAGTATTACCACAGCTAAATACATATAGAGGCGTTCTTTTAGACACGTTGGTGGATAAATCTGTTAAATTAAAACTAATATAAAACACAGGAGACGTATTGGCTGAAATTATGGATACTAATGTGTTAAAATTTTGCTCAGTTTCACTACTAGCGAATAGTTCACCCGAAGCGTTTGAAAAATGAACACCAGTACTAGGCGCAGAACTAAAAGAATATCTGTATTTGCGGCCAGGTACTAAATTTTCTGCAACCGCTACAAGATTGATTGGGAGATCACAGTTTGGTAGCAGCTTATCTCCCGACTTATTGATATCGTCTAATATTAATTTAACACTAAAATCTGACCTATATTTGTCATGACATTTTGTGCATCGTACCAAAGTGGTATTATGAGCTAACGCTTGTCCAGAATCGTTTTTTAGATAAGCTTTAATAATAGCTGTTTTTACACCTATTAAAAGCACGGAGGGTTCGCGCCTAATACTTTGTGACGAGGCGCTAAAGAATCTATTATCGTCTTCTGGAAAACGTATCTCTCCTATGACATTATCAAAATATTGTACAGCAACAACCTCATAGCTTAGCGTATAGTATTGATTAGTAGCCAGCTCTGTGCATATAATAGGGAGAGTATATGTTTCCAAACAGCTCTCTAGATCACAAAAGTTCCATATATCTTGTTGAAATTGAAGTGTAGCCATTATTAATCATTCCTTAATTACACGATGGTATGTTTAAGACCAAAGCATTGTTATATAAAATATCTAGAGAGTCTGTTTTTAAGATTTGTATTTGACAAATCTGATTATTAAAATTAGCGGCATTTGCTAACGATATATTAATAGATCCAGATAATGTCTGAGCCGGAATCGTTAAAGCAGAAGCAGATACTGTGGTGATTGGCGAGGTTCCTTGTACAATAATTCTTGCTATATATTCTTGAGCGACAGAAGAGGCCTTATTAGTTAACCAATTCAGTGTAATTCTCGGAGCACCCCCTGAACAGCCATACTCGGTGGATGAGACGGTTACAGAAGCGGGGATAGACGACTGGGTTGGTGTTGGTGTTGGGAATATTTCACAGGGATTATCCTCAAACATGGGAGGTTCTATGTTTTCTATATCGTAATTACATAGATAATCAAAATCTGATTCTATATAACCATTATTACCGAATGTAGTATCAGCAACAGTAAATTCTCCAGACGTGTCTTTGGATCTTCTAGCGACTCTGAAAGAATAGTTATAGTCGTTACCCCCAAAGCCAACTATATACAGCTTATTATTATAGACTACTAGCGCAGAAATGGTCTCAGACTGTATATTTTGAGCACTAAGCCTATTCTTTCTCTGGTTTCCGAATAGATCGGTCTCTGTACCGCCCAAAAGTACAGGAGTCGTATTACCAGATGATAAATTGTATTTGGCTATAACGAATCTATAAGATTTACGGGCGTATGATGCTGTGACATCCGATATATCTTGTAGGACTTCTCTCTGCATTGGTTCTGGATCTAAACTATAAGGTATTTGATTACGACTAATAGTATCAGCAACGGTTCTAAGTGTAACGGGTCCCTTTCTCGGAATTGGGCTATTGAATTCCGTGTCTGAGATAGTATATTCGTTGTAAGCTATATTATAACCAACATACCATGATTGACCATCTTCTACAAACATTGACGCATCATATTCTGGTAAAACCGTTACTGCTCCGCTATACGGCTGTGGTATCGCAAGTTTCCAAGATCCGTCTTTACCATTTTGATATTTGTATTTGCATACTCCAACCATATTACTATCAGCATATGTTATTGCTAAGTATATGCCTTCATTATTTATGAGACATGTTTTGAGCATCGGCTCTGTTTTTATCAAGGGGTCGACAATCAGATCAGAGGGTTGGATCTTAAGAGTACCATTATTATAGAAACTAGTATCAACAGAACCATTCAGATTTATGCGGGACACGACAACAACCGAAGATCCTGTTTCGTTTTTATTTTGTGCAACAACTAATAATTTTTGATCTATTACAGCAGCCCTTTTAATCTGATACTGAGTAGAAACCGATCCGGCGTCTATGTTCACAATGCCTCCGGTACCAAACGAAGTATTGATTCGACCAGCACCAGAAATACTAGCTGCGCTATATGTATATTTTTTATTAACTATATCATAAGTTTCTAAGAACAATATAATATTATTATTTACTATTAAAGCGTCCCCTATTCCTACTATTTTTGTGTCTTCGATAGCAGATATCTCTAAAAAGCCTCTGTTTCCAAAGGTCGTGTCTATAGAACCTGTTGAAGCAAAATGTCTTGATATCACAGCGCTACCACTGGTATAGCTAACAACCAGAAACTTACCGCCTTGAGGTAGAATTTTCTTAGCGTTCACACTAACTTGAGCGCCGATATCGTTTTTAAAGGAATGGGTTGTGGACCCGGATACTCCGAACGAAATATCTAAACCGTTATTTTTAATCTTAGATAAAGATATTTTACTTGCTACATTGGTATACGGAACACCAACACAGATCGACGATCCCGCTAATAATAAGGTATTAGCAACTATAGCTGCATCAATTGGCTTATCTATAGAAATTGGACTAGTAAGATCCGTATCTGTTACATCGCTACAGGCTACAGCAAACTTCTTCTCTTTTCTGGCATCAGAATCAACAAAATTATTAAATCTATATGAACAGCCAGTGTCGCTAGTGGGCGTAGTGGTAGGTGCTGGGGTTGACGATGGACAAGGTGGACATGGTTTTACTGTAGAGGTGGGAGTAGGTGTTGGTACCGGAGCACAAGAGAACGAAATCTTCCATTCTGTGCTTTCGTCACACGCAGACTCCAAGATACAAACAATATATCTCGATCCCCTATTAGGTATTTTAATAGTGTCATATGTACCATAGGTATGATTTTTGCGATCTATACCCGCACAAAATAAATACTCATTATTATCGTCTTTATCTACAGTACCAATATATCCACTATTGTATAATTCTGTACCATCAAGATCATAGAGAGACAGCTTTTCTGGGGATCCATAAAAACTATATGTTAAATTAATCTCATAATTGTTCGTAGATAGTAAATCCACAACGAATTTATTACCGCTTAATTTTTTCTTAGTAATTATAGATGGACACAGGAATCTAGGTAAAGAACCCAAGTCTCCTACCCCTGGAATAGATAGGGCTTCTCTGGTGGGCGTGGGTGTTACAGAGGGTCCGTCTATCACCGGTATGGTGCCAGAGATTGTGAAATTAGGACAATGACAATCTGTGGAATCGCATGTAAGATTAATAGCGTATGTTCTAAGCAGCGTATTGTCTGTTAGATAAACACTATATATTAAAGGATAATTTGTTAAGCCACATACTTTATTAGATAATTGACTCTGATAGATCAAATAATTCTTACAGGTGGCGAATCCTGATGAAGAGCTATTGATAGTGCCAAAATTAGGAACCCCTTCTAGCCCAGCCGGTAAATTTAAAGCATATTTATATGTAGTATTTGGTAATAGTCCACTGATAGTGGTATATATAACTAGATCATCCGAGCCGCAAGATTCAGAGTCATTACCGAGCCTAATGCTGATTTTGGGCAAGCCTCTGGTTGGCGATGGAGTAAGTGTTGGGGTTATACTGGGTGTTACAGAAGGAGTAACACTAATAGTGGGCGTAACAGACGCTGTAGGAGTAGGAGTAGGGGTGTTTGATGATGTTACAGTAATTGTTGGCGTGACTGATGCTGTAACACTTGTGGTAGGGGTTGGTGTGGGTGTATTAGGAACCTGTGTACCAGTTGGAGTATTTGTTGGGGTCTTAGTGGGTGTTTGCGTTGGAGTCTTGGTTACGGTTGAGGTTGGAGTTGGAGAAGGCTTAGCTGGTGGTAGTCCTCCACAATCTATACCCAATATATCTTCTGATAGGGTCTTAATAACACCATTATCGTTAATAGTTACGCGGGCTTTGATAACAAAGCTTTCGGAACCTTCTAAATATACTATATTGTCTATAGATTCTGATGATGCGGAGGCTATTATCTCGGTTGACGCACTAGCGAACGAGGCTGAGCCGGGACCTATGGAGCTATATTCTACTGTGTATGTATCATAAGGAATTAGATTCTCAAGCAAAATAGGTATAGAGAGTCCTACAGAGCAACAGCTCGGAGTATCAGCTTTAAGTACTATTTTATTACCGAAACTAATTTTAACGCTACTCATTACGAAACCTTCTTCTTATATATTAGTTGGCGTAGGTGTTGGGGTCGGGGTGGGCGTAGGAGTCGGAAAACACGTATCGCAATCAAAAAACAAGATTGTATCTGTTTTTATATTATCTAATAAATCTGTTACCTCTAGCTTCAAGCTAATTTTCTTAAGAGACCCACTATAACTAAATACTGTATTAATATTTTGAATATTATTACCAGCTATTATCGTTCCGCTTTTAGGCGATATATTAGCAAAATAATCATCAGGAGTAGAAAATAGATAAGAATATGATCTACCAATTTTAGCATTTTTAATCGAAGCAACCACACTCTTATACTGACCACAACTCTTCATAAGTTCTTTGGAATCCGTAACAAATTCAACGTCTGGCGCAGATGGTCTGCCGCACTCTACCGTAAGAATATCTTCACCATAATTGAAGCCCACATACGGCACATTAGTAGCATCAGCGGGCATTTCATACGACCCCTTCTCCGTCTCAACACTATTGGGATCAATAGAGGTATTATATAACCAGTTGCAATATCTTGCTCCATCTAACCAGCTCACAAAATTCACTGGCTTATTTTCCATATTGGGCTTACAAGTATAGCTAAATGTTTGATTAGTATTCGATGATCTAGTAATGCCGCCTCTAGGGTCTGTGGTCATTTTACTATTGTATAAGCCATATCTATCAGATTTCGCAGCGACGGAATTTAAAAATACCATATATTCATTATTAGTTACCGGATGCTTTTTCATATAAAAAGAATGCGGAACAGAGCCTATCCCATTATCATCCGCATCGTTCATGCCTAGAAAAGATCCTGATACCATGGAAAAAGTAGATGTATCAATACTAAGGGTTTGATTAACCTCGGCAGCAATACGAAGTCCTAAAGAACTAGACTCAAAAACCGGTTTGTTTTCAACTATTTGTCCAAGTTCAGAGATCGGACTATTCCAAGAACCACCAGTATATGGTTTAAGAGAGGTCGATATATCATCAAGCCATTCATTAATATTTCCATTTTGATCATAGGTACCATAATAACTCGGCCCGCCATTGGTACCAACGGTAGTCAAATTGCCGTCTTGACCATTCCAATCGGCTGTATTTCCAAAATTCGCAAAATTGCCCGATGCCCCAGCAGAACCGTCGCCAGAAGTATTACTGGTTACTGCAACAGGATTATTATTGCTCATAGTTGCGTATTGAGAATATTCTTCTGTATCTGCATTATAATAAGCGCTCTTATACCATTCATTGCGATTAGGCAGCCAATACTTTGCGTCTTTTCTATAATCAAGGTCCGTAATTTTGAATTTAATAATATAAGATCTAGACCCCTCTAAAGAAAATCCTATTGGTATATTCATAGGCTGATTTAGAGACTGTGTCATAACATAGAAATTGTTTTGAGCAAAAACAATAGAGCCTCTAGATATAGAAGATAGTTCGCAATAATATTTATGTCCGGGTATCATACCCGATACGGTAACTATGCTAGATACTCCGGTAGAACAACATCCTTCGTTATTCACTAAAATATTTTTTTCTGCAAATTTTACAATTAAATTACTCATTATTCGCACCCATAGCATTGAATTAGTAATATATCTTCATCTAGTATTATATCAGGATATTTAGCATCAAATACTCTAACCTGTAAACTAACCATATTGCCTTTGGATGGATTAACGGTCACTACGGTATTTATGTTTTGTTCGGAGAAGCCTGCGGTCACAAAGCCGGTAGCCGGTGACAATAGTGGCGCCGCATCGCTAGTAAGACAAACAAAGTCGTATTTATATGTAGTTCCGATACGGGCATTTGATATGGTGCAAATAATGTTGAGTTGTTCTCTGCACCTATTGGGAGGATTTACCATCATGACCGGACCAGCATCAAAGTTTACACGAGGCATAGATGCAGTGACAGGCCTAGCGGTTGGGGTTGGTGTAGGTACCGCTGGAATAGAAGCACAGCTAGCGGCTACCATATCAGAGGCAGCTATACCAGTATCTGTCTGATTAATGGTTGCTTTTAAAATATAATTATACTGTGGATCTACGTTAGCTACCGTGGTAAATTTTTGCGTTGGTGTCGAAGCAAAGATCGTTATAGCTGCCGGGTCAAACACCTGTCGAGTAGATGACGGGTTCAATAATTCAAATAATATAGTATATTGTCTACCCGGTATTAAGTTAGAAGCCTCCGCTACAACGATAAAGGAGCCCTTAAGACATTGGGCATTTGGCAAAGTAATAGTTTTAGAATTTCCCTCTATACCATAATGAGAAAAATCAAACTTAACAGACAGCGAAGGTGAGGTATTTACTGTTTCTGGCATCGGGGGCTCTTGTTGTGTGCTGGGGAATTTAATAAATAAATTAGCCATATATTCCTAAAATCATTATAAATATACCAAAATCTCCTTCAAAATAAAAGATTCTAAACTATTATACACAATATAGTTTCTTTTTGAATTAACTTTGACAAGCAATTGTTGTCAAACTTTGTGCTGTGCTTGTGCTATCTGAAACACTACAACTAACTACAAAAGAGCCTATTTTTTCTAGTGTATAAACGTAAGTAAAAATTTTATTATTGTTATTGGACATTGCAAATTGGCCGGTTCTTGGCTCAATAAAAATATTATTAATATTGTTATTATTACCAATAGATTCTACATTAAAGCTATAGTTATAAACGGTATTTGGTACACCAGAGACATTAGCGGATATTAATATACCGGTATCGCACTTACCTGAAAAATTAATTTGATCAAAAGTAACCGCAAAACTAGGCCTAGTATATAAAGGAGTCATTGTCGGAGTGAGTGTTGGCGTAGGGGTGGTCGTTGGTGTTGGTTCTGGTGTTTGTGAAATAGTAGGGGTGACCGATGACGTAGGCGTCTGGGTGGGCGTAACGGTATTAGTAGCAGTAATACTAGGGGTGATAGTTTGGGTGGGAGTTAAGGATATAGTTGGAGTAACTGTTGGGGTTGGAGTACTTGTAAGACCAGGCGTAGGTGGAGGGGTGTGAGTGGTGGTGTTAGATGGGGTAATCGAAGGAGTAACTGTAACCGAAGCAGTAGGAGTATTTGTCGGAGTATTGGTTGGAGTTACTGTGCTCGATGGGGTAAATGAAGGAGTTATAGACACAGTAGGAGTATTTGTTCTGGTAGGAGTAGGCGTCCTAGTTGGTGTTTTGGATGGTGTTATCGATATTGTCGGCGTCACTGTTGGCGTCACAGACGGCGAGTTGGTGACTGTTGGGGTGATCGTGGTTGTTGGGGTTGGTGTGGTAGTGTTGGTTGGGGTAGGGGTGGGAGTACGGGTTGGAACAGCGGTGTCCAACGGCTTACCCGCATCGCTGCATAAATTACCACATGAAATATGTATGTAATCTCTATATACTTCGCCACTAGAAGCAATATCTACAACGCTCAACCCTATAACGGATGAAGAAGAATTATCTACGGTATAAGCAGTATTAGAGGATACATATACCACAGCGTCTATTGTGTTAGAAGCTGGTCTAATTTGATATCCTGTTGGATTAATAATAATATCTGACTGCTGAGGGATGCAACTATCTTTCCAAAAGCTTAATCTATAATCATTACTTATATCTACTGGTATTCCACTAAAGGTGATAGCTACGCCACTAGAACATAGGTTTTGCGAAATCTGTCTTTTTTGAATCATGTTTTATCCTTATGTTGCGGCACAGTTCTTGCAACAAATGGCCACTATAGCTTCGCTTTGTAAATTGTTGTTATTGTCTAAAACACTAAACTTTATTAAAGCATTAGGCTGATTAGTGTTGATGTTAATAGAAATAGGAACTTGTCTAGTGGATCTACCAAGCGGAGTGATGTCCCCAGAACTCTGAGAAAATATGACAGTAGAATTACTGGTTAAATCTTGTACACTATATTTGTATATTGAGCTAGCCATGAGGTTATTAATAGTAGCCACTAATACCGAACCATTGCAGCAAAAATTAGTGACATCAGCAAAAGATATAACCGGTAGCATATTGCTACAAGACCCATCTCCAGAAGAAGATAGTGGTACAGAAATAAACTTGACTATACTTTCATTGCCTTCTGAATCTCTTTTCTTTGTATAGAGAGTACCGGTCTGCACATTTAGTACTAGTTCTCCCACGTCAACCTGATCTAAGGCTGGGGCCAGGGTTGTAGAAATATCTCTTTTAAATTTAAAGCTCATAGACTTACTCCGCTAAATACAATTACGCCGCCGTCTAGATCACTAATAGTATTTGTAGACTGCCATTGCGCAATATTACCAGATGTAGAAGTTAAAATATATCCAGAAGGCACTGGTGTTTGACCTATACTAATACTGTCTGTATAAATATAGCCACTAACGCTTAAAGATGCATATCTATTTAAATTACCGGACTGTTGAACAATCTTAGGTGACGATCCATTAATAACAGTGGCGGAGACGGCCTCTAATCTATTGGACGGCTTAGCATTTACATAAATTGCTGGAGCAACTGATTCGCCATTAATCTGAAAGTCTATAGAATGCTTATTTTGATTAAAAATAGTATTGGTAAGAGGTCTGCAACTAATTGTTGTCTGAGGCGAAATAGCTGGTGCTCCGGAATTTTCTACACTAAGATTTAAATATCCTCCTTTATTTATGGAGAAAATATTACCCGTTCCAGAGATCGGTAGAATCTGATTCAATACGATATTTGTATAGCCATTACTTTCTGTAATGCTATTAATTGTTCTAAAATAATTATTGGTATTAACACTAATTTTTACCGTATCTCCAACACTAAACTCATTGCTTAAACCGATAGCACTAATAGCTAAAACGTCTCCCCCGTTTTGTATAAAGCAAGATCTTATAGGATATTTTTCCCAAGATATATCTAAGCCCGACCATATAAAATTATCTGCGCTTGGTTTTGACCATGCTATTCCAGATCCAGTATGCGTTAAAACAGAGCCTTGATCGGATGTGTTATTTGTATCCTTTGCTAATATCGTGTCTGCTCCTATATTCCAATTACCAATAAGAGTAGAGCTAGAAAAATCTATGTAAGATCCAGACGACTGAGAAAGTGCTGGAGCATTAATCCTGGGAGCAGTAATATTACCGCTAAAAATAGCGCCAGATAAGGACGCTTTAGTTCCAATCGAAGCTAGATCCGACTTGGTATATCCTGCGCTCTCTAAAATACCAGATTGTCCTACGCTCAGTATACTACCACTAATAGACAATGGCAATAAATGTAAAGAATCCGAAACGACTATTTTATCAGCAATCACACCGCTTGTAGATATTTGTAATTGTCTGTTTTTATTTCTAATAGCAACCGAATCTGAATTAACGGTTAAGCTATCTAATGAGGAACCGCCATTATTTATTGATACAACAAGTTCTCCACTAGGACTAGAGGCTTGAGAAGAAATGGCTCTTGTGCGAATTTGAGAATAGTCTATCTCTGATCCAACAGAATTTTTGCCTGCTAGATGTATGCTACCAACTAATGACCCACTATCAAGAGTGGTAGAGGGCTTATGATAAAGTACAAGTTTAGGAGTGGAGCAGGAACTCCTATTCTCCAATCTTATGTTACTATCGCATCCCTGTCCAACGATGTGTAGTAATGTGGCGGGCTTTGCTCCCGACGGCAAATTTAAACCTATCTTTCCAGAAGCATCAAAAATACAATTTCTATTACCACTACCATTAATAATAAAGTCTGTATTCTTGGATGTTTTATTAAAAATGGTTGTACCAGATCCTGATATGACTGTATCGGCGGATTGTTCCGATCCCGTACCGCCAAATAGCAGGCTATTAGAAGCGTTGCTATAATATATATTTGAGCCACCAAAAGAGGTAGAATTAACTTTGTATTGAATAGAGCCATTTGGTCCTTGTGGAGTACCCATCAAATCCGGATCTATATTTAGATTAACCTCATTTTTTAGTTCTATCCAGCCAGAACCATTCGATACCAAAGAGGTGTAGGCATTATCATAATCTATAGTTAAAGAAGCTGAACCATCTATTAAATCTCCACTAGAAGCAATAATATGTAAATCCTTATTATTTCTATTATATGCTTTAAAATCTAGTATAAGACCGCGATTACCGGATGCTACGGGCAGAGTACCAGAAGCATGATTGGTAGATAGATCTACAACGTATGTAGACCTTACGTCTCCAATATTGAACACGCCCGTACTGGTAATTAAATTATTATACCCAAGATCCACAGAATACTGATTAGGATATACGAAAAACGTTTTTGTCCCACCGAAACTAAAAAATACTAACTCATCATTGTTAGACGAACCAGAAACCTCTTCTCTTTCCACTATAGTGGTAGATATTACTTTGCCTATACCGGCTTCCCATTCTGTTGCACCAGTGGATAAAAGATTTTTGGCAAAATATGGTATAAAATGACCTATTAAAGAAGCGTCGAGACCAACAAACGTCGGCTCTGGTGCCTGTAAAATAAATCTTCCATTGACTATTTCGAAAGATGCGCCAACATTATCTGGAATTTTAATATATGAATTTATCATACTGATGAACTACCTTTAAGTATTTGATTAGATTGTTCCCCAAGAGCATTCTCTGTAGTAACATTAAGCCTACTGACGGCAGTATTGATCGAAGAAACAACATATTCTTTCATTCCTTCGCTCATTCCCTTTAGTGCCTCTCCGCCATTTATTATAACCTCTACTTTATGTTGTGCTGTAATTTGAATATTTTCTGGAATAGCCAAACCACTGATAGTATTAGCCACATTCTGTAATCTAATTGTAAAATTATCAATAGCCTTTTGACTCTTATCATCTAAATTAATATTTAGTAATGCTGCATTTTGAGCAAAAGCGCGATTAAAATTTTCCAAAGCACTTACAGCCGATGGGGCCAAGCCCAGCTGTAAATTAGATACACCTACAGTCTTATTTGTAGACGATACATTTGGGATATTAGAGTGATATTGAGGTATAATAATACCCCCTTGATTAAGATAATTAACCATTCCACCAGTAGAATATTGGCCACTATTAATAGCTTTTAAGACAGGTAGATGTTTTTGAGTGGCCGCTCTATTGACCACAAATTCTCCGGGGGTCAACATGGCTGGAACGGTATCGGTGCCTCTGGGCTGATAATCAACTAGAGTGCCTGTTTGAGCATAGATTATGCCCCCTCTGGCTTTCTTCTGCGGCTTTTTGACTTCCTCTGCTAAGGCTTTTCTCTTTGCTTGGAGCTGTAACGCCATATTATAATCTGGTAATTTTCCAAATGCTCCATTCGTTAATAGCTGTAAAGCAGAATTGGCGTCGGGGTATAGGCTATCAAAACCACGTCTCCATTTATCATTGCCGGCTTGACCATCACCATTCACAAAAGGATCCAAAAAAGTATTGTAGAAAGATCGAACCTTCTTGATAGTATCAATAACGCCCTGGTTAACCTTTTGATTAGCAAGCTCTTTCTCTAAAATACCAAAGAGATTATTTCTTGTTTCCGTAGGAAACATAGAGTATGGATTCAGTATCTTTTTACCCAAATCTAATATGGTTTTGGGAGAAGTTCTATCAGATTGTTTATTCCAAGTTGTTTTCTCTAGTCCAGTAGCCTCAAAAATCGATTGGTTTTTATCCCCAAAAGCCCCCTCGATTGCCTTTTGATTGTCTTTATTTATTTCTTTATCCAAGATATCTGCCCCCAGACCCTGGGACATCATTCCTTGCTTAGCTAAAAACTTTGCGTATTGATTAACTTTGTCTGGTATTGTAGCGTCTGGTTTACCGTCAAAGCTAACGCCTAGCATCGAAGACAATCCTTGAGAATCTCCTGCTCCTAGTTTTAAAAATGTTTGTGCGGCAGCTCCTATTGCTCCCCAAACATTATACAACGCCTCTGGCGGAGTCCTCCCTTTCATTTTTTCCATAACAGCTTGTCCAAAAAACTTTTGCCCACCAAATAAAAGATTACCGTATGGCAATATGTCTGTCGCTTTTGTTAAGGGCATCAGCTTCATATTGTATGCCGATAAAACGCCGCTTATAGGAGCTAGTACTTTCTGTATAATGCCCCTAGCTATACCCAACGGATTTTCTATATTTGCTTGTTTTATACCAGCATCAGTGCGTTTATCAGTAGTTTCAGCTGCCACAGCTCCTGCTATTAGTTCTTTTTTATTAAATAATCCTTTAATTTCATTAATGTAATTAGTAGCATTAAAGTTACCGCCAAGAACAGCTGTCTTTGGCATATAAGCATTATTTTTTGTGTCTTCGGAATAATCTAGCGCACCAAGATCAGTGCTATTTATTTTTTGCACAGTGGCGTAAGGCACTGGCGGCAAATTATCTGTATTGAGACCTCCTGTCACTGCATTAATTATTGGTTGAATACGCCCTTTTAAGGTTTCGATACTATCCGCATATATCGATCTACCAATTAAATTAACAGGGTCTAAATCTTTGAATGGGTTTAGCGGCTGTTCTTTGCTGTTGGCATCTAAATCAGCAACAACATATTTAATGGCTCCTAATGACTGATCTAATGTTTTATTGGTGCCAAATCCTCCTTGAATAGTTTTGTAGTTAAATTTCATGAACTCATCTTCGACGGAACCTGATGTAACTTTTATATTAGATGTATTATTTTTTTGATATTCTCCCTTTAGGTTATTGATAGCATCTACATGATTAAATCCAGCAGCTATCCACGGTAGTGATTTTTGCGCTGGATTTATAGGTATAAAATTACTACTGTTTTCAGCATAGCTATTGGTGGGCGGCGCAGGCTGATAATTTTTAAAAGAATTAGCTAAATTATTCCATTTATCGGCCGTTAAATTAAATAATGTTATTGGTGGTTTAACATTGTCTTTACCCTTAATTTCTGTCTCATCGAATTGAGCCGAAAATATTGCACCAGATAATAGCTGTTGTAATTTGTTAATATATGTTTTATTCTTTAAGGAAGAATCGGTTTCTTTCAATGGTTCAGAAATCGAACCGTCTGCCTCGATCTCTGGAATCTTAGTTTGAGACAAAGCATCAAATACTCTTGATAATGACTGGATATTGTTTTGCATTATCGGACCAGTAGCCTTAGCCATACCGTCATAATTAGTGACGTATTTAGATAATGCCATGCCTATAGACGGATCAACAGTATCATGCTTCATATTGGATAACCCGGCAACCACCTTCATGTCCGGAGAAATGATAGTAGTGGCTGTTGATCTATTTGTAAAACCATAAGGGTTTCCAGCATTAGTATTTTGACCAGAAGACCCTTCTCCTTCTAGATCTGCTACTGAGTATAGGCCATAAAGACCGTTAGTGGTTTTTGTTAGACCGCTCAGTGTTACTAGTGGCACACTAGACAATCCTCTATTGACATATTTACCCACTTCAATAGTTGGCTCTATTTTAGGTCTATTATCCGCGTCTACTTTTGTGGCTATTTTTTTTGAACCTGTGTCAATAGACCCCATAAACGTACCGGCATCAGAACTTTGCACAACAAATCTTTTAAGTTTTAACAGCGTTTCTAATTTATTTTTATAGTCCTCTATTTGATTTTTTGTGATATGTTTTTTTCTTTGAATATCTCTCTCAGATATTACATTATCAAAAAAATCTGATTGCGGCACATAACCCACATCTATGGGACCTGTAAAAGTAGTTCTTTTCTCAATCGTAGGTCGATCATCCTCTGTAGTCATACTAATAGTATCATAAGATGCTCCTAAACTCGCATTGGCGCCGATACTCACCAAAGGCTTCCGTCCAACTTTAGGACTGAACCAATCTGAAATATCTCCTGGTGCCGGATTCGAGGCGTAAAAATACCCCGGCAGAGCGACGGCCTTTGTCATGTGGTCATATGGATTAGCGTTAAGAGATAATATGTCTGGATATTGTGTCGCTGTCTCTTGTTGTTGAATCCCGGCCTGCTTTTCCGCATCTTGCTTTTGATCCAATCCCCAACCTCCGCCAAATACTAAACCTCCTTGATTATAGTACTGTACTCTTCCACCATTCGAGTATCCATTGTTAATAGATTTTAAAAGAGGTAGATTTTTTTGAGTAGCAGATCTATTGACAACAAATTCTCCTGGGGTCAACATAGCCGGTACTGTATCCGTCCCCTTTGGAGCAAAATTAATTAACTGACCCGCGGAAGCATATACAACACCTCCTCTTGCGAGCATCTCTGCCTCAGCTGCTGCTGGCTTCTTATCCTCCCTATTATTTTTAACAACAGTAATTAAATTTTTAATATTATCATTAATATCTTGCAGTTGCCTGCTTTCAAAGTTTAATGAGACACCTCCGATAGCTGTAGCTAATTTAACAGCGGCGGTGTCAGAATTATTCTCCGCAATAAGCTGATTCAAGGCAGCTAACTGTTCATTTGCAAATGCTTGTTCAGCTAGCGCTTCTCTATATATACCTATAGCTTCTGCCATTTGTGGATCGGCTTCTGGATTTCTTAAAGAATCTATCACTTGCTGCATCATTGGCGAAGAGTTTATGCCAGATTCTCTAAGCATAGATTCTAGAACATTGGCCTTCATACCACTCTGCTTATCTCCGAGAAACGGCATGATCATGTTAAAAGCTTCTAGGCTGTCGCGTCTCTGGTCGGCATTGGTCCCAAAATTAGCCCGACCCTTCATATTGTTATCTAATCTAGCCAAGGCCTGATTAAATTTATTAATTTCTGCTGGGGTGCTGGTGACCAATTTCTCAATGATGGCTACTCCAGCTTGTTGCTTCTGTTGAATCTCCGACATTTTATTTAACGCTGCACTAGCAACAGTAGTGTTTTCGCTAAGGCCTTTAAGCGCATCGTATGACTCTCTTAACGCAACACTTGTTTCCCTCAGCCTTCCCTGCATCATCATAAATTCGTCTTTACCAGAAAAACCCTTTTGAGCGGCGGCGTCGGATCTTGATTGTTGAGATTGTCTGGTCAATTCTAAATCTTGTATCTGTCTTCTAATATCTACAGCAGATGTTGGGCCTCCGGTCTGAGACGCAGTTGCAGCTCTAGTGTCAGCCACTACGCTTTGTAATGATACTGTTTTACCTAAAACTCTATTAAGCTCATTTTGCCCAGAAACCAGGGTATCAGTAGCTCGTCTTAGCTTTTGATTACTATCAATTTGTAGATCTATCAATTGATTAGTTGTATTGGCATAATCGTTTAGTGCATTCTGCCAGTTTTCTAGAGCTCGTATCGCAGTTTCTTGAGCTCTCTTTGCACTGTCTACAACGTTTCCGAGTTGTGGAATTTTTTCTACCAATTGACTAAAATCAATTTTATCATCCCCAGATTTCCTCATATCCTGTACGGCGCTCTTTACCTCGCCAGATAATTTAGTTGATAGGTCTGGTGGCAGCTCTAAGTCGTTTAAAGCTTTAAATATAGCTTGGTCTAATTTGATACCAACGGCCTCGTTACTTGCGGATGGATTATTTTTTAAAGTACTATTGATTGTAGATAATAACGTATCCTCAAGTCTACCAGAAACCTGTAATATCCCTTTCATTGACTTAGCTTCGCTGCCGAACATAGAAGCTGCCTGGTCTACAGCTCCCGCATTCGCATTAGCCCCATAAGCTCTACTATTTTGCAATACGTTTATACTATCTAGCTTTACAGATCCTACCCTGGCAGATCCTGATAGTGCTGAGGTGGTGAGCTCTGCACTAGCGGTAAGCTTATCTAGCGCAAAAGCATTCGCCATAATAGACTGTTCCATATTTTGAAACATTCTCTCTAAGCTATTTTGTAAAACAATAGTAGACTTGCTAAGAGCTTCTAGATCCATCTCTTTTAGAGTTTGAGACTGAATTTCTCTGGCTTTAGCGTCTGCTACTGTCGCAATAGTACTATCTATGAGAGCTTTCTTTTTATTTTCTTCTAACGAAGTATTATTTTGTATAGTTAGAATTTGTTCTTGTAGCGCTGCGTCTGCAAGAGCTAAGCTTTTAGTGAAACCAGCAAAATCTTTGTCCGATTTGAGACCTTCAATAGAAGATCCTGATCTGATTTTACTTGTTATAAATTGTCTGGAGGCATCAGCCGCTCCGGTAAAATTCTTCGCTCTTTCTCTAGATAGTTCTGGTATATTTTGACTCATTGAAAACGCCCGGTTGGATTTAGCGTCTTCCCCACCAAACATCTCTGTAGAACGCAAATATGCCATTATCCCTTGTTTATCCAATATTTGAGATCTTTCTGCTGCCGCTCGTTTCTCTGAGCTCGTACCATTATCGGCAGTGTCAAAAAAATTAAATAGTCCTCTTTTTACTGTTTGTGAGTCTGAGTCTGTGATAGCTTGGGCTTGTTTAGTGGCTTCTACTACATTTTTCTTGGCGTCTGTAGCAAATACGTTGTTCTTTATGTCTTTAGAGAATTTATCTAGGGACTTGGCTGCTGCCTCAAGCGTTTGCTCTAATTTATCTACCTTTAAACCTCTATTAAAATCATTTGCTGCATTTTCTGCGTCTGTAAATGCTTTAGCTAATCCTGCTGCTCCGGCTACTATACCAGCAGCTATGCCAACAGGACCCATAGAGGCAAGCATAGCTGCGCTACCAATAGCTGTGCTACTACCAGATATCATAGCATTGTTCTTAGCCTGCTCTGCTGTTTTTGGGTCTGCTGTCGTAAACTGATCTGCGATCATTGGTATGGCAAAGGAAAGCCCCATAGCCGCATTTCCTATTTTACTACCTATACCTCCGCCAGCCGATCCTGCCATGCTATCTCTAAAAGCCTGACCTCGTAAACCTTGAGCCCTAGCATCTCTAGCCTGGGCCATCATATTTGCTCCTCTGCTGCCAGAAGGTATTAGTCCTCCTCCTGATCCGCCGCCAAAACCAGCAGACTTTTGTGCGGCCGTCGCCATTTTACTAATTCCCTGAGTAATTTTTTGAAATAGCGTTGGCTGTTGTTGTGCCGCAGTGGCGCTTTGTTTAGCAAAATTAGCAATACGAATTCTAGCAGCAGCGTCATCAGCAGCGGCTTGTTGAGCAATCTGCATCTTAGCATTGATTTGCTGTACATAATTTTGTTGAGCATTTGCCGTTAATGATTGATTAGCTCTAGCAAATACTTTGTTAGCTCTATCTTGAACCTTTTGTTTTTCTGCTGGATCGGACGCGGCATCGTATCTGTCTTTGAATCTTGCTGCTACTCTGTCTCTGAGGGAGCTTCTATCATTCGATAATTGAGTTCTCATCATTTGTTTTACTGAACCCGCTCCGCCAGCTCGTTCTCTGCCTAATACCGATTGAACGGCTTCGTTTCTAGCATTATCTATAGCGCTAGGAGTTCTGGTAACAACACCCTTTTGGCCAGGCAGCAAAGGACCATAAGCATTAGTATCAACAGCTAATCTTGTTCTAGAAGCTCTCCTTACAACCCTATTAGCTCTTTGATTGTCTCTATATTCTTTTTCTTTTGCTTGATCAAGAACGCCTCCGGTAGTAATATCCACTCCTCTACCGGCTAACACATTCATACCTCTGTAACCAACGCTCTGAGATTGTTTTTTAAGACTCGCAGCCGTTTGTTGAGCCGCCTGAGACATAGACTCAATAGCTTTAGTTGCCTCGGCCAATGCTTTGGCAGCAGACATGCCCTGATCCATCAATTGTTTGGCTATTTGAACCCTACCCTGCCCTGACATAGCCATCTTAAGAGGAGAATCGGAACCTCTAGCAAATCTTTGTACTATTCCACCACTATGATATTTATTTAATGTATGAAGATTGCCATATCCTATAGCTTTTGCGGATTTTCTATTAATAACATATTCCCCTTCCTGAGCCATGATGGGGACTTCTCCGCCAGAAGCCCTAGCTACTCTATTTATTCTAGGCCCTTTAGTTCTTAGTGCTTCAAGAGCGGGTAATTTGCTACCTCCTCTGGTAAATACCATATTTTGAACAGGTATACCGAATAATTGATTAATATGCTCAGCTAATCCAGGAGTTCTACTAGATTTACTAATTATAGATAAGTTTTTCGGCTGTATAACGCCCTTTTTGACTAGCTCTTGTAATTGTTTGCCAAATTGTGTTAATCTAGCACTTTGAGCATCTTTGATTCTTGCTTGGGGGTCTCTGAAATATTTGGTTAAAACCGCTTCTTTTTGTTCTGGAGTTTTTGCGCTTGCATATGCTGCATCTCCAGTGGTTCTTTGCAAAGTCCTATCATAATCAATAGCCCCTCCTCCATTACGTATTATTTCATATAATGGAGAACCAGGTTTCATACCAGGCATCGGCAACATAGATCCAGGAGCGTTGGGGAGATCGTCTACTAAAGGCATGCCTCCTTTAGCCATAGCTATAAAACCACCAAGAGCTCTAGATAATCTTTTAGTCCTTAACTTATCTCTACGACCTCTATCAAATTGTCCTTTTGTAAGTTTTCTTTTAGCCTGTTCTTTTGTTGCATCATTTGTGGCGTCTGTTAATGCTTTAGGATCTACTCCAAAAAGGTTTGCTAATTTTTTACCTAATCCCATATTAAAATCAATAGCTTTTGATTTAGGATCATATGGAGCCCCAGCAACAGCCAATCCGCTCTCAAACATCAATCCAGATAAATTGGGTAACTGTTTAGTTAAAATTTCACTAATTCTTTTTTGGTCCGTAATAGGTGTTGTTCCGGCGGCTTTGGCAATAGCTTGACCTATTTGAGCTACTATGCTTTCTGATTGAGAACGTATAATATCTTCCACTTGTGTCGCTAGATCATTTGGTAGACTGCCGGTTTGCAGGGTCGCTGGGACCCCTCGTAATCTTTGTCTTCCTGTTTTATCTTTAAGTCCCGGAGTCGTAACGGTAGAAGAGGACGTATCGCCTCGTAGTCCAACAACGGCTAATTTTCTGTTTTTAGCCCTATTGGCAATATTCTCTTCGGATGTTTTGGTGATAGTTCTTTTTTCTTGTAGATCTTTAATGATCTTTGCTCTGGTCTGTTCAGACCCCTTTGCTCTTGGATCTAGAAAACGTCTAAGCTCTATAGGAATATTGACTCCTAGCCTTTCTGCTTCCTTAAGTAAATCAGCCTTACCCATGGCCTCCAAAGGCTTAGAGGTACCTCTGGCAAATTTTTGTATAAGACCTCCAGATGCAAAAGTTGAGCCGAAAGATTTTCCTAAAACCTTTTTAACAGCTGGGAGGGTTGTACGACCACCAACCTCTCTAGGATTGGTGAGCGCCTGGTACTGCATTAATTCATCCCACAAACTACCGACCTGAGTATTAATTTTAGATAAATATGGTTTAATATTCTTTTCCAGAATAAAGTCTAATTCTGAGTCTGATCTTAGAGTCTGAGGTACAGATCTAGACTTAACACCTCTCAACAAGGCCGTCTTAAGACCCTCAAGCTTTTTTGATGCAAGCAACTCTTTGAATATAACAGATGGTACGCCTCCATCGCCAAAAAGTTGTTCGGGGGATCTTTTTGAGATGTCTTCGACTAACTCTTTTTTAGTAACTCCAGTTTTTCCTGTCTTTCTTCTAAGTCTCTGATTTATTAACGTAGATATATTGGGTTCAAAATTAATTTGTCTTTCTGTTTTACCACTCACCACCTTTAGTGAACCGGTGCCTCTTTTTTTCGCTGCCATCGCCTCTCGATAACTAAGAGGAACTTTTGGTCCTATGTGAGTTCTTTGCGTCTCCTTGAGACCGGAAGAAGATCCTCCGCGGAATCTTTGCACAGAACCGCCGTATTGATAACCCGAAGACCCTAAAATACCTTCTGGTCCACCGAGTGCTTCCGTAGCCTTTTTTCTTATAACAAAACTACCTTCTGGAAGAGTAGTATAAAAACTATCGGTATTGCCAGATCCTGGAACCAATCCAACCTTACCTCCTTTGGCCATAGGTTTTCTGTCTGCATAATTCATTTTTCTTAATTTAGATACGCCTACTTCTTTAACCGCTTCAGGATATACCACGGCCTCTCCCGGCATCAAAGCAACTGGAACATCTACTGGTCCTCCTTTTTTATATCTACTTATATAACCCCCATAAGCATTTCTTCTAGGAGCAGCTGCTCCCCCAGCGTTGCCTCTACGAAGACCTCCTATAAAACCAGAACCATATTGAGTCGCTACACTAGCTCCTCTAACGGCCATCATCAATCCAAGAATAGGCAAAACTCCTTTAACGCTATCCGCTACTTGAATCAAACCACTAGCGAGCTGCAGCGCTCCCTTTGCCAGTGTCTGAAAAGTATCTGAGCCACCAATATCTCTTACAAGAGCAGTAAATTCTTCTCTTACTTTGGCTATCTGATTAGCCAGGGACAACTGGGCTGTTGCCGCGTCTGCCGCCAAAGACCCCTGCCCAGTCTGTGCTACCTTCAAAGCTTCCTGGGCTGTTCCGAATTGCTGAATTAATGGAATAACCTTACCGATCTGACGGAAGCCGCCAAGCTCCTCAACAATCTGAGAAAACTTTAAATCTCTCGGATCTATTTGATTTAATCCTCTAGACAATAACTCAACAGCCTTATATGCTCCAACGAACTTGCCCTCTGCATCGGTTAGATTAACCCCGAATTCTTTCAGAGCCTCTATAGTTCCTCCTCTTTGAACTCTAGTAAAAATAGTACGTAAACCAGTAGCAATAGTTTCTGCGCTTTCACGAGTAGTGGCTCGTATACTAGTAAATACCGCTATAAACTCATTAAGAGCATCGGTACCCTGACTAACTCCATTACTAGCAGAAGCGAACACTCCACCAGTACGCTGAATAGCGGCTATAATATCGCTGGCTTCTACTGCGAATCTGGCAGCAACCGAGTTAACAGAGCCTAGCGCTTTTTCTAGATCAGACGCTCCAATGCCGAACTGTCTCATCAAAGCAATAGAGCCTTCCACCGTTTTATTCATATCATCAAAAGACGGAGCTAAAGCACTAAGAGCCAATGCTTTTAATGCTCTCTCGGTATCTTTGGCGCTTAAACCGGCCTGGGCTAATGTTGATGATACTTTGATAAGGTCTCCTGATGCTACTCCAAAATCAACAGATAATGACGTAATAGTATTCGATAGTCTCTTAAGACCATCTGCAGATTCGCCTGTAACCTGTTGCAGCTTAACGAATTCTTTATCAAACTCGATAAATGCGGCTATGCCTTTATTGATGGCTCCTGTAAAAGAAAATACGGCGCCGGTGGCTAAGCTAAATGCAGCAAATCTTCTAATAGCTAAGGCCGACTGTCTTCCGAACTCTTCCATTTCTGTTCTAGCAACATTTAACTGTCTGGCCGCTGTGGTGCTAGTAGCTCCGACTCTTTGTGTAGCGGTAACGACATTATTGAGCTGTCTTGGTAAATTAGCCACTCCGGCATTACCGACCGCCTGAGAAAAATCTCTAATAGCATTTGCAGCATTTCTGGCCGCTGTCTGAGTAGTGCCAAAAGTATTGTTAAGATTTCTTAAAGCAGCATTGAGCTGAGTAACATTGCGTGAGGCATTTTGGTCCAATCGTAAGTTCACATCTGCGGAAATTGACCCCAATTGTCTTCTAATATCAGATACAATATTTCTAACATTAGATGGTCCTCTTAAATTTAGCTGGGCTGTTAAATTAAACGATTGTGACATAATATTTTATACAATTGGAGGATAATAAAAAACAAAATCCCTAGAATCAATAAAAGACGCTAGGGATTCTGAATGAAAACTATCTGATAGCAACAAAGAATTATGTGGTAGACTCTGTGTTTTCTGTTGATGACTGATCTGTAGTCTTGTCAGATTCAGTATTTGGTTCTTGTTTATCATTGTTTGCTTCGTCCAAAATGACAGGATTTCCATTTTCATCTAAAAACGGTTGAGGGTCAACAACATAATCACCATCTTTATCTACCTTATTGCCGAACTTATCTACAAAATTGCCTTCTTCATCAATAAATCTACCGTCTTCATTGACTAGCCTGCCTTCCGCGTCTATCAGTCTTCCTTTTTTGTCCACTAGTCTTAATTTATCATCAACAAATCTATACTTTTTAAGGAACTTATTTTCTGGCAAGTTAGATTCATAATCGTTATCCAAACCATATAACATATTAGCCAAATTCTGGGCGGCCAATATTGCCACCTCTTCTGTGGCTCTATTCATATAGTCTTCCAAGCTAGAAAAAACAGTCTCTTTGGTATCATTATACACCACGCATGATGATACTAAATAATTAAATCTAGCATTATCTGCCTGTCCTTCTGCACTATGGTTATCTAAAGAGGTTCGTACGCTTATTAAATCTCTGATTTCGTCTCTAATAACCTTCATGCGAATGGCAAGATCCTTAGCTTCATTTAGGCCAAATCCGCCCTTAGCTAGTTTCTTTTCGCCCTCTAGTAGCTCCTTTTGAAGCTCGTTAAACTTCTTTTGCTTTTCAGCATTCCATAGTCCCTGATCTTCTAGTAAGTCATCGAGCTTGGCCCGAACCACGCTCTTGCTCTTTATAGCGTCTGTAAAGGCCTGGTTATAAACCTTTTGAGCTTCTCTCTGGTCATTTAAAGAAGGGGTACGAACCAGTACTTCTCTATCACTATCGTTGATCTTAACCTTAAAAGTTTTAGTTTTCATTGCTGCTATCTCCATCTTTAAAATAGAATTTATATCGATACGGATGTTTGTGTTTATCTTGCTTGCCAGAGCTATACAAATAATTCCCCAAATCGTCTAAAGCTGATCTCAACTGATTATTACCATTATTCAAAACTTGATTTCTGGTGTTTTCCCAAATTGTCCAAAATCTTTCGGCCTCATCAGAATCCTCTTCTGTATTCCATAAATGACCAAAATTCTCTTCGAATCTGGCCAAAGCCCCTATCATAGTAGTTTGTATTCTTTTCTCTATAGATTTGATTAGCTCTTGTTTATTTTTCATAAAAACTTTCTCTTATTGTTTACGCATGCTTTGTGCTTTTGTAATTAAGTCTCTCTGTACATCCGGCAAATTAAAATCTTCTACTTCCGATCCTTTATTGCTATTGATATATCCTAGTTTTTCCTGTAATACAAATTTTGATTGATCGGTATTTAGATCTAATACCTTTCCAATATCCTGTTCGTCCGTCATTAAAAAAACTTCAGAAGCATTCTCTATCTTAGCGTTTTTGTTTCCTAATTTTTGTTTTTTAGCCTGTTCATTATTCTTCTTTTGGATAATCATCCATCCATCCAGCATATCGTCATCTTCTATAACAATATCTTCTGGACATTCTGGATGCTCATATATACTGTCATACATTCTACTAATATTTAATAAAGACCTTTGTTCATCTGTCAAGTCTATAGTATACTTACAAAATATCGATGTTTTATTCCCACAATTCCAATAAGATTTCCATAAAGCGCTTCTGGCTATGGACTTATAATCTGATACAGAGAGTACATAGGAATTAATTTCGTTTACTATATTATTAAAATGAACATACGAGGCTGAGTCTTTGGGCGAATTAGAAAAAACCCTTTTATTATTTTTATATAAAGTTGAACATATTATATATTCGTTCTTTATAGAGCTGGCATATCCTTCTAGGGTATTGGCCTGAAAATTTAGTTTGGTGTTGCTTATTTTATTTATTTCTTTATGAGTTGTTTTAATTTTTTTTCTATTATTCTCGGTTTCTTTAGTCTTTAATCTATCAGTATATAGGTCAACTTTTAACGCATCTAATTTATTCTCTAGCTGTTTGATCAAATTATCTGTATTCATATGCCAAACGCCTAACGATATCATAGTCGGAATAAGATTCTCTTCTCTAATCCAATTATGAAATTTTTCTTCATTAATTATATTATTATATAACAACTCTGCTTTATATCTTATCTCTTTGGATGGAGACCTTAGTTCGTACTGCTCTCCACCATAATAAAAAAATAGGGCCCCAGTAAAAATTCTATATAAAGATAAAGCAATATCCGGATCAATCATTTATCTAGTCGTTTTGCGCGCCCTTATTTTTAAGCGCCAGAAGCTCCTGTTCCTGTTCTTTAAGTTTATTCTGTAATACTTCCATATACTTTTGCATATTATACATATCGGTATATAGTCGTCCTATAATCTGAAATAGTTCTTCCATACATTCTCCTAATAAATGTCCGTCCTTTTATTCCTATATAACCGACTAGAATCAACCAAAAATTAAACAGACTCGAAGGTGCCGTTTGCTGTGACCTTAAGGTAGTTATCTGTAGTAAAGCTATAAGTAATTGTAGCATTACCACCACCAGTATCTCCACCTTGATAGTTTACAGAAGTGATCTTGTTTTTCTTGCCAAGATCGATAGTTAGATTATCTCCTGTGCCACTACCGCAAATAACAAATTTAATTTCTTTATCTTGTACTCTACCCTCTCCTGTTCCGGTGCAGGAATATGTGGCTTCGCTGATGTTTAAATAATCACCAGTAGTAGCAAGAACCTCAATTTCCGAAGTGACTTCAACGGGGAAATTGACGTATCTATGATATGGAGTATACGAACCAAGTTCGTAAATAGACTCTCTACCAAAGTCAGCATTTACTGATACGCTTTGAATAGGAGCGGTACTACCTATACCACCTGCGCCAGTAGGAAATACGCTCTCTGCTCTATTGAACTTCCATCTGCGAGCTGTGGCTGGGGCTGTGTATGGGCCGGAACTTGGTACGAAAGCACTGAGACCACCAGCGCTCCAAGTCTTACTGTTGCCAACTAAGGTAACATCTTCTGTAGCATTACCATCGGTTGGGAAGGTAAAACCAACACTGGAAACATACATGCCTGTGCATGTTACTGTGTGCTGTGCTGTGCCACTAGCTAGGGCGCCGGTATCACTATAGATGCCAAGCTTAACATTTGCTCTGTTGTTGGCAAAATCGCCTATATTGCCCTCTACCTGACCGCCACCCATCGCTAAAAGATAAACAGGTACGGTTCCGTCAAATACTTTATTGACTGTGATTTCAACTTCGGGATTGTTCTCGATATTATCATAAAGATCGATTTGACCAAGCTGGAAGATCTTTTCGAGATTGAAGTTGGTGTTCATTCCAACGCTCTGTACACCCTTGGGCTTAACAGCTGTACTTGTTGTACCATTTGCGGCTATTGGCTGAATTTCGATTGCCTGGCAAGCGTAAAAAATTCTTTTATTACTCATTTGAATATCTCCATGTTAATTTTGGCTTGGTCAATAATCAAATACACCTAAAAAATCAAATCAGGGGAAAATCTCTATGGTCCATCTTGCTAATGTGCTATATAAATTACTAGTCAACGAAGAAAACCCATTTATAGTAGAGTTTTTTATAATGCATTTATTAGTAATATAATTAATATTTTCAGACAATAGTCTATATGCCTGTCTATTTGGATTTTTTTGGCCGATATAATCTACATCAGAAAGGTTATCAATAGCTATTTTTCTCAGATTTAGTAGATTGAAAGTATTATCTTTTTGCATTAACAATAAATCGGCTATATTTTTAGACTTATTAGTATTTTCTGTTAGAATATGGAATAATACGTCTTGAGTAATATAGTTTTTAACATTTCCTAGTTCATATGGAGCTAGAATAGTTCTAGGGGCTAGTTCTATAATTATGCAAGGTAGTTGAACCCTATGATTTGCTGTTATGAAACTATCGCCAAAAAATTGAAACTGAGATTTGTCAAAAGACTGTTTTTGTATTTCTTTAAACCATGGGGCATTGTCGGGTATATAGGTTTGAATATATCTATACGAATAGCTTGCTTCAACCTTTAGACTAGTGCTCATGGGACTATTAAAAACAACTCTACCCAAAGGATAGTTAATCTTATATGAGAAAGGACCTGTGTCGGTTATGGGAACAAATGTGTCATTTATATAAATTCCGGACGGACTATTGGGGGAAACGCCATTATAAGCCACTTCGGTTTCATATACCCAATCTTTTTTATTAGATTCCCAAACCCTGCCTAGCATAGCTGGGTCATTAACATAGTTTAAGATATGAAGACCTTGAGTTTGAGCGCCAGATGATGGCTTATTAATATTGATAAATCCGCCAATTTCTAATAAGGCATAATCTAAAAATAGTTTTATATTCTCTTCTAATGTAGATATAGAAGGAGAAGACGATATATCTGAAATATTATGAAATAGATTTGTCATAAATTCTTTTCAATATGTGTTTGAATAGTGGTGGGTATATTTTTTTCAATGCGCTCTATTGCTCTAGTAGACCAATTATTCTCTGCGACTCCCGCAAATTCAGAAGGGACTCTCCACGAATTAGTATCTGTAACCATCAGTGCCATACCGCTTCTGGAATTAGGATTCGATGTCATATCAACGGTATAATTTTTAACTATCTCAGAAGTACCTCTTAGCATGAGCCATTCTAGCCAAGGTAAAGAATAACCATTTAAGCTATCCTGAACAAAAGCGTCGGGATCTCCTATCAAACCCCCGATATCTAGAGAAGATATGGCAGTTAATGTGAATCCGCCTAAAACGCCTCTATTTGTAGCCCTAACAGGATTCATAGATATAGTAACTGTGTCTGCTATTTTGTTGACAATAGAATCCACTATCGACGGATTTGGAATACCTAACTCTGCTCGTAGCTTACCGCTTGTTAAGGATGAGTATTCTGGTTCTTGTTTCAAAGCATCTCTTATCAAACCGCGAATATCTTCCAATATAGATGGTTGAGACTTAACCATAGTCTCTCTCATATGATCTGCTATGCCAGATAATATAGACTTATTAATTTCACTATTTGTTTCTAATAGGGCGAGAGAAATTTTCATTTTCTTTTCCACATCGTAAAAACGTATTTATTGTGTCCTAATCCAGCCGGTTGGGGATCAGAATATCTTTCGTAACGATAATGACCTAATGCGCTAATATCTTTATCAAAAATAACTTCGCTAGCATTTCTTAGTTTAGGCAATAGACTAATACATGATATGGACTGAGCCATGCCTTCGACTATATTAGTATTTTTATTAGACCAATTCATAAAATATTTGCTATCGAAAATAACCATCATATTAACGATTTCTTCGCTAGTGGAATTAGAAATAATACCGTTCCCAGCACATATAGGACATACTGACCCATCAGCAAATGGTACGGGACCGCCTATCAAATATTTGCCAGATGACGAGCGGGTTGTTGTGCTATAAATACAATTATTACATAAATTATTTTGTTGAGACGCGTTGGCGTATCTTAGTATACAAGGAACAGATAACGCATTAATATTTAATAAGGAGTCTATAGCGTTATTAAAAAGACTTTGAAACTCATCTCCTAGTAAACCGGAAAAGATCCCGGTCCCGCATGATAAATCGCTGCTTAATTTTGGTGTTTGTAATTTTCTATGTGGCGGTATAATTACATTATTAGAAGGACTAACTGTAACGGTAGGAGATGGTGTTACAGTAGGGGTCGCTGTCGGCGTAGCTGTAACAGTACTAGTTATCGAAGGAGTAGGAGTAGCGGTACCGGTATGGGTAACGGTTGGTGTTGGCGTACTGGTAACCGTACCGGTTATAGAAGGTGTAGGAGTAGCGGTACTAGTAACAGTACTGGTTATGGACGGGGTGGGGGTGGCGGTACTGGTTGCCGTACTGGTGATTGAAGGGGTAGGGGTAGCGGTACTGGTACGAGTAACGGTCGGTGTTGGGGTAGGAGTGTTAGAGCTAGTAATGGTTGGTGTAGGCGTAGGACCAGCACACAGAACTTCCACAGACCATCTGACAGATATAATAGGGCTATCTACAACTAACGTAGCGGTATTGGGTGCGGCAGAAGATTTGTTTAGTATGATCGAACCAATACCATTTCCGGATATATTTTCTACCGGCCTGCCTAACTCTAATAACTTGTTTGTAAGAGAGGTGTTGAATGCGCTACCTCCCCTATACCCACTAGTAACGCTCTGTCCATTCCATATCACAGTAAATTTGTCGGGTACTGCCAGCTCTGGATCTCCGAACGAGGTTCCGCAATTTAGTTCTCCGCTCGCACATGGAGGATTAGCATGATAATTAATGGTTATAGGACCAACTCCCGATCCTAGATCCATGTTAAAGGTATAGGTATTAGGAGTAGAATTTCTAAACAGAGAGATACTGTTACAGCTAATGGTGTCGGGTGTATTTATGAATTGTACCATAATAAATCTTTTCTATTTATTATTGCTTCAAAGGAATGGTATTGTCCGACTTAATCACAGAGATCCGCTCCTCTGTTGCGTATTTAGGTTCTAATATTATATTGCGTTGTATAGTTATCTTATTTGCTATGGTGTCAATCAGAACCGGTATCAAGTTTTGACTCACAACAACTAATCCGTATTTTTTAAATAGCGCTATGTTATAATTCATTGATTATTCTGAATGATATGTGACTATCAGGGTCCAAGAAACGATACTGCCGGACTCGCTTGGATCGGTATCTTCAATTAACAATTCCCAGGTTCCATTAGCCAGCTGGTTTTGCAGATGGACAAAGGAGGGGACCAACGGGGAATCAGAATTGATAATCTGTGTCTTATCATAAATTCTACATTTACTATTATTAGTTATATTATGTAAGTAGGCATCCGCAGGAGCGGAATCAGAAATAATATAATTGAATCCTGGTCTATAATTTTTAATTTTTTGATTTGCCGACAGTAGAATAGACGACCCTGTTGGTGGAACTAAAACAAAGACTAGATCTTGTGGATTTTTATGCACCAACCCGTTGATTGCTAGTTCTATATTCTCGATGGTTCTGGTGTCTGTTATTTGTATAGTCGAAGAGGCTGATCCATTATCTGGAATATTAATGCCTCCACCAGAATATTTAACAGCATAAATATCTGTTGATAAGCATTCTGTTGGACATACAGATTCTGTTGATGGTAAATCTATACAGTTGGTGATTAGTTCTTGGGGGTTAGATCTTCTTATAATAAACGCCCTTCCTGTAGACAATCTAAAAGTTCTATAGCCGCTACCCTGATATTGCTCATTGGGTTCTTGAAGATCCAGATCGTATAAAGCAAAATCAAAAGAGTATGTATTCGTTGTAGTAGCCGGTAGACTAAATGTTATCCTGCCATCCGAATAAGTAGATAAGTCATAATTTAAATTTTTATTTCTATTACTAAATACTGTCCTATTATTATTCGAGTCTGTCCACTGGAGTACGGCGCACCAGTCGGATATATCTACAGGATTACCATTAGGGTCCTGATAGACAAATGTAATTTCGTAATAAGACCCTTGCTCTATATTGAAGTCGTAAGTAATAGCTGCCATAGTTTATTCTTATGAAAAAAAGTTTCTGTTGCGAACGCTGTTATTATGGAAATTAATATTTCTTGGATCAAAATTATTACCCACAAACGGACTAAGCACAGCTCGTATAGCTGTGGCCTCTTTAACATCCCAATGAGAAGTAAGCTCTTCGTATAAAGCGCATGGGCCATGCTCTATTATTGTTTTCCACGCGGCGCTTTGTCCCGCAACACTTAGGCTAGCAGGGCCAAGAGCGGCTCTTATGCCTTCCAAAGCGGCTTTGGTTCTTAGAGCACTTTGATCTATGATACAAGCAGCCTTCAAACTGACCAAACTAATAAAGATTTCATCTCGGTCGCTAGTTGGGTCTGGGCTAATATTTGGATTAGCCACGTCAATATTATATTTATGGTCTAATACCACGTCGAATTGAACGTATTTAGCAGCGACCGCTATAGTCTGCTGTATTCTTTCATCGCTATAAACCGGCGTATCTCCCAAATCATTAATCAGAGTACGAACAATTATAGGTATTTCTATTTGCCAGCTCATAAATTAGCCTTTTAAATATACGGGTTCAAAGTTTTGATAGCATCTAATAAAAAATACACCATATAATCAACGGCGTCTATTTATGCAAAAAGACTCGTTCTACTTGGTTTAGATCTTCTGATATTTGAGATTTTAGCCCTTTTATTATATCAATGTCTACTAAATCTGGGTGAGCCCACCAATCCTCAAAAGAACTATTTTGATCGGGAGATACGTCATTGACCACTAAAATATAACCCAGAGACTGTAAATACTCTCTAGATTTTTGTTTATATGAACGAGATATATCTATATAGTCATCGTGCTCATATGTTATTACGGCAAATTTATATTTATCAAAAGGAATACTTAATAAGGCCTCATATGTGTTTTTGGGCGGCTCTATATCTAGTTGTAAATAATCTATATTGTTTTGACCTGGAAAATATTTAGTTAACAATTTCTCATAGTTCACGATCAGAGCATCCGTACATAATACAGGGTTTTTTCTTTGATTTTTATGGGTGTTAACAAAGTCCTGATTAAATTCTATACCAATTCCTGTCCAATCAAACTTGGTCTCTAGTAGTGCGGTATTGCTGTTTTTTAAAGCGTCGGACGAGCCTATTTCTAAGTATGACCCATTACGCTTGCCATTTAGGGCAGTCAGTATAAACATATCCTGATATACTTGAGAAAAATTATGATCTACTAAATCTATACCTTTAAAAGTAAAGTTTAAGTTATCTTTAAGATTTTTATTGTATGGTCTTATGGCCTGAGACTCTGGGCCACTACCTAGTCTAGATAAATTATTTTCTAATAAAGTTTTATACTTATCTGTCATCTTATCAATATAATTATTAAACAGCTCCTTAAATAATTTCCTTGCCTCTAGGGGTTTTCCTATCCACCACGCCGAGGCCGCTTTCTGGAATAACAAAGCATATAAATCAGGAAATTCTATTGTAGAAAAAAATACCGACTTCTCTTCGCAGATATCTAAAGATATACTAGCATAGGTATATATGCTAGACCAATCTGATTTAGCTTCGTAATATTGAGTGAGAAAAAAATAAGCTTCTGGTTTGCGTGGACACAAAGATATAGCTTGTTTTAATAGTGTTTCACATGTATAGTCTCTGCCTCCTAGATTTCTATAGCATAGATACATCCTTAATAAAGACTCATATCGTAAGTCAATACTAGAAGTTTTTTCTGCACACCTCAAATAAAAACCTGATGCGGGAGCGTGGTGGTTCTGATTCTCATAAAATAGACCTAAATAAAAATTATTGAGATCATTGTCGGGGTCTTTTATATAATCTGATAACTCTCTCATAATCCCATAATCTCGTCTATAGTAGTAGTATTAACAGCTAGTAAATAAGAGGCATTGTCTTGAAACCCAAAAGTTATTAATATTTGATTGTTATAACGTGTCATACCGCAAGCGAATTCTATTTCTCCGCCCATAAAGTCAAACAACGGAGATACTCTAAGTAGATTAAAGTCCTTGTCCCATAAAATAAACCTATGTCTATATGTGGCATTTTTGCGACCCGCTTCACTCTTAAATAAGTCTACTTCATGAACAATAGCTAAGTAATAATCTTTATAGGGGATAACCTGAGAACCGCCCCTTAAATCTCTAGTGTTCAAATTTTGATATTCTGTTAAAATAACCGTTTTAGTCTCTTTAGTTTCTGGATTATATTCCACGACTTCTGTGGGGTTTGTCCATTTCACATACTGATACGGCCTATCCATAATGGGCATCCAATTTTTTTCACAATATGAATTATCTGGATATGGAGCCGGTAGTCTTTGTCTCGAAATTTCTTTCCAGCTATTTTGTTCAGAAACTATTTCCGATAGTTCTATTCTTCCTTGACCATTTGGTGTTGTATCCCGTCTCACGCCGCTCAAAAATAATTTCTGATCCCAATGAACCAGCCTGCAGTCTTCTAGTCCAATAAACTCCCATAGTGGCTTAGCGTCTAGATTCTTAGTGTCCGCTATAGAATTAGAAACTATATTTAGATTACTATCTAATTCGCAAAGTATATTATGGGTTGCTAATACTTGATGTTGTTCGGTGTGTAAGTAGCATAATGGTCCCCATACGTGTTCATTAATGCCGTGTTCAGCATGGTATAGGACATAATTAACATTACGTAAATTAACTAATAATTGTCCATTTAGATTAATAATAGAAGGATTAGTTAATGATGGTCCAATTATGTCATTACTAGATACTAATAATGGATATAAGCCACCTCCTTGGTCTACACAATATTTGACAAAATTTGAAAGTTCGCTTTTCATAAGAATTCTCTAGAGTATAAATTATACTAATGAGTTCTTAAATAATGTCAAATCTATTAATTTATTAGACACCATATCTTCCTCTCAATTGATTGAAATTGGAAGAAATTTCTGATTGCGATAAAGCTCTGTTATAAATTCTCAAAACAGGCAGTCGTCCTAAAAACCGACCGCCGCCAGAACCCCAAGCAGCAGAAGTACTAACCAGAGTGACACCGGTGCCATTTGTAAAAGAAGTCAAATTATATGTAAATCCAGTGCCTTGCGCCAAATTTTGCTGAACCCCACCAAGAAAAACTCTATTAACTCCTGACTGTCTAGTCCAACATAAATGTCTCCAGGTATTGACCGCGCCCGCTTTATTTAAGCTTGTATTAAAACAACCATTGACCGTGCTCAAATCAACCCCTACTTGAAGCCTGTCTCCAAATCCAGTATTACCAAATCTAATTCCCAGAAGACCAGAAGTAAACAACTCTCTATAGTTTGCATCCGTTGTCGTCAAAAAAAACCAAGTTTCTATGCTAAAATCTGTAAGCGATGACATTGTGTTATTCATGACTATTGAATCATTTACCCCATCAAATGTAAAATAGCCACTATTTAGCGAAGAATATCCAACGCCGTTTAATAATGTGCCTGAATTCCTATTTATACTAACATCGTTTACAACAGTGCCAGATCCAGGATAGCTGTTTGGGTTTGCTGCATCAAAAAATAGTATTAGTCCATCAACGATACTTGGCCATTGATTATTCCTAATAGATGAACTTACTTGATCTAAAGACCAAACTCCACTAGCTAGTAAATCTGTGGGAGTGTTTGCGTTTCCTATTGTATTTGCAAATCTTTTTCCCATTAAACACCATACCTGTTTCGGAGAGCATTGAAGTTTTGAGATATCTCGCTTGCCGAAAGCGATTTGTTATATATTTTAACGCTACTCACAGCACCCGAGAAAAGACCGTATTGACCGGCGATAAACTCTCCCGAATTATAAAAAACGCTTGCTCTCAGACTCGTAAACCCATTTTTTATAAAAACATTATTGATATACAGACTTGGCAGTTTGTTGGTATAAACAATGACAATATTAGTAAAAATAGTATTGGATATGGCTACAGCATGAGATAATAAAGGGGCGAGATAAGCGTTTCCATGCTCATAAACACTGAGGCCGTTCGTCCCAAGAGATATTCCTGCTCCACCGTTTGTTGCGGACTGAGCTGGGAAAAGAAGATATCTTTGTCCTGTCAATCCTGTTGTTCCAGAAGTGGCCTGGGCGTTAACGGTTATGGTCGCGGTTGGTCTCGCCCACACGTCTAATGAAAAGTTGTTTGTTCCGATGTTTTCGTATGTTCGGTTTGCACTCTGGTTGGTTCCGTTGAAACTTAAAAATCCCCCGTTATTTGAACTGTATGAGGGAGAGTTAACCAATGTTACGTGACGATTGTTTCCGCTTAAATCATTCCATGTGCTACCCGACCCGGCATATGACTCGGGAATGCCCGCATCCATATTCATTTGCAATCCATCTCCGACTATCTGAACTGGCCACTGATTCCGTCTATTCCTATTTTCAATCTCATAAATATTCCAAATTCCATTACCAGCAGATAATGAAGATGTTCTTGTTGCTCCTATCATGTTTCCTTCTCGAAAAACAACACCCATCAACGCACCTCTTCATAAGAGCACACAATTGTCAGATCTCCACCCGCACTAGCCTGAACTGTGAGCCTTCTGTCTTCTTCAAGCCAAATTGGAGCGTCTCTGCCTACTAAAACAACGGTAGCATCCGCTGGAACAGTAACGGTATTGACGATTGGAAAACCCGTTCCAGCCGTGGCGGAATTGTATATCCTCAAAGTACAATCGACCGAAACCACTCCGTCAATATTCGCTGCATAAATAGATACTATTTTTATAGCAGCATCGGAGTTAGCTGCATTAACTAAAAGATTGGTTTCTGTTGTGTTTGCGAGCGTTAAATATGTTGTTTTTCCATTAACGGTCGTTGGCGACATGAGATTAGGCGTTACCATAATTTATTCCCTCCAGTTCCTCTATAGTGGTTGATGATTTTATTTGAAGTCTTAACAATGAATCTTCTTGGCTTAGTTGAGATCTTGCTTGTCCATAGGCTAGCATCAAAGAAGTCAAGTCCTGAATATTCAATTCGTGGCTAACTCCTTCAATATCTATGATCGTGGTTGAGTTCTGCAATCCCAGAGCCGAAGCTTCTTTGAGCAATAAGAATGCTCCCATAAGCAATGTAACATCAGAAATATCTAAACCGAGGCTCCAACCATAAGGAGTAGCCCATCCCGATTTGATTTTTTCTTTCCAAACCTCGTCAAGAGCTTCTAATTTTTGTTGTTTGGCTTCTTCAAGGCTGGGCATTTTTAAATTAATATCTTCTTGAGTAATCTCCGTGATCATAAAGCCGGACAGCTCTAATATTTCGGGATCATTTGACCATTGTGATGGATCCGTTCTTGTTGACCCGTCAGGTAATCTAATTCTATTAGGAAGCGTCTCAATTAGCCCGGTTAATTTATTTCTGTAATAAGGAGGCTGTCCATAGTATTTTAAAATTAAATTATTATCAATCATTTATTAGTTTCCTAGTTAAAAATTGTACCTATATAGTAAGAGTTTTTAGTGGCATTGGTTCCTTGAATGCCTTGAATGCCTTGACTGCCGGTCAAACCTTGACTGCCGGTCAAACCTTGAACGCCGTCTATTCCTTGACTGCCGGTTAAGCCTTGGACTCCTTGACTGCCCGTGATACCTTGACTGCCGGTTAAACCTTGACTGCCGGTTAGGCCTTGAATTCCTTGACTGCCGGTTAGGCCTTGAATTCCTTGACTGCCCGTTAAGCCCTGACTGCCGTCTATTCCTTGACTGCCGGTTAAACCTTGACTACCCGTAATACCTTGAATACCTTGGCTGCCCGTGATGCCTTGAACGCCTTGACTTCCCGTACTACCGGAGGTGCCTTGACTACCAGTTATTCCTTGAACACCCTGACTACCCGTGCTACCGGCGGTACCTTGACTGCCCGTGATACCTTGAACGCCCTGACTACCGGACGGACCTGCGGTATTTACATAGACTAACGTGTTCCAAGCAGTAACACCGTCTCCTACTTTAAACCTCTGTGTATCTATTTCAAAAACAATTTCGCCGGCCGCAAGTATAGGATTAACAGAAGCCAAAGTAGCGGCTGTTCCTCGTTTGTTTTGAATTGTTGGCATTATAACAACCTCTATAAAAACTTTTTTATCAGTATATTCTTAGCCTATATCAAATCCGATAGAAAATCTATTACATTTTGACCAAACACAGTGCCACTGGGGGATATTAAATATTCTAATATTAAAACCAATCTCATCTCTATCTATTAGAATATTATCTTTTTCAATATCGTACCAATTCATACCACTATCACCACTTTCTGACCATGATATATATATTCTTTTGCCAGATTTTGGACCGTTAGTATGCCACCCCATACCGCCGCGTGGTGGATAAAATATGAGATTTTTGCATCTGTACCCTAAAATTTCCATGTGCTCTTCTAAAAATATTTTTTGAAAATAGCCGGTTTTGTTTTCATAATCCAACAAGTCTGATGGCCTATCAAATAATTTATCAAAATTAAAACCTGGCGTATTAACATAATTTATATGTTTATTACTTAATAGTTCTGTAATATTGATGTTATTTAATTTAAAATTCATTGTATATTAGCCGAAAAAGATTGTACTCTCGCTCCCCATTCATTTAAGATATATAATCTGATTATATCATTAGTAGCTACAGAAAATGTCGTAGATCTAGACAGCGTGGCTCCGTTTGTTAAGGGTATCTCCCAAGCCAATAGATTGTTTTTCGTGACCTGTATTACATCGCACCCAAAATCGCCACAACCACTGCGTACTGTCGTTGTTAGGTTTAATGTTCCTGTAGCAAGACATGTGAACATTAAATATGTGCCATTATTTTCAACCAACCCATTCCATGTTAATGGGCTAGAAGATGTACCAGAACCTGTAGCCGAATCAAATACTCCAGTTGAAGCTTTTTGTAAAGAGGCTGATAATACCGAACTGGCTGTTGGAGTGGGAGTCAATGTGGGCGTCTGAGTAGGAGTACTGGTTATTGTGGGAGTATTGGGAGGTAGGATCACGCCACAATCGATGGTAATATTAGTATCTAGTTTTGATGTGGTAATAGCCCCGTTAGCAATATCTACTGTTGTAACAGAGTCGGTATTAATACTCAAAGTAGCTCCGCCATTGCTTATCGTAATATCTCCTTTATTACCATCTGAAAAACCTTGACCTACAGGACCGGTTGCTCCAATGGTACCCTGCGGGCCTGTTATCCCCTGACTACCCGTAACGCCTTGACTGCCCGTGATACCTTGAACACCTTGACCTCCCGCGCTACCGGAGGCTCCTTGACTTCCGGTGGTACCTTGACTACCGGTTAAGCCTTGACTGCCCGTGATACCTTGACTTCCAGCAATACCCTGGCTGCCCGTTAAGCCCTGACTACCAGTAGTACCTTGACTACCCGTAATACCTTGAATACCTTGGCTGCCCGTGATACCTTGAACTCCTTGACTGCCAGCGCTACCCGTGGTGCCTTGACTACCCGTAATACCTTGAACTCCTTGACTGCCAGCGCTACCCGTGGTGCCTTGACTACCCGTCAAACCTTGAACGCCTTGCGAACCCGTTAAGCCTTGACTACCAGTCAAACCTTGACTGCCTGTTAGGCCTTGAATACCTTGATTGCCCGTTAAGCCTTGACTGCCTGTGATTCCTTGGCTACCCATGGTGCCTTGACTGCCCGTTAAGCCCTGACTACCGGTCAAACCTTGAACGCCATCAATTCCTTGACTTCCTGTTAAGCCCTGACTACCAGTAGTGCCTTGACTACCGGTTACTCCCTGACTACCTGTGGTTCCTTGTAAGCCAGTTATTCCCTGACTGCCAGTGTTGCCCGTAGTTCCTTGACTACCAGTTATTCCTTGAACGCCTTGACTACCCGTAATGCCTTGAACACCTTGACCTCCCGTGCTACCCGTGGTACCTTGACTACCAATAAACCCCTGAATACCAAATAAACCCTGTATTCCTTGTGTACCAATAATTCCCTGAACGCCCTGAGTACCTTGAATAGTGGATATATTATTTAGTGTAGACTGTAAATTATTAATATCGGAAATATTATGTGAATGACCACCAATACTAACGCCCGTGCCATTAACAAAAATACCCTGACTAAAATTACCAGTACCAGCCACATCTAATTGATATAATGGATTGCTAACATTTATACCAACATTATTATTAGCTATATAAATAGTATCACTAATGCCAGAAGCATTAATAGACTGTCCTAAATTAGCGTTTTTTCTAGATATGGTCATATTGATAATCTCTTGTAATATTTATTTATTTACACCTTTATCATAATTCCTGGTCATGAAAGGATAGATACCATAAAAAACAAACCTCATTGACCCATTAAGCCCGTAAAATATTACTATTAAAAGCGTTTAATATCTGATTTAAGCTAATAATTTCAGCATCCGTAAAAGATAATCCCACCGAATACATTCCTATAGCAGCATTTGTTAGTACGCCTGGGCCATGTGTTGATGAATTTTTGTTAAAAATCCCAATTGTGGACGATCCTGGAGTTCCGGGGGTTACAACGGTCGAACCGTCAACGTCAAATATCCCGTTTTTATAAATCCTTCCTTGAGTAGAAGAGCCTGTACCTAACCAAAAAGTAGGAGGAGTATAAGAAGTACCCCAAACATAATCATTCCCAGCCCCTGAATAATATCCCATAGAAGAGGCCTCTCCGTTTGCGCTGATACTCCATGAGCTAACATTACTAGCTCCATTATCGGATCCTATTAAAGCTCCATAACCTCGCGTATTTTTTACCGTTTCATAAGCAGATAAGTGGCGATTATTCGTGGTTAAAACCGATTGAGCCAAATTGGTCAACAAATACTTATTACCAGAAAAAGACCCTTGTAATCCAGAAGTTTCTGAGTAATCGGAAGCTATAAAATTATTATTAATATCAATATGAGATCCATAAAGAACAGTAGCTGAAGGGCCTAAATATAACGGAGTCAAAGCAGAAACTAGATTGTTTCCACAAAATAGATTTAATCTATAAAATTTATCTCTCAAACCATTTGCATTAATACTATTGCAAAAACTATTTACAGAGCTAGCAGTATTAGAAGATATAGAACCTCCATTTGTATAAACTCTATTAATCCATAGTTTAGCATCATTGTTTGTTACGGAAGCGAAGGTGTTGCTTGGTTTGCCTCTAGCAAGACCATCATTAAATGCGTCTATAATAGATGTTAGTGTGGCTATTTCTGAACTTGTTAAATTTATACCAATAGTATATAAAGACAATCTAGCGTCTGTATGAGTACTACCAACACTTGTTGCTCCTATTTTTTGAGCAAATATTCCTATAGAAGTAGTATCTGGGGCACTGATAGTGTTAACAGAATTGGTGGTTAAAGTATCCGAATATAGCTTATTCAACCCATCACTATCGGTAAGACCAATCACAAATGTTTTTTCCGTCATTAACATACTAATACCTGTGGATAGTTGTCCAGACGCATTACCTGTCCAAAAACTTGCTACATTTGTACCAACATCTGTTTGTAGTCTGGTATCAGAAGTCCAGTCGAGCGTAGCGGCATTGGTTTTTGCGCCCATAATCATTCTGTATGGCGCAGAAGGTAACTTATTCATAACCACGCCCAAATGTCTATATGTAGCAAAATTTTGTGGCAGCATAGTGTCTAGCCACTTATTTGAGGCGTTGCCTATTAATCCACTATTTTCACTATAGTCAGCTGATACAAAGTTATTATTTGTGTCTTCTACGCCTCCGTATCTGATTCCAGAAGTTGTTTGGCTACAATATATCGGCGTTAAACAAGACTCCAAGCCGTTTCCGCAAAATAAATTAACTCGATAGAATTTATTTCTTAATCCGGCAGCGTCTATACTATTACAAAAAGTATTAACCAAATTAGCGGTGCTAGACGATGCCGAACCGCCCTTAGAGTATACCGTATCTATCCAAATTTTAGCGTCTTCATTATCTATTCCCGCAAATCCAGTACTAGATCTACCTCTATTTAAACCCAAATTAAATGTTTCTATAATTTGATATAATACGTTGTGTTCGGAGTCTGTGAGCGGCAAGCCTATGGTATAACCAGCAACAGTAGCGTCAGAGTGCGAGGATACACCAGCACTACTATTTGTAGCTAAAATAACAAAAGAATTAGGGTTTGTGTCTGATAACTGACCGCTAATATTAGTGGTTGTAACTACGCCTCCTACTCCTCCAGTATAAAATCTAGCGCTATTATTGGCATTGCGATTAACTACATAAAGTTCTTGAGCATTGTTTTTATAAGATATTATTGTACCACCACCCCCCGATCCGCTAAAAACCGCAGACATAGTATTAGATAAGACAGCATGATTTATTTGAAATCTGTCATTATTTAAGTCGTTAGTTGTGCCTATCAATCTTCTGTTATTAGATTGACTGCTTTTGGTCATATATATGCCAATATGTCCTGTTCGGAGATTGTCGGGAAGTTTATTGGGGGCCAAACCAGTATTCAAAAATTTGGTGGATCCATCACCACGTAACCCTGCCCCTACTCCTGTTTCAACATAATCCGAACTAGTAAAGTTATTGTTAGCGTCAATTAAACTACCATACTGAATAGTGCGATCAATTCCTTTGTACAGCGGAACACTCGCTGCATTCACATTATTTCCGCACATCAAATTTAATCGATAGATTTTACCCCTAAGACCAGCAGAATCTATACTATTGCAAAACGTATTAAGAAGATTTGCTGTAGTACTAGATACCGTGCCGCCATTATAGTATACATTATCTACCCAAATCTTCGCATCTTCATTCGTAACTGATGCAAAAGAAGCGCTTGGTCTTGTTCGACCCATAGACGTATTGAACGCATCGATGGCGTTGTAAAGAGTAACGGTTTCGGCCGAAGTTAATCCTAAGCCTATATGATACATTGAAATTCTACCATCTCCGTAATTCGCTAGTGTTCCGTTATTATTTAGAGCGTGAATAACAAATCCGTCTGATCCTCTGGCTGCAGACACGGAATTGGATGATGAGCCAGATATTCCGTTCCAAGAATGGAAGAAATTATTACCGGCTGTCCTAGAATAAACATGATAACCAAAAAGAGTAGAGTTGGTTGGTTCAGCTGGATAGTATGTGGCACCATCCAACCCTCTAGTAAATCCATCTCTATAATACAAAACGGTCGTATCTGCATTAGTGTTTTGGGCGACTCCTAGATAGGTACTAAATGCTTTGGATGTAGGCTCAGAAATAAATGCTCCAAAAGATATACTAGAATTATTAGTATAATCTGTGCCAAGTCCGGTGTCTAACCTTTTATTTGAACCATTGCCCTTAATACCAGCAAAACTACCGCTCTGATTATAGTCGGAACTAGTAAAGTTAGTATTTATATCAATTAGAAATCCATGCTGTGTACTGCTAACACCCTGTCCTCTATAAAGAGGTACAGTAGCAGCATTTAAGTTGTCTCCACAGAATAAATTGAGTCTAAAGAACCTGCTTCTTAATCCGGCAGAATCTATAGTGTTACAAAAATTTTGTACAGCAGTTGCGGTTGACAGGCTGACAGTTCCACCGTTTTCATATACTCTAGTAAGCCAATCTCTAGCATCAGCATTAGTGATACTATCAAAAGTTGAACTTAGTGTTGTTTGTTGTGCTCGTGATAATGCCGCTTGGAAAGTTTGCATTATATCGTAGTAATTCTGTACATCAGCAGATGTTAATGATGTTCCTATAGAATAGCCTTGTAATCTATCCAAATAATTAAATAGAGCAATGCCGTTTCCTACTCTATTTTCAGCAAAAATTGAAACAGTACTAACTGTGGTGGGATTCAAAGCATTTGCAAACGTTAGATCTCGCTGTCCCACCACATTAGCTCTACCCTCATAAAGATTAAGTATGTAATTAGAATAATTACCAACATAAAGTCCTTTTCTTGTTGGATATATAGCTGTGGTTGAGGTATTAGTTTGATTTAACCGAGCATTAGCAAAAGCTCCAACATTATACCCGGCCAAACCTATTTGTAATGAAAATCCTGTACTAGCACCATCATATGCTCCCATAGCATATCCACCACTAGTTAGATCTTTGCTATAAATAGCATAGTGCATGTCGTTATTTAACTGACTAATAGATCCTGTAATAAGACCAGTGTCTAAATATCTTCTAGAAATATTGCTATTTCCAGCAATTTCTTGAGTATTTCCTAACAATCCTTGATTTTCTATATAGTTAAAATCGTCAGAATTAACATAGTATCCGTATGATATAGGTATATTAATGTCATTTTGATTGCCATATCTAGGACCTAGGCGAGCTGGTGCTCTATATAAAGGCACTAAGCAACTATTAATAGTATTTCCACAGAATAAATTAAGTCTATAAAACTTATTTCGTAATCCAGCAGCATCTATACTATTACAAAAATTATTAACAGCCAAAGCCGTACTGATACTTACAGTGCCATTATTAGTATAAACAGCATCTATCCAAGATTTAGCTTCGCTATTTGTAACGGAGGCGAATTGTGCCGATGGTCGAATTGGGAGTCCTCTTCCAAGAGACGTTTGGAAATCTTCCATAATACTACTATATGTTGATACTTCCGCATCAGACATGCTATGGCCAAAACTATACCCTTTAAGATATCCGGAAATATATGTGAAACCAGAAGCTCCTACTGATCCATTAGTAAATATGCCGATCTGTGATGTTTGGGGTGTTTGATACAACATATTAAGAGAGTTTTGGGAAACGGTGCTACCTTGTTCATACGATTTAAAATTGGTAGCACTGCTTCTATTTGATACAAATAAACCCCCGAAATAAGAGCTTCTTGTCGGCACAAACGGCCCATAGTTAGAACCTAAATAGTGTCCGTCTGTGGTATCAAAAAAAGCAATACTAATTGATCCACCGCCCATAACTACTCTGTTACCACCAGCATATTCATTAGTATCGATATTGTATTGAGTCTGATAAAAAGCCATATGACCAAAATCTGACGCTCCTATAGCATCAAAAGATACTCCTGTCAATAAATGGTTTCCCTGTGCTGTTGAAATCAGCCCATTTTTTTCATCATAATTAGGTCCTACAAAACCGTTATTTGTATCCGTTCTACTTCCATAAAATGTATTATTATCAGGACCCAAATATAACGGCGTTAAGCAAGCAGCTAGGTCATTACCACAAAATAAGTTAACTCTATAAAATTTCTTTCTAATTCCAGCAGCGTCTATTCTATTGCATAAAGAGTTGACCCGATCCGCTGTTCGTTCACTAACGCTTCCTCCGTTTTGAAAAACTCTATCTACCCAATTTTGAGCATCTTTATTGGAGACTTTAATGTTGTGTCGAACAATAGACGATCCAATACTATTTGGTGAAGAGTATGATCCTAATCCCCATTTTTCAGAGAGATAGTTCTCAACCATGGCTCTTTCATTATCTGTTAATACACGATCATATCTGATACATTCGGCAACATACCCGATCATTCTTCTGGCTGTTTGCCCTCCTCCTGTTCTTGCACCTATTTGAACTCTGTTTGCTGCGGCGTTTAATGTAACTCCGGTACCCGTAAAGTTTTCTTCTAGATTTCCATTCACATATATTAGAGAATTGGAGGTATTGCTTTGATTATAAACTCCCGTAATAACCCTGGGCAAACCCAGCATACTAGAGTTTGTGTTACTAGAAGAGGTTGTACCAGCGCCAGCACCATCCAAAAACACCAAGCAAGCTCCTGCCGCCGTTGATCCTATATAACAAAATCCTGGACCATTAAGTCCTCCAGTACTATCTCCGTGTGTCACAATACCAGAAACATCTCCGGAGTGAGAATCTATTCTGCACACCACAAATAGTGTGCAAGGAGCCGCATATGGTCTATTTACCTGAGATAAAAGATCGTCTCCGCCATCAAAATAAAGCATAGGTCTGCCATTTTGCATATTCGTGCGATATGTCGGGCGAGCAGAAACCGTAGCCTGAATAACGTCTTGTCCAGAAACTTTATCAGCCCAGTATGCAATAGTTTGTCCGTCCGCTGAAACATTAGTACTTGCCGCCGTATCAACAAATAGTGTTTTAGGGTCATTCGCATCAAGCCACATAGAGCATCTTGATATGTCTGTTGGTTTAGATATAGATGTAGTTAATTTGTTGATATTCCATTTATCGTGCAGATATTTTTCAACTAATTTGCGCTCTTGATCGCTCACAGCCCTATTGTAACAAATAAACTCTCCTATGATCATACCGCCGGTACCAAGAAAATTAGCATCCGAACTATAACCGGCTATAATCAATACATCATTAGATCCAGTAGATAGGTTACCATCTACTCCGAGGTTGTTCTTTGGTAATAAAATACCATTACGATAAACGTTAGTAGAATTCCATATTGTTCCATTACTTTTAATAACAGATTCTATAATTGGTAAGTTCTTCGTTTGTGGAGGATTATTAATGGTTATTCCATTAGTTCCGCCATATTCTATACGATCATCAAATTTTGCTATTTGAGTATATCCACTATAATTACCAAATCTAAAAACTACTTGATTATTAACACCAGGCTTTGTAATATTACAAACCCAAAAAAAACTTAGTTCCTCTCCCGGTACAGTATTAGCTAGATAAGCAAGTAAAAAGCCAGAATTATTTTCAAAAGACACGGCTCTTTTACCATTAATAAAACCAATTTCTCCTTGTTTTTCTATTCTATACTGAGAAAGAGCAAAATTTAAATCTGTTTTATTCTTCCAATAACCTATTTTTTCTCCGGGCTGACTGCTTTTGTCATGCAATGTAGTCTGCATACCCCATTTTTTAGACAAGTATTGTTCTACCCGTGCTCTATTTTCAGTTCCTATATCAGTATTAAAGGTAATAACTTCTACTATTTTACCTTTCATGACGACTCCCGAAACTCCACCTCCGCCCGAGTAAGTAAAACCAATAGCGTGATTGTTTCCTCCGTCGTGACCAAGACCTGATTGCGAATATATGTGATTACCATTCAATCTAACAAATAAAGTTCCAGATGCTGACCGAACAGAAGTAATATTAGTTCCAGTCCTGGGCCTATCCCAAGTGAAGGTTGCTGATTTATTATTAGTAAAATATCCAAAATTACTAGATCCGTCATATGTAAAATACGCATAGTTAACTTTAGTCTGATAAAGAGAATACGATACTGTATTATCAGGTTCAAAAACAATAAAGACTTCGCCAAAAGTAGGAAACACAGCAGATAAATTCCCTATTAAAAAATGATCATCCGCCCCATCAAATGTTATAGCAGGAAGGTCGTTGATAGATCCTGAATATGATGGCCTATAGCTAGAAACATCTTGTCTAGCATGGCGATTATTTCCTGTTTTATCTGCCCAATATCCTACCTTGCTATTAGCGGTTGTTGCAACGTGGTTGTCTGTTGTATTCCACTTATTAGCTAAGTACTTTTCGACAGAAGCTCTTTCTTCTCTGGTTAAATTACGATTATATGCTAAAATTTCATAAATATACCCGGTCATTCCGGATGACCCATTGCACGATGCCCCAATATTAGAAAGCAGAGACGATGCAGGGCCAGATCCCATAGAAGAATCGATAAAAGAAGATAGTCCTGCTTGCCATCCACTATAATTAGTAGATCCAGATCTAGATAAACATATCATTTGTACGGAGGTGGGTATGCCGACTTCTGTTGGAAAAGCTATTTCTGGTCCAGAGTTATAAAACTGAATATTTGTTGAATTTGCTCCAGGATTATTGTAGTACAAAGCGCTTGCGTAACAGCCCGGGGTTCGCCTACCTAAAATTACTTCTCCATCATGAACTGCTGTTCTTTGACATACTAAAAACACAGTATAGTCTTGCGTACTACTAGTAAGAGAGCCCGATATTTGAGTAGTTAATAATGTTGAATTAGCATTAGAAAATTGTAATCCCTGTAAATTATTTTGTGGATTAATATTTCTAGAAGGCCTTTGATTATTATTAAGTTGAGTCGCATGGAAGCCGTTGCCACTTTTATCTCTCCAGGCTCCAATTGTATCTCCGCTATTCGTAACGGTACCATTAACATCAGAAATATTCCACTTATCGGCTAGATATTTTTCAACTCTATATATTTCATCATTCGTCAACCTGCGATTAAAAGCACAGACCTCGGCCAGCCTAATATCTCCGAACCTAGAGCCAGCGTATGAGTTGTGAGAATCTGCTCCTACCGAAAGACCAAAATTCGGGGACACTCCGCTAGTAGCGACATTAGTATTGACCGTTGTAATTGTGCGATCAGAGCCCTGTCCTCTCATGAATACAGATGGAGTAGAAGCTTCATAGGCCAGAGTATGCAGCCATATTGTTGCGTCAGGGGAGCTATTTGTATCAAAAGTTACGTTCTGTTTATTGTGGGCGCCACCTTGGCTTATGACAAATTGTAAACGACCATTATGAGGATTTTGATCTTCTACAAATATCCCGAAGCTATTGATGTTTGATTGATATAATGGCTCTCCGTTTCCAAACCAGTAACGATAATCTGATGATACGGACGGGGTGTCGCCTCGTTGACCAACGAAGATCCATGTCATACTACCTCCTGTAGCCCATCCCCATTCTGAAGCGGTCTGATTAGAAAGGATATCATCTATGCCATCAAAATGCACCGCTCCAGAAGAGAAGACAGATGTTGACCGAATTGGTTTTTTAGACCCGGTTGCCTGCTGAACATGTCTGGCATTACCGCTCTTATCTCTCCATAGTCCAACCGTATTGCCCACCGAAGAAGGAGTGAGTCCCGCTGTATCTTCAAACATAGAAGCCGGATCTGAAGCATCAAGCCAGAATTGACAACCGCCAATGTCTGTAGGCGCAGATACAGGAGATAGTGGTCCTACATTAGTTTTATATATTGATGTATTATCAGCAGCATCCAGCCACAAAGCACACCCACTAACTTCTGTTGGACTAGAAACCGCAGTAACTGGCCCAGCACTAGTATTATATAATGTAGAGGCATCAGAGCTATCATACCAAGTAGAGCAACCGCCAACACTGGTGGGTGTAAAATTATCAGGAACAGTTACAGATCCTTGATAATCGGTGGTAAATAGTGTAGATTCATCAGTAGCATCTATCCAAACCTTGCATCCAGGAAGTTTGGTTGGATTAAAGTCTAAATTATCATCATTATTATTTGATGGAATTAAATTTCCCATAAGTTATCCTTATAGATTTAGAGCAATACTGAAGCTTCTCTAAATGCTTGGTCTATTTGTTCACTACTCAGTCCTAACGAGGCACCCAAGGTATTTATCATAGGATGATCACGCTCTACATAAGGAGCATATTCCCACTGAACTTCTATTTGTGCTTTTAATAATGGGTCTGGAATCTGAGAAATAATATCATATATTTGATTCATTGAGAAGCCATTGTTGACCAACCATAGTCGGATTTGTGTTGCTGTAATGGTTTGTGGAACTGGTATTTCTTGAAGTATTTTGCTCCATCCCGCTGGCAATTGATCATCAGGAATTAAACTAAAGCCTTCTGGAGCTTTCCAGCCAAGTGGTAAATCAAGTCTCAGAAATGTTTCAACTAATCCATCCGAATCTCTTACCAAAGCCCAAGACTGTGTTAATTCAGTTATCTGTGGCACTATAGCTGGTGTTGTAGTCGGAATAGCGGGAGTTTCTACGGGGCTTTCTACTACGGGTTCTGGTGTTGCTTCCGGTGTAGTCTCTGGGGTTAATTCTGGAGTCACCTCTGGTGATACGTCCGGAACGGGTGGTGTTGTGATTTCTGGATCTAATACTACCTCTGGACTATTTGTAGGATCTGGAACAATTTCAACAACTGTCTCAACAGTAGGCTCAGGTGGAGTATTAGTGTTATCGATTTCTGGATTGTTATCAAATTCATTCATTATATTAGCTCCATACTGTAATTCTTACAAAACCATCTCCGCCATTCCCTCCAGCTCCACTATTAAATCCATTAACAGAAGCACCTCCTCCGCCACCACCACCTCCTACACTAGCAGTACCACCAACACCACCTGCGCCAGCATTATTAGCTCCTCCACCGCCGCCTCCACTACCTATTCTGTTCAGATATACTACAGCAGGAGCACTTTCTCCATTGCCTCCTCCAGCAACTCCTCCAGCGGGATTATAACTTCCAGTTGACGTATATCCGAACAGATCGCCACCAGGAAAAGTCCCAGTACCACCAGCATAATGAATATTTGACGAACTTATACCACCGCCACCGCCACCACTTTTGCACCATCCGCTAGAATTATTAGCAGAACCGGCTACAGATTGGCCATTACCTCCAGCATTTCCTGTTCCCCCAGTACCTCCAGTAGAACCTTGATATGTCGAAGGTCTTCCGTTTCCGGAATTAGCAGCGATACCACCGACACCTCCAGAAGTAGACCCTCCACCACCACCATCTCCAGGACCAGTACTAAAATTATAGTTACTAGGAAAAAACACAGTAGTAAATGTAGTAGGATTAGCTCCACTATTTCCATTCGTATCATTTGCTGTTACAGCAGCCCCTCCAGCGCCGCCAGCAGCAACTGTTATTGTTGTAGTTAAGGAAGAGAATAATGATGTGGATACTCTATGTATACTAATACCACCAGATCCTCCTCCGCCTCCACCACCCCTAGTAGATCCAGCAGCACCTCTTCTTCCACTACCGCCTCCTCCACCCGCTCCAATAGTTATAATCTCTATAAACTTAGCGGAAGATGGTAGGGTCCATGTCCACGATCCAGATGATCCTGTTGCGGTACTTGGAGCGCTTGTAACAGTAAAATCATAAACATTAGCAAAAGTAAAATCTGTTGGATTATAGGCTTTAATAACCCCTGCTGTTCTCCAAAGCTTATTAGAATCATCATAAAACAAAGTAATAGATTCGTTAGGAGATAGAATAACATCATTATTATTAGAAACTAAGATTTTATTCGTAGAAATACTAAAAGAAGATAGATTAGCTATTCTAATATCATAAGATCCAACGTTAAACATGGTAAAAATCTTGTCCTTGATACCTACTAATCCTGTTATGGTTATTACAGACGAACTAGTAAGTCTGATTATATCATAATTTTTGGGCAGAGAAAGGTTGTCGGTATCTACAGTTAAATTAATAACAGGATATACTGAAGAATCATATCTTGTATTATATGCGCTAAATATGCCATTGTTCATAGATCCCCACCCCAAGCCATAACGTTGAAGGTTTCTGCATTTGCTGTAGATGCTCTAAGAGTATTGCCAGAAGGTAATACAAAATTATCATAACTTTTATATGTTCTATAAGCTGTGGCACTAGACGAAGGAATAGTGGAGGATATAGGAAACTCATCAAATAGATAATTGGTAGTTCCGTCAAAAATGAATAATCTAACCATACCAGAAGTAACAGTACCGGCCGCCTGTATAGTAATCTCATTAATTTTGGTGCCAGAAGCACCAGCTACAACAACATTAACTAGAGTTCCTGATCCATTAAGATTGGTGTTTGCAGTAGATATTGTTGCTATTCCTAGTCTTGGTGATGATGCAAACTGTGGTGTTGCTGCCATTGTTATTGATCCTTATCTATAATTTGACCATAAAAATAAATTGTTTGTGCTTTGTGAATTGGTTGGTGCTATTCCTGATAGTGATGTTATGGTATTTTGTAAATTTTGTATATCTTGTATAGTATGTTGATGACCGGATAATGCGACACCACTACTGTTAATAGTTAAATTATTAACAGATATATTATTAAAGGCTGCGTCTGGTCCACTAATAACACCGCTTACTACTGACACATCATGATTACTGTCTACTAAAATAGTGTCTCTAGAGCCAGAAACATTTATGGATCTACCCAGTAGCGCATTTTTATAAGCTATACTCATAGTAGTTCCCTATATGTTTAATAAAATAACAAACATCTATAGCATTCAGTATTAGAATGTCTATTGAGCCACAAATATTTCAAGTGGTCGGGTGTTTCAAAAATTTCCATTCTATTTCCTATGATAGCCGTTCCAGCGACGAAGGGGTAGATACCAGCCCCATGCACTATATTAGTATTTATATCTAAATAATAACATCTTAAAGTGGCTTCCTTAGTAAAATAAATTCTATCTTGTCCATCATAGATATACATACTACCAGTAGTTAATGTTTCTGATTGTGGACTAACTACTATAGTATCCCAAGTATCGGTATTTAAGTTAAGCCTATCAAAACCAGAAGCGGCACCACCTCTAGCCACAAACATAAATCTGCCTCTTTTGGCAAGATCCGAAGACCCCTGATTCCAGCTAAGCTCTATACCCGCACCTCTTGCTGGTATGCCCAATATCGAATAAGTAGTATTCGCAGTTACTGCTGCTGTTGTTACAGCCGCTGAAAAGGTCAAGGTATTACTTGTATTAGATGATATAGTGGCTTCTTGATTCATACCCGTACCACTGGTAAATCTAACTCTTCTACCGGCGAAAATATTGACTACCCAATTCTTAGAGGTGTCCTGTATAGTAGTAGTACTCTGTGTTCCTGTGGCTAAACCACTATCTATCGCGCCGATAGCAGGAGCTGTCGATATAACATATCTAGATACTCCATTAACAGGGGCTGTACCAGCCGCTTGAAAAGTTAAAGTATTGCTTGTATTAGACGCTATTCTAAAGGCTTGTACAGTATTGGTGCTTGTTCCAGGACTTGTCTGATTGGTGTTCATATATACAATATAACCAGCCCACTGATTAGTTGTCCAATTTTTAGCAGCATCTACGAGAACAGACGTTGAAATCGTATTAAACACAGCATTAGCTGATGGAGTACCGCTCATTGTATAAGTATATGTTGTTGTAGAGGTAACGGTTATGCTAGCTGTAATATTATATAGCGCAGCATCTGCTCCTGTGGCACCAAGATGGGATATGGATTGTCCAGTTCTAAAGTTGTGAGGCACTGCCGTTGTGACCGTTGCGGTAGTTCCCGATCTGGTCGTTGACGTTATAGGAATGGCATAGTCGCTACCATATCTAGCGGAGCCGCTCCTACAAAGACCATTATCATATTCTCTACCATAAGACATAGAATCTCGTTCTAGATTATGAACTACCACAGCAGCTTGTCCACCATACATAACGAACAATTTATCAGAATCTCCTTGTATTTTATACGTAGATGTAGAATCTGGATTGGTATTCCATGGGGGGCTCACAGTAAGTGTAGTACTGGTATTGGATATAATACTACGTTGTTGTCCCGCGCCTGATCCAGATGTAATATATACAGACATGTTTTTCCATCTGTCTACCGCCCACGATTTGGTAGAATCAACAAGCGCTGTAGCAGTAGCGCTAGTCGTGGTTCCTGCGTCTAGTCCTTCTATAAGATATCTAGAGGTCGAGTCCGGGGAAGTACCAGATCCCGACCAGGTAAGAGTATCCACGGTATTGGATACTATCTGACGCAATTGATTCTCACCAGTACCGGTGTAAATCCTAACATAATAACCGGCGAATTGATTAACCTTCCATTGTTTTGTATTATCTACTAAAGTAGTAGTGGTGCCTGAAGTCGCGACACCCTTTTCCCATATTGTAGAGTTTTCGGTTTGTCTTTCTATGGTGAGATCGGTAGGTGTACCGCTAGATAAGTTCGTAGTACTTCTATAATACCACGTATCTGCTGCAATATCATAATAAGCCGAAATGCCTGTAGCATATGTATATAAAAACACGCCACCAGACTGTACCATAAATCTAGATGTAGCGTCTGGCTGTGTAGCCCAGTTGGTATCAACAGTAATAGTGGAACTTTCAATAGAGTATACGGTCTGAGAACCAGCAGTTGAAGAAACAGCCGTTCCTAATGGAGCCATAGCGTCCCATGGATTAGTAGCAAATAAATTAACGTCACCAAACGTTAATGTATTATTACTGTTATATAATATTTTTCTCACTTGACTGATACCAGAACCAAAAGTGATTCGTAGCTGATATCCCACCCATTGATTAGCTGTCCAGTTTTTGGTAGAGTCTGTAATCTGTAACAAAGAAGTTGTGGATGAAACACCTGTAGCAATACCTGAGTCTATAGTTACTGGATCGGAAACAGCTGTTATTACTCTTTGTTGTCCTGCTCCTGTGCCCGATACGATGCGAACATCAAAACCTTTTAAAATTTCTCCATAATGTGCCGATGACACCATATTATTAGCGCCAGCTGATATAACACGACCATAGTACCCTACAGCCCCAGCAAATCTCATACTTGAGGCAGTAGTGGGCGTATAGGGAGGATTTGCTAGCTGTAGATAGGCATCTGTAATAGTGTCATATCTCCAAAAGCTGTTCGTTCCTATAAGATAGTATATGTATCTGCCATGATTAGGGTGATATAGGCTATTGTCCGCTGAACACGAGGCACTAACGGCAGAAGAAGCAGCAGGAGCAAATCTCAGCCATTCCCATACTGGAAGGTCTACTTGTGTTCTAAGAGTATTGACTAAGGTCATTTTAAATTCCTATTATTTTAAATTTTGAATTAATTAGTTATGAAAAATCTAGCTTGCTTCTGATTCCATTAGCATATGCGTTTCTTGCTATATCTACAAATTGTTGAAGTCCATGGCCAGCAATAGCAGCCATATTACTTACTGTAGACACGGTATTAACTGTAGCCAAAGTTGGTAAAGTATCTACTACCATTCTTTGTCTATTAGCGCTATCTACAACAGCATTGCTTTCGAGTAACTTAACCATTCTTCTAAGTAAAATTAATGCCTCTTCGCTAGCTAATTGATTATTACTTATCTGGTCGCTAGAAATAGTAACAGGTGCGCTGTTGGCATTATTGTTTTGGCCGTTTTGATTATTTCCTATGATATATGCCATAATTAGCCTATTTAAAGAGTTGAAAGACCACAAAGATAAAATACACCAATTAAATAATGATCCAGTTTTGACTATTACTGACCAGATCAATAGAAACGTATTGATTTATTATAGCAATAATAGACTGATTGTCTATAGTTTGTCCACTTTGTGGTATTACGTTGATTGTTCCATTACTTAAATTTTTAATAGTATACCTATTATTATTATCAACAGCCGATGGCATCGTGACGGTGACACCCGGTGCTGTCGCTACATAAATATAATCTGTTTGTGGTGTGGTGCCAGCGGTAGTTGACGCCGATATAGTATTTATGCTTCTTCTAGCTTTACCCGAAATAAAAGACACATACTCGATTACCGATCCAGAGGCGGCTGGCGTATTAAGCGTAACAGTAGCCCCATCGTTGGCCGTATACTGGGCGTTTTTAATTAATTTTAATCCATCTTTATATATATCTAAACCACCTACATCATATCCGCCGACTATATTAATAGTACTCAATGAACCCGTGACACTAATAATATCTCTACTAATTTCGGCGCTATATTGATCGGTAGCAATATGTAATGGATTAGCAAGGGTCAAACTAATATATTCCAATACGCTACCAGAAGGTATCGGGGATATTGTGCTGAACGAGTACCCATTGGTTGCTGTAAAATCTATATCATTAACTAGTTTAACTCCGTTAAGAAATAGATCGAAGGCGCCAGCGGTATATCCACCAGGAACATTAAAAGACGAAGTGTTAGAAGTAACATTAATAGTACCTCTATTGGCTCCATAATAATTTTCTGAGCTTACTATTAAACTATTATTAACATCATCATAATTAATATTTATGCCTGTTCCTGCCACCAGAAGAGAAGCTACTCTGTCATCTACTTCTTCTGTGGTAAGTCCTAAACTCCCACTAACTCCAATAGAATAATTACCACTACTATTAGTAATAGATACGTTCGGCCCTGCTAAAATATTTTTAACGGGTAATAATCCGCTGACATTGGCCGCAAAATCATTATAGCTTAGAAAAGAAAAATCGGTAATAGTAGGCGAAACCGCCATATACTCTATAACAGACCCGCTGGGAGCAATATCTGTTAAAGAAAATGTGGATCCGTCATTGGCGGTATAGTCTCCATATTGAGATAGTTTAATACCATTTAAAAATATATCTAGAGTACCAACCGTATATCCGCCAGAAACATTAAAAGTGCCGCTAGGACTATTTAATATGATAGTTTCTTTAATTGTTCTAGGATTAATACTAGACAAAGAATTCCAGTTATTAATACCGTTACCAATTTTTAAGATATTATTAGTAACATCATATCCAGGCTCTCCACTAGCCAATACAGGATTGGTAGAACTCCATAACGAAGCTGTTCCTTTTCGTAAAGTTATGGTTGTATTAGCTGGCATAAAAAACTTTCATTGTATTATTATATATAAAATCAATCAGCTTTAGAACAAGTGGCATGCTTTTATTTTTATCTATTAATTAACAAGTCAGAGGATTACCGCTTATAGAACCATTGACAGTACCACAATTATAAGACGTATTAGCAAATATAGCATTTCCTCCAATATATCCGCCTATTGTATTATAAGAACTGTCATTAAAGACAACATTACCATAAACTGCGCCCGTATTCTGTGAGTTGCCATTAAAAGTAGCGCTCCCGTAGACATCGCCTGATTGGTTGACTGAACTATTTTTAAAAACAGCATTTCCTGTTACAACTCCAAAATAGTTGATAGAAGTATCATTGAAAGAAGCACTACCGTTTACATAGTCCATGTTATACGAATTACCATTAAAAATAGCATCGCCGTTAACAGTCCCTTGATTTCTTGCAGTGTTACTAAAAGCTGCGCTTCCATTGATAGTACCAGCAGCGCCAAGTCTTGAGTTATTTATAAAAGAGGCAGTTCCGGTCACAGTGGCAACAATACCCAGAGTATTATTATTCATTGTTAGATCCACAACTGTTGGAGCATTACCGCTGTTAGTCAAACATGATGTTTTCAGTATCACGCTATCAATACTACGTGGCAAATGACTAGATGGAATAGTATTCTGTTCATTAAGCCACCAATTATTTAAATTATTCCAATCACTACTAGTACCAAAGTAATATAGGACTTTAGATTCTGCTGTTCTAATCTTCGCCACACCGCCAACTATTCTTAGGCCATTACGTATTGTGCTTGAAAAATTAGTCATCAAAATAAATTCCTATTTTAGAAACTTGGAAATCCTGTTAAATTAGCTGTAGATAATTGATATCCTCCACCTAAAGTATTCATCATTGTATTAATAGCACTAATGTGAGGAACAAGAAAAGTACCAGAAGTAAATAGTCCTCCATACGTTAGGACCGTAACCAAAACCAATTCGTTATTAATAACAACGAACCCTGGGCTGCCAGAATCACCAGTAATAATAGATTCCCAAAACGCTAATCTTTGAGAGTTTACGGGCTCTGCTATAGTTAGAGAATTAGATACTGAAACAATATCTCCGACTAATGCTTTCTCTTCTTGATCCACAATGATTATTGGCACTCTAGCAGCATAAGAAATATTAGGTAAATAAGAGGCCCAATTGGTCGGTAATACCTTAGCAAAAGATACTGTTGCTGGCACGTCTGAATCTAGAACTCCTATAGCTATATCAGGATAATAGGGTTTGTAATCTGGATGTACTAATTTATTAACCATAGTTCTATTAACGACATTACCAGAACTATCTATAAATCTAACGATTGCTCCTGTATTGATTTGGTAGTGAGCAGCAAATAGTATGTGCCTTGGACTAATAAGTGTCCCACCCATCGTATTTAGTCCTGTAGAATTCCAAACAGAACAACAACTAAAATTAAGAGCAGAAGCCCAAAACGAAGCATTGGAAGGATAGCTTGGAGGATTTGTGGTATGATTTTGAGCGGAAAATCTTCTAATAGAACTCGAAGCTGTTTTACCTGCTAATAACGTATCTACTGTAGACGATATATTGTGCGCAGTTGTACCATTAACGAATGACGAAAAAGTATCAACCACAGAACCCTGTATTCTTTCTGTGACTACTTGTACAGAAGCCGTAGCGCCGGAGGAGTCTGTTCCGGTTATTTTTGTCACGCCAGGAAAAACAAATGAGGCTAGACCACCAGAAGCAGGAACTGGGTTAGTAATAACATTAGTATTATTGCTTACTAATATTCCACTAACTGGAGTATCTCCATTTTTAAGTAATCTTACGTCATAGTCTGTTTCAAATTCTCCATTGGTTTGTCGCGTATAATTAGAGTCTTTGACTACGACATTGGTCGTGGATGCTGGTACCGTTTGTCTTAATATTTTATTGGCGATGACTACTAATTCGTTTGCTGATACATCTCCGGTAATAGACCATCCGGCACCTCCATTTGCTATTGGCGCAGTTAAATAATTTCTTGCTGCGCTAGCTGAAATATATTTGCCTGTATTAGAAGAATATGCGTACAAATTATCAGATCCGAAAACAAAAAATCTATTAGCATTAGCATGATAGCCTGGAGTATACCATTCATTGTTTTTCTTAAACGGAAATCTGATCCAATCCTTGCCATCTCTGCTATATGCTAATCCCGTGTATCCGCATTTAATAAAAAGACCGTTAGCATATATAACGCTATACCAAAAAAAATCTGGGGAATCGTCGGCCCCTTTATAGGTTTGCCAATTAATGCCGTCAGTGGATACTGCTGTGTTGTAGGAGCTATTTCCTCCTCCAACCATTACCAATACGTTATTGCCAAAAGCAATATCGTACCAGTTAGCATCTGTAGAATTAGATGTGGTTAGCTGTGTCCATGAAATAGCATCTATTGATCTAAAAAGCCTACCATGTATACTATCTAAAACATAGTAAGCCCCATTTAAATATCGTATTCTATTACAGCGAGCTCCGGCACTAGCTGTAATATCGCTTATTTTTGTCCAACTATTACCATCTAATGAACTAAAAATCTCTAATATATAACTAATGCCATATAGAGAGGTGGGACCAAATGTGGTACCGACACCAATAAAACGACTACCGTCATAGCATACTCCAATCATACGCATATTAGGAGATTGGGTCGCCGCAATCCATGTTTCTCCAAAGTCTACAGATCTTATAATTGTAGGCTCAGAAACCACGCCCCCAAAGAAAGGATAGTCAACCCTAGATACTGCCACAAACACACCATTGCCATAAGCTATATCGGCCCAGTTTTGTTGAGAAATAGTTTTATTAGTCCACGATATGCCATCATCAGATACTACTACTGTATTGGCTCCTACTCCTACGGAACGACCATTTCCATATGCTACAGCTCCAACTCCACCGGTAATACTGAGATTATTTTCTTTCCAAAAAGGTCTATATTTAGGCATATCAAAAGTATATTCTATATCATGATATTTTCTATTATTAGATAATAAGCTTACTCCTGTTGGAGCGCCTCCATTATCATTAACAAAATTAGCCCAGCCAATCAAAGTTCTACTATAGTTTTCTATATCGATAGGAATATTACTAAAATTGAAATATGTATTAACATCAAACCCATAAATAGGCCAAGCGGCTAAGGATTGATTAAACGAAATATTGTCTCTTAGTAAGTCTTGAGTATTATACAAATTTGAAATATTCCAGTCTTCTATTGGCTGATTAAAACTTCTTGCATTATCTAACATATATATAGCGTCTACGACTGACGACAAATCCCATTTATTTAATGGCTGATTAAAAGCGAGAGCATTATTAAATATAAAATATGCATTCGTAAGCTTAGATACGTCCCAAGAATTCAAGGATCTGTTAAAAGACGAAGCGTTAACAAACAAATCAGTCATATTTGTAATATTAGATACATTCCACATACCAATAGGCTGATTAAAAGACGTACAACCCTTAAACATACTGGACATATTGCTTACAGCAGATGGGATGCTCAATGGGACTTGTATTAGATTTATGGAGTTTAGAAAACAGGAAGAAAGACTCGTAATACCTATATTTCCAAAAGACAAACATCTGACAAGCTTTCGTCTATTTCTGTTTGATGAAATATTGACTACCGCTGTGGGCGAAGAACCATCAAGAGATGTTCCAAACCTAGTCATAGAACCACTAATCTGTACTACATATATACCTGGAGATGTATATGTCTTAGTTTGAGTCCCTGTGGCTGTATAAGTAGAAGACGTTCCGTCTCCCCAATCTACTAAAATATTTGGCGAAGTACCATTAACATGAAGCGTGATAGTATTATTAACAGACTCTTTGCTGGTATCGTATACTAAAACTAATTTATTAGGATCATAATTAAATGGAGCTAAACTATTACTGTTTATCGAATAAGAACTGGTACCAACCTGATTGACGGCCGCTACACGAAAAAGATAATCTTGTGCATTTACTAGTCCCGAAACTAATAAAGAAGTTGAGGTAGATACTGGTTTTGATACCGTAGTCCAAGAACCTCCATTATCAGAGCTATACTGAACTATATAGTCGGTTATAGGACTAGTGCCGCTAAACTCCGGCGCTGTCCAAACCAACGATATAGAATTGTTGCCAGAAGAACCTGTAACTTCTGTTGGAGGATCCGGAATGGAACGAAAAGCTGTTTTGATACCGTTTCGAAAAAATATTTTATCAGATTTTATTCGAAAACTGGTCATGGAGTTCCTCCGTCTACAAACGCTATTTCAATATTAGCAGAACCGTTAAAACTAGTTCCGTTAATAGTCCTTGCTGTTTGAAGAGTTGTAGCCGTACTAGCATTGCCAGTCAAAGCCCCGGTAAAACTCGTGCTAGACACACTAGTTAAACCAGCTATTGTAGTAGCTGATCCACCAAGGCTGATACTGGTTGAGCCAACTGTGACAGAACTATTAGCAAGCTGACTATTATCGACACCTCCGGTTTTAATACTAACAGCACCGCCGCTAACGCTAAAGTCTCCGGTATCAAAACTAGCAATACCTTTAACCGAAGTTGTTGCGTCTTGCACGGC